AACAACAAAGCAGCCTGCACAAATTGCACAGACTGCTTTTAGTCACAACATAGAATATTTTTGTTTTTTGCGCTGTCTACTTGACAGGGGGCGGGTCAGTGTGAGTGCCGTCAATTTTTTTGCAATAGCAGAAAAGCTCTTAGATCACAGGAACAATCTAAGAGCTTTTTTTATTTTGTTATGTTATGATTCATCATGATGTGCTTTTGACGGCAAAATTACGTTATTCGTATAACGATAAATAACTATTTTACGATCCTTTTTAAGCTTTGCTCTGTCGAATTTCGTCAAATCCTCTATTTTACGAAAATATTCAATTATCAAGTTGCAATTCTATTGCGGAAAGCAAGAGTGTAGGAAGCCCTAATACGGCTGATGACATGAAGAAATAAAAGGAATGTGACTGATTGGTAGATAAACGGACAAAAAAATAAAATCGGACTTCAAAAAAGCCCGATTTTACGATGATTTCTGGTGCCGCTAACCGGACTTGAACCGGTACGGGTTTTACCCCGAGGGATTTTAAGTCCCTTGTGTATATTTAATAAAACTGCGTAAATACGAGGTTTTAATGCAGTTATCATTATAAAAGTGTGTAAAAGTGTGTAAAAATATTTTGAGTGTGTGTTACCAATTTAGCTTTGTACTGATTGTATTTTGTAATTTTTATGTTATAAAATATTATTTATTGTTTTCTCTTGCTTGACAATTTAGATTATTTATGCTATAATAACAAACTACCCTAAAAGGAGATAATCATATGGCAAATGTCGGAAACAAAAAAACTAGACACATTAAAAATTTAGGTTCAGTTTATTATGACAACAATCGTGCAAAGTGGATAGGACAAATTACTATTGGCAAGTATAATAATGGTAGAGTTAAGGTAAAACGTTTTGTTGGCTCAAATCAGAATGACGTAATAGACAAAATGCGAAAATATAATAAAACTCATGCTAATAATATGATTTTAGACGAAATAAAAAATTCTTCAGGAGATATTCTTGTAAATGAGTATTTTCACAATTATATGCTCACAGTAAAAAAAATTCGTCTGAAAAGAGCAAGCTATACTAGGGAACTTGGAACACTGAATAATCATGTCATTCCGTATATAGGTGAATATCGAATGAATGAACTAACAACCGAAATTATCCAAAACGAAGTTTTAAACAAACTAATTTATAGAGGATATAGCTTCTCAACTATTCATAAAGCATATGTTTTAATAAACCAATGTCTAAAATACGCTTATCATCAACACATTATTTCAAACAATCCTTGTGATTTTGTGGCTGAACCTTCAAAAAAGATATTTACTCGGAAACCCATTCGCTTTTTTACTGACGAGGAAATTACCAAATTTATTGATTGTGCAACATTAAAAGATAGTAATAATCAATATAAATACAGAAACGGTATTGCTTTAGTCATATTGATGTACACAGGACTTCGTGCAGGAGAGCTTATGGCATTACAGTGGCAAGATGTAAATTTGAAGTCAAATTACTTAAACATACACAAGAATGTTGTAACTTATTATGACGATAATAATGAACGCAAGGTTGCCAATCAGGAAGATACAAAAACACAAACACATCGTTTTGTATATTTAACGAAATCTGCAAAATCATATTTAAAACATTTGTATCTAACTCGTAAACCTCATTCAAACGACTATCTTGTTATTACTACGAGTAAACGCTCGATTGACTCTTTGGAAACAACATATCGTTCCATTTGTAAAAGAGCCGATATTTTAAATCCACAAGGTTTGCACACGCTCAGGCACACTTATGCTAGTCTTTTAATTCGTAAAAAAGTAGATATCAAGATCATAAGTGAAACATTGGGTCATGCCAGTGTTGCCTTTACCTATAACACTTATGTACATCTAATTGAAGAAGAAAAGGCTAAAACCATTAAAGAAATAGACATATAAGACGAAAAGGACAGAAATCAACTTTCTGTCCTTTTTATTTATTAAAGTATTATATTTCTATCTATGTATCGTTGTAATCTATCTACGACAACATATGTTTTATTGCCTATTCGTATTGTAGGTACTTCATTATTATTAACGAGATGGTATGCTTTATTTTTACCGATATGCAGATAATTTTGCAGCTCCTTAATAGTCATTAAATTAGATAAATTGTAATCTTTAAATTTGCAATTCATTAATTATCCTACCTCAAATCTTACTTTCCACTGCTACCAAGGCGACCTGTACCCCTTTCTGACGGAATGGTTTTAAGCTCCTTGTAGGTATATTCTTCCATCTCAACTTCTGGAACAGGAAGCACAAGAGCCTGACAAATGGCTTTTTCATATGGATATAAAATGTAATTAGCTTTTTCATATGGAAGCAACAAAATACTAGCAAAATCGTTAAAGGTAGTAATAGACTCTTTCTTGCAAATAACTATCGGTACGTCATTTGTATTAGTAATTGGAACACCCCACTCGCCACGATAGCCACTGTCGATTATTCCACACCTCTGTGCCATGCCCTTAGTGCCTGTTGAACTTCTCTCGTGCAATACGAAACAGTAATCTGTATCACAAGCTGAAGCTATGCCTGTCGGTATTATAACCGTAGTATGTGGTTTTATTGTTATGTAATCTTCGTCAAAACAAGGATAAACGTCATAGCCTGCATCTTCTAGTCTTTTGGTTGGTATAATTGCATTTGGTTTTGTCTTTGCAAATTTTACTGTTGTTATCATTTTTTATCTCCTTTTTTTACATTATTTCTTTTGATTTACATTTCATCTTTCCCATATGGAATATTTATAAAATCAAGGACTCTATCTATACCCAAACTGCCTTTATCAATTACTCTAACAATACTTCCACTAACAAATTTTATATAACTTACCTTTTCTTTCTCATAACAACAAAACTGTTGTCACTAAATTGCCCTGCAATTTCAATTTCGCAGTTATCATGATGTATGCAATCCTTATGTCTTATAATTTCCTGCACATTTTGCTACTGGTTTTATTTGCTCAATACTGTGAAACACATCGTAATATATATTAGCTGTTTCGCAGCTAATATATAATAGAGGGCTAAGTTCTTCATCAAGTATATTGAGTACATCTTGTTTTTTTATATAGTCTTCATTATCTTTATCTTTCATTATTACCTCTTTCCTCATTTAAAATGTTGCAAACCTCTTGTGCGATTTCTACTGTTGGGAAATAAACGCATGGTTTCCTATTCACAGCAAGGCAACTACCAACATAGTATGTACTGTCTTTTTCACCATAAAAAACGTAGTATTTTCTTGCATTATCCTGCCAATCAGGTACATAGTCGGGACAGTAGATATCGTGTAGCCTCTCCAGCTTCAGCAAGAAGTTGATTTTGTCAGCAACTTCTTCGGCACGCTTTCTTGTGTGAAAATAGTTATTGTTATTATAATAGTAGTTGTTATATATGCCGTTGTTTTCAGTTCTCCTATAATAAGTTATTCGTCCGCTTACATTGTTGCTTATGTAATAATATGGTGCAGCGGTTTTCACTCTTTTAAATTTTGGTTCTTCCTCGACCTTTGGAATTTCAATTTCCCTCAGTCTTGCGTAGGCGATAGCAATGCCCGTCTTGCAGTCAAATACATCTTCTGGGCGACATTTTGCGATAGCCGATTTAACAGTTGCTGTGTCATAAACAATGACACAGCTATGGCTACCGAAGTACGCAATCGCCTGCTTATCGTTTTGGAAATCGCCGTATGTCTTTTTGACCCACTGTTCAAATCCCTTTTTGTCCATTTTATTATATTTTCCTTTCTTTTTTATCAAAGTACCCGTTAAGGTGCTAAGTTCCGATGTTTGCTCAGTCTATTGTCTGCCAATCTTCCGACAGCATATCTGCTTGACTTGCAAGCCAACCAAGTTGTACACCCGAAGTTCCCACAAATGCCAATGCTTTATTGCCCATATCCTTATGGTTTACATTTGTCACAGTACCATTGGGGGATTTATAACTAACATTAGTGGCAAGCTCAACATACTGTTCTTTGCCGTTCCAGCCTTTTCTTGCTATTTTCTTACCTCTCTTTACTTCTTCGATTGCCTGTCCAAAATCCATGTTCATCTGTCCTTTCTGTTTTATAACAAAATTGTCCCGCTTTTTATACACATCAATGTACGTTTCATTTTTATCACCATTATGTGTGATTTCAAAATACATTCCGTTTGGAAGCGTTGTTGATACAAGTGTCTTCCAGTTCTGCAATGTTTTACAACTCCATACAACGTAAACATCATCTGTTGAAATCTTCACATTGCCGGTTTTGTCAATGCGCTTGCTCACATAATCAGCAATTACTTCCTTGCAGAGTTTGATAAATTCTGTGTCCTGTTTAATTTCCATAATATCTTCCTTTCTATTCGCAATACAATCTTACTGTATTGTCAGCAAGACTTTTCTGTACATCAATAACCCTCTGATTGCTTGACCCTCGCCATTTTAATGTTATATCTCTTTTATCGTCTTCATACTGCCCGTCAACAACTACGTCAAGGTATTCCATAATAGGTAAGTTTTTAATTTCATCCCACTTATATCCTGTGTACAGCCATTGTGTTTTGGCAGGACAAAGTGTTGTTATCATATTAGATATGTTTGTTACATATGCACGATTTTCAGGGCAAAGTGGTTCTCCACCAAGAAATGACACACGCTGTATGAAAGGTTGTTTAACGGCTTTTATGAGAGTATCGTATTCATGTAAATCAAACTCCTTGCCACCATTAAAGTCCCAAGTATTTGGATTAAAGCAATTAAAACAATGAAAATGGCAGCCTTGCACAAACAAAGCGACCCCAATGCCTTCTCCATTGCTAATATCCATTTGCCTTATACTAGCATATCTCATTGTTTATTCTCCTATATTATGGTTATCAAGGTGAACATACCTCTGTTTAATTTCTTGAGTTCTGCCTTGATTCCAAAAATTGCTACCAATATCCTTTTTTTACCCTCGGTTTCCCGATATTTATGAGGGGAGTAGACTATACAATTTAACAATATTATTATTCGTTTTATTATAAACAATTTAATATTATTAATAGGTATTATAGTCGTTGAACGTTCTCCATCACCATTATGTGCTAAGGAGCTTCGATGCGTTTGAGTGACTTGCACACTCGATTGTCCCTACCCTAATTACTTTTTATGGTTTCTATCCTGTCGGACTATTGAATTTTAAATTCGCACCACCGTCACGTTTATCGTTTCCAATTCCGTTGTGGTGAATTAGGATTATGGGGAGTTCTCCGCAGTTTAACCTATTTAACGTGGACTATATTGTTAAGTCAATCCACAAGTGCGTCTAGCAACATTCATTTTATTTGTATCTCTATTGCCACAATTAGGACACTCCCAAATTAGCTTATTATTGTTATCAATGATTTTGATTTCTCCGTCATATCCGCACACTTGGCAATAATCGCTTTTTGTATTAAGTTCGGCATACATAATATTGTCATAAATAAACTTAATTACTTCAAGAATAGCAGAAATATTATTTTGCAAATCAGCACATTCTACATAGCTGATCGCACCGCCTAGACTTAGTGATTGGAATTTGCTTTCAATAGCCAATTTCTTAAATGGGTTGATTTTTTCAAAAACAGGAACGTGATAAGAATTTGTTATATAATCTCTATCTGTAATACCCTCAATAATACCAAAACGTTTTTTTAGACATTTTGCAAATTTGTATGTTGTGGATTCTATTGGGCTGCCATATAATGAATACCCAATATTTTCTGCACTTTTCCATTGTTCACATTTCCTGTTAAGTCTTTCCATTACTTCGAGACCAAATTTTTCACCTATACTGCTGTCTGTATGACTATGACCTGTCATATATTTTACACATTCATAAAGACCTGCATAACCAAGTGAAATAGATGAATAACCACCATAAAGATATTTATCTATTTTTTCGCCTTTCTTTAGTCTAGTAAACGCACCGTCTTGCCACAGAATTGGTGCAACATCTGATAAAGTTCCTTTGAGTCTTTCATGCCTGCAACGTAAAGCCTTGTGACACAATTCTGTTCTTTCTTCAAATAGCTGCCAAAATTTATTTATATCTCTATTTGATGATAGAGCAACGTCAACAAGGTTTATCGTAACAACGCCTTGATTAAATCTGCCGTAGAATTTGTAATTATCATTTTCATCTTTGTATGGAGCTAAAAAGCTTCTGCACCCCATTGATGGGAAACAATTACCCTCTTTTAGTTCCTTCATTTTCTTTTCACTTATGTAATCTGGCACTAATCTTTTAGCAGTACACTTTGCGGCTTCAACAGTAATGTCCCAATATTTTGAGCCCTCTCTTATGTTGTCCTCTTCAAGAACGTAAATAAGTTTAGGAAAAGCAGGTGTAACATAAACACCATTTTCATTTTTCAAGCCAAGAATACGTTGCTTAATAAATTCCTTAGTTAAAGCTGCCAATTCTTCTTTATATTCATTTGTTTCACCGAGGTACATGAATACAGTTAAAAATGGTGTTTGCCCATTAGTGGTTGACATACTGTTAATTTGATAATTAAAAGTTTGAACACTATCTTCAATTTCTTTTTTTGTATCAAGTCTTGCAAATTCTACAGATTTATCATAGTCTAGTCCACGATCTTTATATTTATTTAGATGATAAATATAACTATCTCTAACGAAAGGGGCTAAATGTGCAAGTGTAATACTTGTACCACCATATTGAGAACTTGCTACGGCAGTAATAATCTGTGTTGCAATCGTAGTTGCCGTAATAAGTCTATGTGGCTTTTCAATTTTCACCTTATTAATCATTGTACCATTCTGCAACATATCTTCAAGATTTACAAGACAACAATTACTTATATGTTCTGCGAAATAGTCCATATCATGGAAATGGATAATGCCTTGCTTATGTGCTTCAACTACATCTAATGGCAATAGAAATCTTTGTGAAATATCCGTGCTTGTAATTCCTGCAAGGTAATCTCTTTGTGTTGTGGCGAGTGTTGCGTTTTTATTTGAATTTTCGTTATTCCAATAATCATTTACACCATCAATTAATTCAAGAATACTTTTATCGGTTGTATTGCTTTGTCTTACAAGACTACGTTTATATCTATATGTAATATAGGCTTTTGCTACATTTCTGTCATAATCCATAAGCGTTGTTTCAACTATATCCTGAATATCTTCTACTGAAATTTCTGCCATGGCTTCAAGCTTTCTGCACACATCACAACATATGTCGCTTGCAAGTTCGGCATTTATATCCGATGTATCAGAATAAACTTCATTATACGCTTTCAAAATTGCCTTACCTATCTTTGCCCTTTCAAATTTTACTTTAGTTCCATCTCTTTTAATTACTATTTTGCACATTTTATCGCTCCTTATCATCGTTTACAATAAACTCTATTCTTTGTTCGTTATCTGTATTCTCTATGTTCTCTGGCTTTAAGTCTAATTCTATTTCTGTACCCACATCAGTTTTCATAATCATGTTAATTGCTTTGTCAATATCGTTCCAATTCCTACAACGATATTTTTGATGTAACATATGAATATTGCTTTCATATGACTCAAATCCAAGTCTATTCCATGGATAATCAAATAAAATTTTATGATAATAGCCACCAACTAAATTGTCTACGCAATCATCAATTAGAATGTCAATATCCCCACCGAGCATTTGCTTGTTCTTTATGACTACTAGGCTATCATACATATTTAAAAATGGAAGTTGTTCTTGTAACCAAGCTGCTTTATTAGAAATATTCTGTGGGGCTGTAGCTGTTACTATGTAGATTTCACAACCTAAATCATGGTATTTCTTCAATGTAGTGGCACAATTTTCAAGCACCTTTATATTTTCCCATACCCTCTTATCTGTGAAATAGTCATAGAATTTGTCCTGAGATACATTTTTAAAGAACTGTCTCATATTATATGTGATTATGTCGATAACAGACAAATTATCATTATAGTCCTTATTATAAACATCAATAATGCTCTCTGCTAAATTATTAATGACATTATCACAATCCACACCAATACGCCACGGTCTAGGTCTTATCAGATTTGCTTTCAGTTCCATTGGCATTTTCCTCTTTATCATTCTCGTCTAATTCATCCAGCATTTCGGTTACTGTTCTATAGGCTATTAGAAAACCAAGTACAAGTCCAACCAAAGCACCAATAATAAAATTAGCCATTTTTATCATGTTCCTTTCTGTATTTTTCGTATTCATCTCTAATTTGCTCCAAAGTATAAATTTTATACGGTATATGTCTGTTCTCACAATACACAACCTCCGTGCGACAGCCTTTAGATGATCGCCAATCATTTGAAAGAACACTTGAACAAATAATCATTTCATCTGCAAGTTCTTCAAGTAACAACAGAGTCATGTTCAACCCTTGCTCATAAGCGGTGCAATCGTAAAGGTTACCAAACATTGCAATGGGATTGAGATACAAATTCTCAGGGTGCATTATAGTTAATAGTTTTTGGCACTCATTTATTTTACTTAAATTTTCTTGCTTGCCACCATATGGGTGAGATAAGTAAACAATACTATTATAATGTTCTCTGTTAATTATGTTCGGTTTCGGTATCATTATCTCCCTCCTGCTTAGTTGTAAGTCCTACTACATACTTTCTTAGATTTTTATAAGCTGTGTTGATATTTTCATCATTATTGATAACGTAATCAACAGATGATTTGCAGTTTTTAAATTCTATCTTGTCCCGTTCAGTACGTTTGCAGGTTTCTTTAAGTGCTTTTTCAAAATTCTTGTACATTTTATGGTAACGTCCAAACAAACGCTTGTACCGATTGATATACGAGCAATCTATAAAGATAGAATAAATTTTTCTATTGCCTTTGTATTTTTTATGTAATTCATTAAGCCCTGTTTGGTCTACAACATAAAGATCATATGTATCATCGTCAATTTGACTTGCCGTTATTCCATAATGATTATCAAGATAATAGTTATAAGCCACGATATCATTAAGTGCCTTAAATTCCTTTTCTGAAACAAAGGTATGACCTGCTTCACCTTCGTATCTCGGAGAACGAGTTGTGTAAGAGGGTATCTGCTTCATATTAAATTCTTTTTCAAGCATTTGTACAAGTGTTGATTTGCCACTTGCCGAAGCTCCAAGTATACAAAATAATGGTTTACTCATCTGTGCCTCCTGCTATCAATTCCGAATATGGCAATGCCTTAATCCAATCACAAAAAGCTCTCCACTCGTCAAGCTTGTGGTTCTTACGAGATTTATAAATATTTGCCAGTACCTCGTAATTTAACATAACCGTTCTACGCTGATTGTAACTACTTGGGAGAAGCTGTATCATCTGCCACCAAACATCTTTTTTGCTCGGGCAACCTTTGATTTCAAAATCATCTGGATTATAATTAATATATAATGTTCTATAATCATTTAATGCTTTTATCATTTCTTCTAAAATCTTATGTGTTCGTATGTCAAGATGTTCATATGAAAAATCCTCCAACGCAAACTCTTTCTCAGCAATCTTGTGCATGGTACTGCAAGAGTTTACAACAGTACCAACTTTATATGTATCATGTTCTTTCCACCAATACAGTGGTGCTGTAATGTCAGCATACACCGCAATCATACGCATAAACTTACGGTGGTCTGTGCCTGCCTTAACGAGTTTCATAACGAGTTCGTAATCGGCTTTACCTAATTTAAAGACTCCGTCATTACGAAAAGGATGATTACATATTTTATGATCCGGACAATTAGCGCATCCAATATGATGAGGATAGCCACAAGTACCACTATCACTCTTCTCCCAAGAGTTCATAGGATTACGCATACCTCTGATGGCTGCCTCCCAGCCAATTACTTCAACATTTTCAATTTTTATCATCGTCTTTTCCTCTACTTTATAATAAATTCTGCAAATATTTCTTCTGCGTTCTTTTCATGTTCTGTTGGCACAAACATTATTACCTCGTTTTCAAGGTCAAGTGCGAATATGCCCACTATACTACTTGCATTTACGCAATAATGACTCTGCTTTAGGTCTATGTTATAATCAACCATATTTGCAAGTCTAATAAACTGCTGTACTTCTTTTACTGTAGTAAATCTAATTTTATATGCTGTATACTCCGTTACCATTTTCATCTGTCCTTTCTTTGTTTAATTTGTTGCCATGGCAATCATATAAGCTCTTTGTACGATTGCTTTATTTCTAGCTTTTGTTATCTTCTGTCTTTCTTTAGCTCGAATGAGTTCATCCTCACTCATAAAATATGTATCTAGTTCTCTACACTCTGACTTGTAGCGTTTTAGCTGCCTGTTTTCCTCCTCTCTAGCTAAACGCTTTCTTTTTCCTGCTTTTTTATCGTATGCCAATTTTTAAATTCACCTCTTTTCTAATTAATTTTCTGAATTGATACAATATTACCAGAATAATTACTATAAGTACCAATGTTGCCACTACTCATAACATCAGGGTCAAGTGCATATGTATCAACTATAAATTCAACCACATTTTTAAAACCATTGCCTGTATCTCGGTACTGATTATTATAGTCAGTATGAATATCAGCTTTACAATCGGCTAAAACAGCGGTGAATGAATTACCCATGTCGGTTGTAATTAGATAGCGTGTACCTATTTCTGTACCGTAATAGCTTCCCAAAGCAATACAAACATCGTCACCTTGTCTGCGTATTCCCTGACTATCCGTCCAACAATTCAGTTGTAATTGATATTGCAGAGAGTTGGTGTCCGTAATACAAGCATAATCCATATAGCCGTGAAATGAAGTATCACCTGTTGGAATATTATAAGAAACAAGTTCTATTTCTGGCTCTGCTTCAGACTTGGTAACTATCGTTGTAGTTTCGGTTATTTTATGGCTATACGGCTTTGTAGCTCTTGTTTCTTTGGTGGTTGTAGTAGATTTAGTATTTGCTTTTACTGTAATTTTTTTATTTTCTACCGATCTAGCTTTTGTATTTTTAGTTATAGTGTTTGTGGTAGTGGTAATTGTATCAACTGTTGAATTTTCGGCTTTGTTTCTTTCAAAATTGTGCTTGTAATCTTCGTTAATACCAATAACTTTTACAACTCCAAAACCGATAACTATTACGCAAACAGCAACTATAAGCTGTATTATTTGTTTTGTTGTCTCGTCTTTCTTTTTATTCATATGTATTTATTCCTCATCATCACAATAGCAATATTTGTTATAATAATCTTCTCCGTTCATTTTTTCACAAGGAATATCATTGTACTCACACAAATCGTCAACGTCCATATTATGATTTGACAAGTATTCAATAGCCTTTTCTTTGGCACATTCGCTGCAAAGTTCTTCCGAGTCATTATCAATAATATAAAGCATATCAACCTCAGTTCCACACTTGTCACATATTAAAACACGATAATCTCGACCCATATAACAATGACGGCAGGGAAGTCCAAGAGCCGTGCAACCCACACAATCATTTCGTATCTCACTTGCCATGTTTTTACTCACTCCTTCACTTCTTTAAATCTGGCATAAAAGCTGTCATTAATATCGTAAACATTGTCATATGTATTACAACTTTTTCTGCCATGACCGTCTATTAGTCTGCCATTTTTTACTTCGTATATTTTCCCTTCCTGAAAATTATGGGTGTCAAAGCAAGCCACCCATGTACATTTCAAGAGAGTATTCCAAGCATTATTTAACATTTTGTTTCCTTTCTAATTTCAGTATCAACCCCGAACAGCTTCCCAAATATGTAATAAAGTACATCAACCACAATAGAGTTACCTGCCTGTTTATAAAGTTGACTGTCAGAACTAAAAGCTTGTGATTTATCGAATTGTTCATCAGTAAATCCCATAAGCCTATAACATTCTCTAGGAGTTAATTTACGAACTCTAAAGCTTTTGACATCGGGTTCAATTACAGCTTGGTTGCAACTTGTAGTCAATGTTTGTACACAACCCTTTCCGACCCTACCTCTTCTTGTCTTAGAATTAGGTTGCTCCAGATTTACACTGTCACCTTCATAAATTTCTGCATAGCCTTTCTTGGTTGCTTCTTTCACATAGGCTATTGGCTCTGCTATTTTAGGTTCGGTGTTACCACCCTGCATTGTAGTCAATGTTGGACTTATTCCCTCTTTTGAATAAACTCTGTTCGATGTTTCATATGGATAATAATTTAAGTCTCCAACTTTAACACAACGATTAGTTTCAAGAATTTGTTTAGGCTGTTTATAATCTGTTGCAACTAAAGTACCCATAATAGAATTTTCAGAATACACTACATCACGTTGTCCTATGGTTCTAAAACTAGGTTTAGTAGTTCCAATAATATTCTTAGTCAATGTTTTGTCAGTAATGATAAGTCTATTTTGTATATCTTCACTTAAATAATACTTTTCGTCTACATTATCTTCAAGTACATCTTTAAGTCTGAGTCCGTTATCAAAAGGCTGCGGAAATTCAAATTTGCCATCATCAATATCTTTGCGAATACTTATTGCAAATACTCTTTCTCTATTTTGAGGAATACCATAATCTTTAGCATTTAAAACTTTCCAATATGTATTGTAGCCAAGTTCATTAAGGACATCCAGCAAATCATTAAAATCAGATATAAATTTCCTACTTACTAAATTTTTAACATTTTCAAACATTACATACTTAGGAGCGTTATTAGAATCCACTGCCTGTTTAAGCAACTTAATATTATCCCAAAGTAAAGAACTTCTTGTATTACTGCCCAATTTAAACCCTTTCATCTTGCCAGCATTAGAAATATCCTGACAACAAAATGAAATTGTCCAAAAATCAGCATAATCAAGATGTTCGAGTTTACTAATGTCACCTAAATTTTTTGAAAACTTATTAGCAAGCCAATATTTTTCAAGCTCTTTTGATTTGCTATTTACAAATCTGTACCAATTATATGGCTTGTTTTTCTGAAAGTCATATCCAAGATTAATTTCTGTAAGCTGCCTAGCCATTTCTTCTCTTGTAGGATATTTAGTATATGTATTTATAAGTTCTTCTGTAAGTCCACAATGTATAGAAGCATAAGAAAGTACAGCATTATGGTCTATATCTGAAGTATGTTTAATTTCACAAGGTATTCCAAGTCTTTCTAATGCTGAAACTTGTGCTCCTATACCACTAAATAATTCGTTTACTGTTATTTTTTCCGTTTTCACTATTTGTAAATCCTCCAATTTGTTCTTCATTGGAAGATAATTGCAATTATCATATTCACTCAGGTAGCTAATCTGAGCGTTCCGTTTTGTTTTATCTCTTATTTTCTTAATAAAATGTTGGTTTTATATTTTAGTTGCTTTCAACTTTTTTTATGATCTAGCGAATGCTTTTACTAACGCTTTTGACTTTTCAATCCTATTTTTCATATCAACAGACAGCCTACTATTAGGACACTTAAAATTCAAAGGATATATTCCGTTATATTTCGCAAGACGTTCTAATGTAATTCTATGCTTATTTTTCAATTCAGCATATGTTTCGTGCGTACACGTTACTTGGTCTAGTTTAACAAGTTCGTCACAGCAAGGACAACGTGTTATAAGAATTGATACTTCATAAGGAGAGTATTTTCCAAACTCATTTCTGCAATAAGGATCACCCATTGAAACTCGAAGCATTTCTTCTTCTGAGTGACCGATTTCACCTTTTTCATACAATTCTTTAGCTTCTTTTTCCTCAAAATAAAACTCAGAATTGCAAGCTTTACATTGCCCTTTAAATAGTGTTATGTCCTCAATAAAATTTTCACCCAATTTGGTTACAAACATTTGTTACCTCCATTTTTTGTCAATTAACTCCTATTACAATTATACAAACTCTGCATTATCAGGTAAGCTATCTCGAAATTCTTTAGGTACTTCACCATTGTGCCATAAATTATTTGTTACGATAATTTCACCTGTATGTAATTTAATTTTAATTTCTCTGCCACCATATCCCCTAAAAGGACTATCACTCATTGGGTGATCTTTGTCTAAGTAATAACAAATGCCATTAATAATAACGTGTTCGTCCTTTTCTTTTATAATTTCAAGCCAGAACTTTTTATGGAAACATTCGCTACTATCACACACTTTGTCAAAAGGCTCTGCATGGCAGACTTTGTGAAACACTCGACCACAGATTTCACATTTTATATTTTGAATATTACAATCCATTTTGTTTATCTCCTGCTTTTACATTAGCCATTTTCTATATTTTCTATCTTGTTTACGCTTAATCTTCTTTATGCGGTTGTATGTATAGTTCTCAAAATGCTCAAATTGTATAGACTTTGCGTAACAATATAACCATGCCACAAAAAAGGTTGAAACCACTATTATATTTACTATAGTTTTGGTAGAATGCAAGCCGTATTCATCGTAGCAATATGCCATAATTGGTGTTGATAAAACGAAAGTACAGAAAGAGATAATACAAATAATAGCATATATTGTCATTCGTGTTTTGTACCATTGTTTCGTGTTTTGTACCATTGTTTAGAATACTTTGCTACTTTAATTTCTTTCATTTTATGTTCTCTACCCAATCCCAATTCTTTCTTTGTACTCGCCAAGTGTAATTTTGCCCATTTTATAATCTAAAAGTGATATAAATTCTTCTGTAGAACTATAAAATGGGAAATTACAGTTGTGAAGTTCTTTCCTTATCTTTTCTATCGCCTGCTCAGACGGAATATGCTGCTTGCTCTCGTTGACACAGATTTCTGAGATAAGAAATTCCATATGCTGATATTGATTTATTAGGAATATTAGTTGCTCTTTCGTAAGAGCATTAAGAATTTTCTTTGGAATCATTTATGTCCTTTAACCCCATTTCAAGATACAGCTCCTTTTAAATAAACTAAATTAGCTATGAATATCTAAAATAGTAGCAAACATACCTTTGCTTTTCATCTTTATTTCAGCAAGCTTTTTGTCGAAATCTTCGTCTTTTACAAATGCGTGTCCGTTCCAAGTTTCACGAGCAATAACATTTTCATCAAAGTCAATACAAACAAAGCAATCTATCTCGTCAAAATTAAGTAATCTGTCTATCTCTGCTATATCTGCATATCGTGTCGAGGAATAGCAATCGTCAATCTTTAATTTCAGTTTACTAGCATATCTACCTCCAATTTCCCACCAATCATATGCAAATATTGGGAAGGAAATTATCTCGCCAGTTTCATCACATTCTAAGTTTTCTTCATCATAAGGTTTTAAAATTTCAGAAATTCTATTTTCCGAAGGCATTTCTCTAGTAATCAAAAGTAAGCAACAGTGCATATCTTTTTTATCCTTTCTTTAATAGTTTGTAATCAAGACCTCTATATCTTTTGTCTTGTCTTTTTTCTGATAATTACAGTTTCCGTAAGTGGTGTTTAGATAATGGATTTTATAATCATGATTTTCTGCCCAATCCTTTAATGTTAGGTTTGTTTTTAGATTATTCGATAATGCCCATTTCACATTTGATGTCGCAAGTATATCTCTTAAATCTTCCTCGTCGGTATTAGTCCATCCACCATTTTCATTATAGGTTGCCGTGGAATTAAAGTACGGAGGATCACAATACAGAAAATCATTTTCGCCAAACGCTACGCCGATGAACTCACGAAAATCAGCATTGGTAAACTTGCAGTCTTTATTGCTGATTGTTTCCGAAAACTCTACAAACCTTTCTCTTAATGTAGGGTTAAAGCTACTTCTGTCTTTCCCAAACGGCATGTTAAATTCGCCTTTTGAATTAAAACGAATTTGGTTGTTAAAGGCGTAACAAATTAGCACATATAAAATAACGGGCTGTTTAAATTCCGATTCATTAAACTGGTTGCGGAGTTTCAAATACCCACCCCTATTAATCTTCGATAAATCATATTGCTCAATTATCTTATCTATTTTGCCAAGAATTTTATCGGTTTCATTTCTATGTATGTATTCAAGTATTTGCACTACAGGCAAATTCAAATCATTATAAATAACCTCTTTCGCAGGAACATTAATTCCAACATTAAACCCACCGCCAAACAAATCAACGAAAGTGTCAATATTTTTCGGGAACAATGGTAATATCTGTGGTAGGAGCTTGTATTTGCCACCTACATAATTAAGTGGCGATTTTATATATTCTTGCTTTATCAGTATCATCTCCTAAATAAAATTTCTCTTTTATTCAGATTTTAAGTGTCTAAAAGTGCGTATTTACACTGTTTTAGGATATGCTAAAGTAGCGTATTTTCATTAACTTGTAATTTAAAAAAATTACTTTTCTTTATCTGTTTTAATAGTTCAGGATTGTCATAAATGTTGCCAACGATAAAAGAGACACGTTCGCCATAGCAAGATTCGACCTGAGGAATATCTTGCAGTAGATTATGACTCGCTTTTTTCACCTGCTTTCTCAGTTAAAATTATTTTGAACATATTGTCAACAGAAGTAAGAAGATCATACCTCTTATTCATTGGAGCAGTTGAGCTTCTAGCAAATTGGTGATTAACCATATCAATATAAAAAGTTGATGAACCATCATCACCCATGTAGAATTGTTCCCATTCAGACTCAGACATCAGTCTTTTTACTTCAAGCTGCTCAATGGCAAGATTATCAAAACTTACTGTATTGAACTTTGTAAACAATACATCAAGATTATTGTAAAGCCATAGCTGATTATATTTAACAGTTGCGTATTTCTTAGTTAGGTACTCATTACCTCTACGAAGTTCTTTATAACCAAGTATAAGCATTTTTAGATTATTATTCTGCAACATAGCAACATCATCTTCTGTAAGTATTCCGTTGATAACATGAATTACAGCATTGGGATAACGTTTGGCCATTTTAATAAATTCTGTTGTCGGATTTACAAGGCTAACCCCTAAGCCATAAATCAGCTTTTCGTCAACTAAATATTTAATCAACTCCTGCTTCTGTTCAAAGTGCTTCTGATTAACTGTCATATTGGTAATAACCTTTTTATCTTTAAGCTTGCGAAGGAATGGAATTAAATCTGGGTGACTTGTAGCATCCCCACCACCAATTGCAACTTCTTGATATTCATGAAGCGTATCAATAAATTTCTGATTAAGAATATCTGCATGACAGCCATTAAGTGTGCTTCCTTCATGACAGAACGGACAACCCATATCACAATAATTTGTAATTTTTATATCCATGTTTTCTGCATGATCTGGAATAAAAACATTATCGTCTGTCTTGCGAACCTTTGTACCATCGTCAAAAATCATAGTGGCATAGTTACCATTTTTATAAGCACCCAGTAATTTCATTTTATTCTCCTTTTATTTAATCATGTCCATAATAGCCAAAAGCAACAACTTTATCTCCAGATGGTGTTGTACAGTTATCCCAGAATGTTTCATACTCGAAATCATAGCCTTCAAAAAATTGATTATAAGTATAATATCTATCTTCGTCACAATCATGTTTCATGTCATAAACAGGAATTAACTTGTTCTCCCAACCATCAAATATAAGTTTTCCATGCTTCCACTGTTCAAATTCTGAACCTGTACAAAATGTAAACGAATGAACCGAGCTGCTGTTGGTTTCAAAAACATTCTGTCTTATTTGTAGTTTCATTTAATTCTTTAACCTCCTATTCCTGCAATTATTATTTTCTCTTATCGTACATTTTGTCCGACCATTCTTCAAACTTTTTCATTTTCTCTTCAGTCGGTTCGTCTTCCGGTCTGCCTTGATCGAAACCGAGAGTACAGCCGCTTTTAAAGCAACAGCCTGCTAGGTCGGCAGAACATTCCACGTCATCGCCATATTCACGATATCCCCAAGCACAATCCTGACAGCACTTCATGACAGGGTCTACACAGCGTGTTGGCAAATCGTGTGTAATTTTTTTTTACTCATTTTCAATCTCCTTAAAGAACTCTCTCGGCTCAAACCATTTATCTTCAATGATATTTCCTATTCCGACAACTAATCTATCTTGCTGTTTTACTCTAACATAATGACCTTTTATATCTTCCCATTTTGCAACGCCCACAACATCCATAATTCTTTTAAGTGCTTCAAGTCCCTTTTCGGAACTTTCAGAACCTTTAAATGTTGTTCCATTGAAAAAAGCTAAGTTGTAACCGCCAAAACAAGTTCCCCAGCCTGAGCCTTTAAGAGTTATAGAAAAGGTAAGACAACAATGGTCGCCTATTCCCAGTGATACATCAGTTATTTTAGCGTTTTCATAAATAGTGTTAGTGTTGCTTTCTGCCAAAGGTATATTTTTTATTACAGGTGCAAACTCATTATTCATTATGTATTCAGCAAGATATGTGCTACACATACGGTGCTTATCGCTGTCAAAAAGTGGACAGCCTTCGCAATCTGTGGGGTCACTAGCACAATACTCCACCGCCTTTTCAAACTCCTCTTTCGGTATCATCTTTATCCTCCTCTTTCTCAATAAAACTAAATTTTTATTTGTCGTTGTTTTCTTTGTGCGGTTTTCCGATAAACGCTTCCATCATTCTTTCCCTATCTTCTCTTTCGTGTATTACTCCAATAAACTTTTCATAACATTGATTGCAAATATCAAGCTCAGCCCATTCAGATGCTTCATAACGACCTTTCCAAGTCCAAACTCCACTAAGTTTTTTAACCTTAAAATACTGATTGGCTTCATTACTTCTGCATACATCACAAATACATTTATATATTGGTTTCACCTTCTCTCAATAAAAGAAAACTTTTATATTACTCATTCTTATCTTTTTTGCCTAGCAACCACTCAATCGAAGTTGGTTTTTTATCTTCCCAAGAACAGAGATTATCTAACATCTTTGTAATGCTATTAACCCTAATTTGATACATTTCGCCATACCATATTGTTTCCAATTTGCAAGGACGTGTGTTATAAGCCATTAAAGCATCATGAACACTATTACAAGCCAAGTACCTGTAGCCAAGTAAATAAAGTCCTTCCAAAACAGTTCTCTGCTCATCTGTTATTTTTGGCTCGTTTGATTTATTCGTTATGTCACCAATAATTGTACCTCTTACTGTAGGCTCATCGGTTGTAAATTTTGGATTGGCTATCCTTATGACAGTTTCACCAGTCTTTCTTTTGGTCTCAATAATAATTGTCTGCTTAAAATTATCAGCAAATTTTTGTTCAGCCATTTAATGTACTCCCTTTCTACATTTTATTATTAACGTTCTTCTTTTCCGTATGGAACGTGTATAAAATCAAGGACATCTCCCATACCCAAACCACCTTGATCTTTTGGTCTAATACAATAATCCCATATTTGAGGGTGAGTGATTTTCATACGTTCAAATCGATTGGGACTTTTCTCCAAATGGCAGCCAAATCCACAAAACATACAACCTGTTCTTCTCTCTCCCGTTGTCGTATACCCCTCATCAGTTTTTACAACTTTGCCATATACAGAAGCTATTTGTAAATTATTCTTAATTATGTATTCAAGAACATCATTTTCAGTCCAAAATGATATTGGTTTAGATATTGGTCTAAGTGCTTCAAAAGCATTGCAACCAGTTCTAATCCATTCTTTTTTTCGCATACCACTTTCGTAAGCCATTGTTCCCAAAATAGCCTTTTTTCCACTTTGTTTTTCATAGTCCTTACAAGGCTTCTTCTTCATTATATCGCAACATTGTTCAGAAATAGGAATATCACTATCTGCCAGCCTTTTGTATCTAGACAAATTATATCTCGATGTATATTTATCTTTAATCGCATCAAAATTATAAATCTTGCACCATCTTGTAGGAGAGCCTTTTCTCGCATAACGAATAATATTCGCTACTTCTTTACTAATCAGCGGATAACCATATGTATCTATTACTTGCCGAAAATTCATTTTTGGTTTCAAGCAAGTAACGTTATCAAACGTCTTGACAAATGCTCTAAGTTCAGGGTATTCAAGACCTGTGTCAACAAATACAGCTTCAACATTAGGAAACAAATTTCTTACAATATGTAAAAGCACTGTACTGTCCTTTCCACCCGAAAATGAGATATACACTTGTCCATTCCAATATTTATACCATTCAAGAATACGACTTTGAGTGATTAGAACTTTTCTTTCTAAAGGTAATGCTTGCAATTCCTTTAAACGTTGAGTATCATGAATTTTATTATCATCTGAATATCTATCATCATTCAACGTATATTGTTATCTCCTTTCAAATAAAATCAACTTTTTATAAGCTTCTCTATAACGACCTTAACTTCCTCAAATATTTCCAAAGAATAAACAGTAATCTTTAGTACAATTATTATTCCGAAAAAGTCGTAACAGTAACACCATATACCATATTGAAAATACCATAATCCATCTATTTAAACATAATTATTATTTGAATTTAGTATTTTCATCTACAATAGAATTATCGTTTATAGTTATAGTCATTTTATCATTTACTTTTATTTTAACGATGTTTTCCGAATCAATATTATGTTGCCACCAAGGGGTTGACAATCCTAAATCCATATTCTCCGCTATTACATATTCTCCATCGTAAAGCCATTCTATATTATATTCAATAAATTTAGTGCCTGATTTTAATGAATTAACATAAGCTACTTTTCCTATATAATTAGGAGCTAAATTCCATTCAGGATATTTAGTAATAAATTCCTTATAGATAGCAGGCATTAACTTACTTAAAGACAGTAGAAAATCAGGAATTATTTTATCGTTATAATCTGTAATAGCTCCACCTAGTAATGCTTTAGGTTTAAATGTAGCAATATTATAAATAAGGTCTATATTAAAGCTGTTAATTGGCACATAACTACTCTCGGAAACACGATTAGACCTAATTGTATAGTAATTATTTGTTTCTTTATTTAATACTATTTTAGCATATATTAAATAAATAAAAACTGTATCACCTATAATGGCTAAATTATTAGTGCTCGGATAGGTTAGACAACTATATTTATCATTAGAAATGTATTTACTTTTAAAAGTATCATATTTCTTAGCTCTACTGGTATAGCCCTTAGTATTAATAATACTTCCCAATTTACAACATGGAGAAGCAAAAGGCGGGCAATGATTTAAACATTGCTTATTCTTATATAAAGAACAGTTATCACAGTTATCACAATAAATTTCATGAGCTTCCAATGGACTTTCTTCTCCACCAAATATAGATTTACCACCTGTCAAATATACATCTATTAAGTTCATATGTTATCCTTTCTCCATATAATTTTTATAGACCATTTCTTTCATAGTATTTCCTCCTATCTCTTATACTTTATAAAATTCTTTATCTTAAAAAACAAAGCTTTTATCTTTTGTGCCAATATCATCACCCTCTCTATCTCTAACAAGCGTACTCGAATGATAGTGAGTGCATATAAAACGCACTTAATTAATAATAGGTATATACTCAAGTGTACTCGTTTAATGGTATACTCATATTATAATACGCTAATTAATAGTTGTCAATATGGCAAAGTATACAAAGTTTGCTAGACAAACTTGTTAATTATATATTAACCGCCCAATAAGCTTAACCAAGTGTTTCTTTGTGAGGCTTGTATTTTCAAACACCTCTGAAAAGCACTAGGCTCGGCAATCAATGCACATTTGGTTTTGGCTCTGGTAATCGCAGTATAAAGCATACAGCGGTCAAGCAGTTTATAATGGGTATTGTCGATCAGTACAATAACATTTTTAAAACCGCTACCTTGTGTCAAATGGCACGTCAGACAATAAGCCAACTCAATACTACTTAAATCATTTTGCAGGAAATCAATTTCCTTGTCGGCAAATTTAATTGTAACAACATTCTGTTTCTTGCCGTCTTTAACTGTCTGTTCAATTTTTGTAATATAACCCATTTCACCATTGAAAACATTTCTATCATAGTCATTTGTTCTTTGAATAACTTTCGACCCAAGACGAAATGTCTTGCTACCATACCTGATTTCAGGTGCAGTATCGGGTGGAATTATCATATCTTGTAAAATAGAGTTAATTTCAAAAGAGCTATTTATCCTATCCTTTTTGCAAGGTGTCAAAATAATCGTTTCATCATAGCCGTCTTTCTGCGCTGCCATTGTATACAATTTAATAGCCAATTCACGCATACCCTCACGGCTCTCTCTAAACATATAGGTCATGTCTTGTAGTTCACCAGTAACAACTTTCAGTTTTGGTTCAGGCAATGGGTTTTCTCCATTTCTAATTTTAACTGAGTCCGAAATAATACCTGACTTTTGAGCCTGTCTTAAAATCTTAGTCAGTTTACAGCAAGTAAACGCATTACAATTAAGCAAATCATGAAAGATATTGCCGCAGCCTATTGGTGGCAACTGACCGTCATCGCCTACAATAATTACTTTTGCACCCTCTTTTATAGCAGAAACCAAGCTATAAAATAATGACGAATTAACCATTGAAGCTTCGTCAAGTACGATAATATCACTAGGCAATCTATTGTCAGAGTTATAAACAAAACCTGTCTTGTTAAAACCAAGCAACCTATGAATTGTACTTGCAAATAAACCTGTTGCCTCGGTTATTCTAATCGCAGCTTTAGCAGACAAAGCACAAGCTGATATAGAATAGCTTTTATATATCTTTGTGAGCCCTCTTAAAATTGAGCTTTTACCTGTTCCTGCTCTACCTGTTATAAGCACTACAGGGTTGCCACAAGCCTTATATATCTCTTGTTTTTGTTCGTCTGTATAGCAAAAACCTTGTTCTCTTTCTGCTTCTGAGATACCCTTTTCAATGTTAATCTTATAGTCTGTTTCTTGTTCATTGAGATTTTTTAGAATATCCAAAATAGACATTTCAGTTTTATATTGGCGTAATAGCCCTACCTTATTTTCTTCAAAATGTAGAAATATCTCATGTTGCTTTTGTGTGGATTTAAAATTCTCGTATATTTCATAACAATCGTTTATGTTATCTCTTATTGCACTATCCAATACTGACTCTAGCACATATGAATGACCGTCATTGTTTCCAACGCTCTCAAGATAATACTTAACAAATGCCACAACTCTTTTGGTTGATATTCTGATATTTGGATTTAACTTTAATACCAAATCATCGACTCTTTTAAAGCCTAAGCCACGAATTTCTGTCATAATATAAGGGTTATCAAGTAACTTTTCCTTCAATAATTGAGGATTAGGTTCATTGGAAATCAATTTAGCTATCATGGCATACGTTACACCCAACGGCTGAAGTATGATAAGAATATCTGAAATAACATAGTTGTTCAATATATTGTCTTTTATTCTATTCCAACTCTTTTCGCCTATACCCTTAATTTTTGTAAAATCAATTTCTTTGTTATGAATAACATCATCAATTACATTTGGGTAGACAGCTAAAATGTTTTTTGCTTGTAGCTCTGTGACTTGAGTTTGTAAATATGCTATTTGCTGTTCTTTGGTCTTAGGCACATCTGCAGTAATGGAGATTGGTGTATACTGATACGAGTTATATTTGCTATTAAAAGAGCAAGTGACCTCGGCATTGTACTCGACACCGATTGTCAAGCGTTGCATTTTACCTGCCAATGTACTACCTTTTAACTGCCTTGGATTGTCACCAAAGGGATCGTCATAACAATCATAAAAATATGGAATGTCATCAGAAGTTGTTGTGAATGTATACACTCCCCAATTGCTATTTTCGTTATAAAATCGCTCCTGTTGAGGAACGATTTTAAACTTATAGATTTTTTCTGTCATGTCTTTTCTTCCTTTCTGAAAGCCACTCAGCATATGGTCGCATAGCCTGTATTGTGACCTTATCTTCGTCTGTTTTTCTGCACTTAATAGCAACCTGAGAGCCTTTCTTAACCAAATCTTCATATTGCACAAGCTGACTATTCCAAAGAACACCCTCTATGATACCGAAAGTGGAGTAAATATTCACAAAAGCGAATGGTTTTTTATTTCTGTCCTTTTTCTTTTGCACTCTGGAAATAACACCTACAACAACGCAATCATTATCATTCTCAACGGTTTCAAAGGCTGTTGTTAGATAAGGGAGTGCTTCTTCAAATGGGTTATTATGTATAAATATCTGTAATGCTTCAAACTCCCAAAAGTCAGCATTTTCAATATATTTATTATTGGTTAAAAGAAATTGTTTCAACCTATCTTCTTGCTGTAGGTCAAACTTTTCTTTCTTTTTCTGATTTGCGAGAGTGAGTAACAGATCTTTGTCATAGTCATACTTACCGTTACCGGTACGATATTTTTCAATATCAATATCATAGTCAATAATAAGTTTGTTATACGTTGGTAACTTAGACAATTCTTTATACTCTAATGGTTTATACAATGACTTCAAATATTTCAACAAACAACTCTTTTTATCTTTCGTGGGTATTGCACCTGACTTCATTAAATTAATAATCTGAGTTTTTGTCAGTGTTGTTCTTGACAACAAGTCTTGAAGGTTTTTATACTTGCCGTTCTTTTCACGTTCAGCGACTATTTCTTGAGCTATTCGTTCACCAATGCCTGTAATCGCAGAAAAACCAAACAGCACATTGTTATCGTAAATAGAAAAATCGACTTGCGATTTATTGATATGAGGTGGTAAAACAGTTACTCCAAACTGTTTAGAGTCTACAATGTACTTGTTTACCATGCCTGCCTTATCTTTGTTCAAATTAAATAGCGCTTTGAAAAAATAAATAGGATAATTTATTTTTAAATAAGCAGTTTGAAAGCATAGAACAGCGTAGCTATAACTATGCGATTTGTTGAAGCAATACCCACCCTTGGCAGCAAGTTCTTCACTAATAGCTTTTGCTATATTTTCATCATATCCGTTATCAATAATTTCTTGATATAGTTTTTTAGACTCTTCTTTAACTAATTCAGGCATCTTTTTACCGATAGCTTTGCGGTACTTATCGCTACCACCATAACTTCTACCACCAAAAACACGCACTATTTCCATGATTTGTTCCTGATAAATACAATTATGAGCAATAACACCATTTACAACAAAATTATGCTCATCCTCAACTTCGATATCATATACTAAAGAGGTCTTTTGTAAATCTTTGATCTCTTTAATGCGTTCCCATACCAAATTTTCATCAAACCACTCTCTAGGAAAATTACAGATGTTCATAAGCGGTCTTAGCGTGGTAACTTGCATACAATTATATTTTTTAGCACGTTCGCTATTGTATGTTTTAAATATGTACAAACCTGTTTTTTTATATGCTTGTCTTGCAGATATGTTATTGGTATTTAAATATTGTTTTATAAAAGGGGCGATATCGCCAAGAGGTATAACATTCGTCATATCCTTGTCACTCATATTGTTTTTAATCGCATTAGTTAATTTATAAGAATACGGACAAAGAATATCATAAAATTTGCAACTATTATGGACACATATATCATGTTCTTTTTCACCATGAGAATAAATATGAGAAGAAAATCCAACAAGTCTAATTAATTCCTGTAAACCATATGCTAATTTAGACGAACCAGTTTTAAATCTAATATGACCTCTCTGAGTGTATGAACCATCGGTATCAAGATACGCTCCTAAAACCGTTAGTATACAATGGCTGCTAAGCCCAAATATAAATGAGGGAAATTCCTTCTCAATGGACAATTTATTTTGCAAATTCCAACGTTTTACGTCATTTAACAAATCATATTTTTTGTCATAATATGTCCTTGAACGAATTTCACAATCATATACATAGCTCCCACTTGGAACATCTTTACCTTTTACCAATACATAACTGTCAGGATACGCCCTTTCCACAGCTCTTTTAAAATTACAAACAATGTCAATGTTAGTATTATAAAAATGAATAAAATTGTTTTCTCTAAAACAACCATCACCAATAAGATAACCTATCATTTTAAGTTTGTCGATATTATATTCCTGTGTATTATTGTTACCGACTCGTACTGCAATTACATCGGTTGGTAGTAAATCTTTGACCTCTTTCCAACCACTAGATGTTAGCAATCTATGGTTATCAGTACATTTTATTTTTCTATTGCTATTTAAAGTAACCTCAAATATATTTTTTAAACCATTGCACCAAAATTTCTTTACTCTGTTTATTCCGTGTATAGTGTACACCAAATCATTTTCTTTGATATCTTGAATTCTGACATTTCCGTTTGGTGTTGATATTAGTTCGTTTTCTGCAATACACTGACCGTAAGTGCTTTCCAAAATAGGCTTCATGTCGGGGTGTATATAGGTGACAAGTGAAGGATCATGCTTACATTTAATAAACTCCTCCAAAGCCCCCATTGAATCAGGTCTATACAATGCCAAAACAGCCGACAAATCTTCCATATTAGTTGCTTGTAGTCTGAGCAGTAAGTCTTTCATACCTGCACTTTCTACCTGAAAAACACCATTCGTCAATGCTTTGTTTAACAGTTCAAATGGACTTCTATCATTTTCAAATTTGGGGTTGTTGATATTTATATCATATTCAGATAAGTGCAAGTCATTTTGAATTTCCTGCACCATTTTTAAAGTTTGTACACCCAAAATATCAAACTTAATAATGCCTATTTGTTCGACAAGCCTTTTATCAACCTGAATGACGTGTTCACCGTCAGAGCCTAGTTTCATTGCCATATAGTCGCTAATATCGGTATCAACAATACCGACACCGCCTGCGTGACAGCTAACCGTTTTAACTCTACCACTCAACTTGCCTGCTATATCAAGCAATTCACTGTATTCAGGGTGTTCGGATAAATAGTTTAGATTGTTGTCAATACACTCTTGAAATGTATTATACGAAAACTTTTTGGACAGTTTATCCATTTCATTATATTTAAAACCTAGTATTTTACCAACATCTTTTATGGCTACAACAGGTGTTATATATGAGAAATTTATAATCTGACAAACACGATTTTCACCATATTTGTCAATCAGGTAATTTATTACTGTAGGTCTGTCTGAAACATCGATGTCCAACTTTACTACATTACATTTCTGTAATGAATAGACTATATCTTCACCATGCGTATTACAGTTCTAATAATACGTTTAGGTGTGTGGCACTTCGAGTCAAGAATTTCACTTGACCCTACGCTCCTTTGAGCTAGTCGTTTGACGTTTTGTACTTACAATTTGACAAAGTGCTATACCTTTTATTAAATCATAAAATACAACTTCGCACAGGATTGTCATATCGTCAGACAGAACGACTTAGATATTCCCTGTTAGCTAATTAATACACCACCATTTCCTGCGGTTACAATTACAATAATTGTTTAATCAACACCCTATATTTTATAGGTTCACCACACTTAACACATATGGTTTCCCATATGCTCGACCGAAAATCAATCTGGCATTGAAACTCTCTCAGGATTGAGGAACAATTTGTTATTAACCATAGGCTCTTTATCCTATGCTCTGGAGGTTTCCCTCATTTTCATCTGTTGGTTACTTCCAACCCAGTTTAGACTATATTTTTCAAACTTCATTCATTTATTTAAAGTTTTTATTCCGTCTTCGTGGGAAATTATTAGCTCTAAAGTCTCATTTCCTAGTCGTTACACACTTTCTTTTATCACTAAAAGATTTGGCTCGGTATTCCCTTTATCTCACCTAGTTATAGGTTTAGGGTTTCTTAGTCAGCTTATTCGTCTATGGTCTTGTCTCATTATCGGTTTGCTCTCAATGAGAAGTCTTAGTTTGCTGATACCGAATTAACGGAATTTAACGAGTGCAACCTATCTACGCTCAAAAATCAATCCATATTTAATAGGGTTAAGATCAGTTATACCTATCGTATAACATACAAGGCTTCCTGCACCTGAACCACGTCCTGAACCTATTTTAACTTTGTGAGTTTTTGCATAATTTATGAAGTCCCATACAATAATGAAATAACCGTCAAAATTCATTTGATGAATAATGTTCATTTCATAATCTAGTCGATCTTTCATTATCTTCTGTTCTTCTTTAGAAAGCTTGTCAAAATTTCTAGTTTTCCACCCCTCATTAATAAGGTGTAAAAGAAATTCGTTATTAGAGTCATAGCCACTTGGCAGGGGATATGTCGGTAACTGTGGGTCTTGAAAAGGCATATGTACTTCTTCTATCATATCAGCTAAAGCATTAGTCTGATTTAAACCTTTTATAACGTTATCTGCACCAATTTGTTTATCCATAGTTGCATGAATTTCTTCTTCACTTTGCAGATAACAGCCCTCATAGCTCTCTGACATTGTTTCAGTGTCGTGGGCTATCTGAACGTGCCTACCCTGATAGTATAAATCTTCCTTTGTGGCTGCGTGGCTATCTGTAGTAATTATGTATGGTGTGTTTGTTGTCTCAGATAGTTTCAAAATCTTTTTATTGTAATTAACCTGCTCCTCTGATGTGTGGGATTGCATTTCCAAATAGAAATTAGGAAATGACGATTTGTATTCTTCAATATATTTAACACAAGTGTTAAAATCACCTTCTTTAGCTAATTTTGAAGCTAAACAAGCAGAACAAATAATTAAATCTTCTGCATACGGAGCAATATCTGAAATCTGTACTCTAGGCTTAAAATAAAAATTTTCAAGATTTGACTTAGTGATAATTTTATTTAAAGCCTTTCTGCCATTTTCATTTTTTGCGAGAGCGATAAGATGAAAATACTTATTGTTTTTATCTTTTACAGCCGTATCGAAACATTCATACAGCTCTACACCATATATCAGCTTAATATCAGGATATTCTTTAGATAGTTGATCGAAATATATCCATGAATATTGGTTGCCATGTTCCGTAACTGCGTATGCTTTAATACCGACTTTTCGACATTGTTCAAGCATTTCTTTTGGTGTGCCATAGCCGTCCAATAACGAATACATGGTATGGTCATGCAAAGAACTATACATTTTCAGCCTCCTCGTATTTTAAAATAACTATCTGAGGGGTAATTATACCCTTGTACTCAGATACATTGAACTGACAAAGTGCATTAATGCACATTTTATCATCATATCCATTCAAAAAGTCTAATACTTTATCGTCACTAGGGTTACAGAACTTGATAATTGCGATATTGTCATCAGTAATAAATTTCCATGTATCTTCATTTTTACCCATGACAACGCCTTGGTTATGCTCCAAAACTATATTATTAATGACAAATAAAGGCTCTTTAATCCCTGTACCGTAACAATTCTCCAATGATGTAACATCGGAAATCATTCCAATATTAAATTCGCCATAATCAAAACAGAAATCTATTGGTAAAGGATTGTCTGAGTTAATATTCTTATTTAAAACTTTGATTGCTTCAGCCACATTCTCAGCTTTTATCTCAAAACCGAAAGCATTTGCGTGACCCTGACACCAATTAAACAGACCTGTTTTAAGCAGATCAGACTTTAAATCTAGTACATAGCTATTATCAAAGTTTCTGGCAGACCCTCTATATACATTACTTTCTTCGTCTTTGCGAAGTACCAAGCAAGGTTTTTTCGCATAACTAGCCATTTTCATGGCTATTAATCCAGAAAATACACTTGGAATATTGTTACCTTTTAAAAATAAAACTGTATTTTCGTCATTGTTTACACTTTTCCTTAACGCAGGAAGCAACTTTTTCACCTGATTATCCTGTCTTGATTTGGCGTTTTTACAGAGTCTTACGGCTCTTTGATAAATATTTTCTTTTGTATTTTCGGTTTCGCCACGTTTTTTGTATTCAAATTCTTCTTCGTCCTGCTCGATAAACGCTCTGAAAAGCAAGTCCTTTTCTTCCATGTCACCGACTCTACACATGGCATTTATCAGAGAAGTAATGCAAAATGCAATAGTATGAGGATTGACCTTACCTTTCATGGAATAATTTTGAGCATTAATAAATTCTTCAAAGCATTTATTTGTGACATTATAAAGACCTTTGTCAATAAGCCTTTTTGTTTCAAAAGAACGTAAATCCATAATGTCAGAAATATTAGCCAATGCCACAAGGTCAAGGTAGTCATCGGCATAATCGCTCCAATAATAATCATCAAGTGCCTGTAGAAATTTATAGACTACTCCTGCACCGCATAATTCTTTATTAGAGTATTCTGAACTGCACTGATTGTTCACTATAACCGCATATGGGTTTGTTTTTTCAATATCATGATGATCGAGAACAAGTATATCAATACCTTGTTTTGCCAACTGCTTACATTGTTCAGTATCATTACTCCCTGCATCGGGAACAATCAACAATTTTGTGCTTTCAGGTATTTCTATCTCAGAAGAAATACCATGTTGCTTTCCAGAATGTATCAGATATGTAATATCAATTTCTTTGTTAAGCCTTTTCAAATAAGAATACATCATAGCAGCACTGCACTGACCGTCAACATCGCAATCAACAATAATCGCCATTTTACTATTGCTTTTAATATGTTTATTTAACATTTGAACCGCTTCATTAATATTATCAAGATTGTCATAAGAAATTAATACATCATCGGTTAAATGAGTGTATTCACTAACGTTAGTTATTCCTCTATTAGTAAAAATAGATATTGGAATATGGCAATAATTATTATTACCTATTATTTTATAATTCATGTTTTGTTGTTTCACTTCCCATTCTTTATAACTTGCGTATATTTAGTAATCAACTGTTTAAACTTATCGGGATTATCTGTTGGACTTTCTTTTTCTTCAAGTAAATTATCAGTGTCAACAATAGCACTGATTTGAATACAATCCAGAAATTTGTCAGCTATATCGTTTAACTCGTCTATGGTTACGTCCTTGTCAAAACAAAATATAATATGAGAACTCAGCCTTGTCAGCATATTTATTTGATATTGGCTTATTTTTTTACCACAAGTTGCTACACAATTCTTTATTCCCATATTCCAAAGTTGCATAACACCTTTTTCAGCTTCCACCACATAAACGTAGCCTGTCCGAGCTATATATTTTTCGGATAAATAAAGTCCATATAATATTCTAGCTCTGTTACAACGCTCCAAATATATATACTTAACTCTTTGCTCTTCTTCTGTCATTTCTTCTTGCTTTAAAAATAGCCTACCCTTAACACCGACTAATGTTCCCATTTCATCTCTTACAGGAATTGTAATTCGATTGGAAACATCGTCATAACCTATTTCAAACAGCATTTGAGTATCATACGAGATGTTATCTTTTAAGAAATAATCATTAACGGCAGGGAAGTAGTACGATAAAACATTTTCCTTAATGGGCTTTAAAGGTTGCATTTCTTCGTAACTAGACTCATCATCTGCCATTTCAGATATAAATTTTGTGAACTTTAGACTTTCGGGCAAATCGTTATATTCGTCTTTATAATAGTCAATACCGCACCAATTACAAACTTTGCGAACAGCTTCATAAAACGTACAACTACAAAAAAATTGCACAAGGTCAAAAATATCTATCTGATCCAAGCCTGAACTACTATGTATTTCTCGTGTGTAGTCAACAGTTAAAAGACCTTCATTGAGATAAACAGTGATCGCCCCTTGATTATCTCCATCAGGATTGCCACACTGAACATAACCTACTTTACAGGAAATATGGTGACAACCTATTTCGTCAAGTATGACAGGAACATAATTGTTCTCTAGTATCTTTTCTTTGAGGACAGAAATATCCATTTTATCCTCACTTTCTTCTTAGTTCTCCGACTTCATACCAAGTGTTTAGATCCAAGTCAACTTCAAATACAACTTTCTTTTTACAACCAAATCTATTTTTGTCTACATTGCCCACATAATACCTCTTGCCAACTTTAAGTTCGCATTCAACATCTTTGCCCCATTCGGCATCATGCTGAACATAGCGATATTTATGAAAGTCACCAACAGAAATTTCTTTAAACAGTGTCATCGTCCAAATAATATGCTTTAGCTGTTTTGCATTAGCAATATTATTTGAGTTTAGTTCGTCAGGCTTACAAAACTCCGTATCGTCTGTGAGCTGAATTGAGAGATAACCAAACATATTTAGTTGCTTTGCTAAATCAGTGAGTTTTGTTACTGTTGCTTTTAAAGCTGCCCAATCTCCTGTGGCTTGTGTGTCTTGCTTGCAGGTATCGTAAAAGAAGTATTTCGCACCATGAGTTAGATTAGCTTTTCTTATTTCAAACTCCAGTGTCTTATCGTCATAACCACCAGCCATGTCCTTAACGAGAATAAGCTCATTAGTTTCAGCCTCAATCCATTCAGCAATTTTCATTATTTTTACATATTCATCAGAGCTTTCAGCGACTCTTTGAATGTACTCTTGTAAAGTTTCTGTTGGCTCTCCCCAATCGTCTGTTTTCTGATATATGTATTTACCTGATTTATCCTTGTACAAACCAAGTGTTAATTCCTTTTCGGACTTTTTCAACTTTATACCGTGTAATTTTTGAAACTCAGCATTATTTATACACGTTGTAATTAAACACTTTCTGAGATCGTCAACGCCCATTTCATTAAGCATAACAAAGACTCTTTCATGTTTGACAAGTGTTAAATAGGCAATTATTTTTGTCATAAATCGTGATTTTCCTGCGTTTGAAAGCATTCCCATCGCCATTGTCGAGCCTAATTTACACCCTCTGAATATATCATTTAGAATAGGAAAGGGGAGTGATACTCCCAAATCAGGCTTTTCCATACATGCAATAAGCGATTGCTTAATATGACTATTCAGAATTTCGGCTTCTTGATTTGTCAAGATCACCGTATGTATTCTATCTGCTTTACCTCTAATTAATCTATAGATGTCTGAAGCCGTAAATTGTTCAAACTTTTTATGTTGTACAATTTTTGTAATATCAAAGCCATTTCTTTGATACTCTCTCAACAAAGAATACTTTTTAATGATTTCCTGATACTTGCCAATGTCATCGGTTATAGCAATTTTCATCCAACTGTCAAGAGTTTTCCAACCGCCATACTTTTTGTACAAAGAAAGTCTTTCAGGCTCTTCTGAAAAATAAGTTAAAATAGTAGTTTTATTGAATGTTTGTGTTCTCGTTTTATAGATTATTTCGGCTGAGTCATAAAAAAATCGTGTAACTTCATCTGAAAAATCGTATTTACTACGGATATATTGTCCGTAATTTACCAGCAAATCAGGTTGTTTGTAAATACAACCCACAAATAGAACTTCGGTAGGAACGTTTGTTATAATATCCATGTTTGTCACCTACCTAAATTTCATCAATGATGCTATCAATATCAAGGCTGTCATTATTTTTATCACGTTCTTTGGGAGATTTTGATATTTCCATTTTATCATAATCTATATTAATTTGTTCTTCGCTTGTACCTGTTTTAGCCAATGCCTGTTCTTCTTTCCATTTCAAATAACCATCATATTTAGATAGGATAATCGCGAGATCATATGTAACTAACGCTGCACCTTCGATTTTTTTACCTTTACGAGTATTAAACTCATGTATCTTGCGGAGAAATGACATTTTCTTTCGCCACATATCCCATAAATCTTCAACAGGAACAGGTTTATTTAAATTCTTGTAAGTTCCTTTATATACCTTATCAAGATTTATAAAAAAATATTTTGGCAAGAATGAAATATCATATTGTTTGTATAACCAATCTGTAAATTGTATTCTTATTTTTTTATCCTGTTTATCTTTCTCTATCTGTTCTTTTGTTCTTCTTTTTGCCAAGTATTTCACCGCCTTAATCAAAATAGCTAAATAAAGGCAAGTGAGGGAATAACCCTCACCGCTTTATTTGTAAAAAAATTAAATCTTAGAAATAACTTCAAGAACCCTTTCAAGAGTCTTAATATCGGTAATCTTCTTCATTTCTGTTGGTTTAATAGGCAGATCTTCTGCTGAAAGGGCTTCCTTTGCCTTTGTCTTGCCAATAGGATTAAGAGCCTTCATAACAGCCGAAATCTTATCCAAAAGTTCTGTTGTCTGATTTCCGGTAGAGTTTTCATTTGTTTCAATACTATCCACTGGCTCTCCAACCTTACCCATAACTTCCTTTGTATAAATATCCTGCTCAATATCGACAGCCTTTGTGAGATCATTCTTAACAGAAAACTCTTTCTTGTCCTTTGTTTTATCAATAATTACCTGCCAATCAACAAGGGACAGGTCTTCAACTGTTTCCTTATCGTGTACACCAGTCCTGTCCTTGCTGATATAAGCACAGAAATTGTTATCCTCGTTAATATACATTCTAACAACAGTTTTAACATTATAATTCATCTGCTTAAAGCCATCAGGAATTTTTCTACCTGTTGCAACACTTGTAATCTTACCATCATCACCCTTTACTGAAACCTTTTCATCAGTTTCCCTTGCGGTCACAATAAAGTGCGCTCCGCAGGACATAAGGTCAAGTATCAAATCTTGACCCTTAAAGTTGATTGTCTGATAATCACGAAGTTCCAATCCTGCATTTTCAATGGCAACAAGTTTTTCATCACCAATAAGCTCTTTCTTCTTTGCCTTAACACCATTTCTCTTTTTAGACAGCTCCACAAGTGCCTGCTTAGTTGTCAGGTTAAGAATAGTTGTACCGTCAACTACAATGGCATCAGCTCTGAATGGCTCGCCATCTCCGTCAAGTACAATTTCATCTGTTTCATTGCCCTCTTCATCGAGAACATGAAAATCTTCTCTATTCTTAACCTTGTTTATATACTCTCTTGTTTCACCAAGAGATTGTGTGTATACTATATAGATGTTTTCGGTATTAATGTCATCAGCTTCAAGTCCACCGATAAAATCATCAATAGAGCCGTTCTCATTATCTATGTAAAGCACTCTAAATGGCTTGCCGTCAGGTCTTTTAAAATAAGCAAGCTGCAAGGCAAGTGTTGACTTACCTGTTCCCTCTTCTCCGAAAAGTATCATCTGAAGCTTACTCTGTGTCTGTGTTGCTTTTCTTGCTCTAGCCATATTACTTTCTCCTTTTTTTATAATCGTTTCGTTTTGTTGTTGGTAGTGAGTGGTAGCAGTTTACCACTCATCGTCCTCGTCTGTCAGATCGCTGTCTGAAACAGAACCCCAATCACTATCGTCAGAGCCAAAATCCTTATTTGCGTTTTCAGTAGCCTTTGTCTTTGCAATAGCCTTGTCAATAATTTCTTCTGAATACATTTCTGTGTCTACAGAATCCTTGTCCGCTCCAGTAATAAGAAGTATTCTCTTTGTAGGGTTATTTACTCTATCCATAGGGTTGCTTTCACCCCAGCCGTCATCATCATCTTCCTCAATTTCTTCAATGTCATGTTCTATGACAATATCACCAAAGACTTTAAGGGCTGTATACGGCTTGAGCTTTTTTAGAGTACTTGCAAACTTTGACTTACTCTTGTCAATAATAAACTCGGCATCTTCTATAGAATTGTATGTTACAATCTTCGCAGATACAGTGAAGTTACCCTCGTCATTCTTTTCAATACCCATGAACACGATAACCTGTTCAAAGTTGCCTATAACATTGAAGTCCTCTGCGTCAAAGTTTACTTCCTTACAAATCGAAATTTGTGAAGGAACAAATCTTGTCTGGTGTCTATCCTGATATGTAGAAAACTCGTTCTTGCCTCTGACAAACACGGACATACCGTCCTTTGCATTATCTGCTATGTACTTACAAGCATCATATTCAACAAGTATCTTCTTATCATTTATTTCCTTGCCTGTTGAGTCAACCACTTTTGTCAAGCCAAGATTGATTCCAATAGGTCTAAAGTCCTTTTTGTTAAAAGTAAATCTGTCAGCCCACTTTACCTTTTCTGTTGTTGTCTTTCTATCCTTACCCTTGCCCTCGGTCTTAGAGAAGTATACTACATCTCTTTCCATGCCGTTTAGATTTATATATACAGACTTATTCTTATCAATTTCTACACCGACATTAACCATTCTCATTGGCTTGCCTGTAGAGGTTGTCAGTTCTGTATAGAACTTGTCCTTATCACAGCCTGTCAGTTTACCTCTAATCTGAAAACTACCCTTTGTTTCCTGAAGTCCAAGACCCTTATTATTTTTCTTTTCAGCCATTTTATTCTCCTTTTATGTATTTATCAAATTTTGTTGTCAAATAAAATTATCATTTTGTGAACTCAAAATCACACCATCTTATCATGCCCTCTTTCTAAAACACATTAAATTTAGTTTATCTAACGTTAATGATCTCTATTGCTACTAACATTTCCCTCACATCCTCTTCATCACAACAATCAAAGAAAAGGTCATTGCCATTATCATCGTGCAATCTACAAGAAAAGCTCTCGTTATCTTCGTCAATCTCAAATTCGCAGTTGCTTGAAACGATATCAATACTACACATTGTGGCAAAAATATCTGGGTCAAGAAGATCAGCTCCTCGACAAGTGCCACCAACCTCAGTAGTAAACCAACCCTTATACTTACCGTGTTGTAATGTATATTTAATCTCGTGCCAATTTCTGCCGTCCTGTGGGTTATATACTTCCATTACTTACTCTCCTCCATATTTTTAAGTTCTTCGTGCAACGCAGCACCAAAATCATTCAGTGACTCTGCCACCCATGTGTTGGCAATATCATATCTATGGATTAGATTACATATTGCCTCGCTTATGTCAGAGTGTGAAAATTGCTTGTCACACTTACAACTAAACTTTTCTTCTTTGTTTGCTTTTGCTTTACTATTATCGTTAAGTTCAAAATCAGGAAAATATATTCTAGCCAAAGCATAACCAGCACCAATATACTCTTTGTATGTATCGTCAGGACAGCACTTTGAAACACCAACATTTATCACTTTGCCGTATTCTTTTAACTTCGCAACTGTTGTCTTATCGTGGAAAGTAATCTGAATTTCACGGTCAATATCAGACGATATTTTCTTTAAACAATTAGCAAAATTGCTATAAATATAAAACATACTATCGCCACCATTTGGCTTAATTGTTTGGTATCCAACCATTTTCTTGTTGTTTACATACTCTATTGTTTTAATCCTTATTACGTTTCCAGTTTCGGTCATTCTATTACCGAAACTATCTAAACCAACCCGATAAAGTTCTCCAATCTTAAACTTTCTTTTGTTCATTTTTATCAAACTCCTTTGTTTATATCTATGCCTGTAATTTCTTTGAAGATTTTTGCATTGAAGTTTGGGAGGGATTTAATAACATTCTTGTTACAATCTGAAAGATTGTCCCACCAAAGTTGGTTACATTCAGATTTATTACGTTTTTTCAAATAGCCACCTGTTGTCTTATACTTAGGATGCTGTTCTTTTTCTTCTTCGGTCATCTTATCAGAATAAACCCATTGAAGAGCATTGTATGAAATAGTATTTAATAGTTCTTTTGCTTTTGAACAACGCCAATCTTCAATAGTCCAATCAGAAGGCTTATTAAACATCAAAATCTTTGATTCCTCGGTGTTAAAACAACCACTTGAAAAATTGGTCTTGTTCCAATCACCACTGTTACAATCACCATCGTTACAGTTGCCGCTGTTATGACTACCATCGTTGCAGTTACCATCGTTCCAATCACCACTGTTACAGTCACCAGTGTTACAGTTGCCACAGTTGCAGTAACCACTGTTATAATTACCACTATTCCAATGACCGCTGTTACGACTACCATCGTTGCAGTTACCACTGTTACAATCACCAGCATTGTAATCACCAGTATTATTAATACCGCTGTTATAATGACCACTATTGTTCTTGCCAGTATTATGAGTGCCACTGTTGTAGTTGCCATTGTTATAGTTGCCGCTATTATAATTGCCAGTGTTACCAAATCCCGTGTTGGCTTTTCCTACATTAATCATTTTCAAAACTTCTTCCCATGAAATTTCACGGACAATTTTGATTTTGTTAGTGCAGTGTTTCTTACCAGTTGTTTCTGTGTCAATTTCGCCAAGGGCTTCGATTTCGGCAACTTTGTTAAGCGGGTCAAAACAATAATAGTTAAAGCAATCTTTTAGTTCTGTGCAAAAATGAAACCCTCTGTTGCAACATGAAGGTGTCATATCTTCTTCAAAAGTTTTGCCAACTGAGTATTGAAACCCTCTACACGTCCAATCGGGTTTAAAAACTTTATAACCTTTCATTGTTTTACAACTCCTTTATTTTTTCTCAATAAAATGTGTATTTTAACGCTCTTTTCAGAGCGGAACAAAAATTAAAATCTATGTCAACAGCATGGCTGCTGATTGCTAAAACATTGTAGTAAACACTCTAACGAAGAATGTGCCAAGGTAGATTATTCTTACTACAAAACAATAATTCATTCCATATTTGTTGTGATATTATCTCAATATCAGGATGCTTACGCATTTGCTCAAATATTTCCTTTGTTTCTTCAACCGTAAATTTGCCATAAACATTCTGAAACCACTTTGCCAATGTTTTATTAGTATCTTTCGGAAATAAAAATTTAAGTTCATCTGCTTTTAAAATGCTATATGTACCAAAGACATTGTAAAACATATTATGCTTTGAATTAAATCTAGCTACATCAGTTTCCCTTGTTTTAAGATTATCTGTCTTAACCGCACCAAATATCTCTGCAACTGCACACAACTCTTTATCAAAACGACCATAACTCGCACTACCACTATATTTATAATCCATACCCATATCAATCATCTACCTTATCTTAAATATTCGTTTTACCAACTGATTTATTGAGGTGTAGCTTAATCCTCATCTTCGTTACTGCTATTATAAATAATATCTTCACATACAATATGTTCACAATTATCTTTCCAAGTACAATTTTTACAAAGGCTGCGTCTATAATCAACGATGTCCGCAAGAGATAGTAGAAGAGATTCACTGTGCTCTTCTAGTTCTTCTTGTGTGGGATTTTCAATTATTTCTATCCCATTTAATTTTGCTATTTCCTCTATTTGTTCCATTGTTAGCATTTTAAAACTACCCCCTATTTTACAAGTTTAAAATATTTTGCGAAATTTTCCCAAACAATGTTTACTGTCCCACCAATCGTTGTAATTTTAAAACGTGGTTGCCAAGTATCTGGACGTAAAGCAACATAATTTATCGTCACAACTTGATTTATAGGCATAGACTTTAAATGAGAAAAAAGTATATGAATGGTAAATTCCGTATTCGCAGGTATGATTTCATTAAAGCACTCTGGAGCATACGGATAATCTCTAAAAGTATAATCCTTAGTACATCTACACTTTTTACCTTTTAAATACTTATTAAAGAGTTCGAGATAATCACTTTTTTCATTATACATACTTAATTCTCTATCTGTTACCCATTGCCTAGTATTATTAGAAAGGTCTACAAGATAATTGTCATTTATACGATAAACAACTTTACCTAATGTGGGTTTTGTAAAAGAATTTGTGTAGACTATCTTATCTCCTATTTCAAATCTCATATTCTCATTCTGTCCTCCTAAACAAAGCTGTTATTCATAACTCTTGACAATTACTTGCCTTCGCAAACCCAATTTTGTAGTTCGTCTGCTGATTTCTTGCACGTTGGCTTCATCTTAAAGAATTTCCAATGTGAACCATAGTCTACCATAAGTTCCATATCTTCAAACCAATAACGCCTATAGCGTTCTACATTACACAATGCGTTGTCTATGATGTAATCATTTATAGCCTGATTACATTCTTGTGGAGTTTTATAACTCCCTATAATCTTTTTGTTCATACTTTTCTCACCGTATTTCATCAAGTAAAGTTTAATCATTTTCTCACCGCCTTTATTTTGCGTTACTTTATATCTGTAACCTAAAATAAATTACAAAATATTTTTGGTTGGACTAGCTGGATTCGAACCAGCGGAATAACGGAGTCAAAGTCCGCTGCCTTACCACTTGGCTATAGTCCAATATTAGCACTGCTTTCACAGTGCTTTTTATTCACCTGCCTTTACAAATCAGTTTGCAATTTGTAACCAACTAATCGATGAACCGTTATCATTGTCGGCAACCGTAACCGACTTGGTGCAACTTAGGGGACTCGAACCCCCGACCCTTTGATTAAAAGTCAAATGCTCTACCATCTGAGCTAAAGTTACAAGTGCAGGTATCACACTACATTCCCTTATGGTGGGATAAGCTCTGTACCTGCTATGCCAATTTGCTTTGTACAGCATTGGCAAACTGTACTGGTGTCACTGACGAGACTCGAACTCGCATGGATTTTTCCGAGGAATTTTAAGTTCCTTGTGTATACCTGTTCCACCACAGTGACAAGTGTACTTGTTTCAAGTGTACTCGTTTAATGGTGAGTACATATAGATATGTACTCGTTTAATAGTGTAACTATATTATAATTCACTAATTAATAGTTGTCAATAGCAATATTATATAGTTTACAAAATATTAATATTTTTAGTAACAAAAATAAAAGTATTGTATTATCGGAAGAGATGATACAATACTTTTATTTTTTATAGTTTGCAATTACTCAATATTACTTATCTAACATTTGCTCTTTATAAATTAGATACTCGGTAAACAATCCCCTACGATTTGCTCCGTACCCGAAAAAGCCCAAAATTATATTAAAGTTGTATTTTGTAACATCTTTTTTCATTGCAATTGCACGTTTGGTAACTCGATAAAATAGCCCTGAAATTTCAATATCACTTACTCTTTTTATTATTGGGGCAAGAGTGCGGCGAACGTTTGCGACAAGAGCATTATTATTGCCTATGTCATCATTTAGCAGTCTAAATAGGGAGTCATAGTCATTATAACATCCAATTTCTTTTCCATGAGCATCATAAGAATTATCGTACATTTTTATGCAAATTACACCTCCATTATAAAAAAATTCTTTGTCAACAAATTTTCTAGAGCTAATATTTCTGCATAGCTCATCGTGCAGTATTTCCGAAATATCGTCGTAATAGGGCAATTTTAAATCAATGGTTCTAGCGTTACCATTATCATCGCCAATATACAAAACCTTATTATCGATATCATAGTCGCCCTTTCTAAGTGATTTAATCTCTTTGTTAGACAGACCTATCCAAATCAAATAAGCGTATAACCTTGCGTAAACAAGATAGAAAATAACGTTACGACTAATAGTACTTGGATCTTCGTATAACTTATTTAGTTTTTCGTTAAGAGTTTCTATTGTCATATAATTTCGAGGGATATCTTTGTAGTTAATCTCAAAATTACAATCTATTCCCTCTTCAATTACCCATTGCTTTAAGTAACCACATTGACTATCATATGATCGTTTTGATACACCTGATAAATATTGATAAATATTATCCTGTAACGACAAATCTTCATTATATTTATTTAATAATCCCAAAAGAACTTGAGATTTTCTTTTGACAACTTCAATGGAAGCTTTCTGTGCGAACAAATGATGTTCTACACTTGTTCTAAGTTGGTCTATAGTGTAAAAACTGTTTAATGACATAAAAATCGTCCTTTCCTGATATAATGCTTACATATAATTGTACTAAAAATTGCCTATAATTATATGTATTATACCACAAAGGACGATTAAATGTCAAGTGTTCACCAATTAATGATGCAGGGCAAGCGAAACATAAATCGCTTGTTCAATCTGCTTCATAACATTAGGTGTCAAATGCCCAAGTGTTTTAATAACACTAGATTTATTAATAGTCAATAGTTGTTCACACAAAACGGTGCTAGTTTTCAGTAAACCGCTTTCAACACCGATTTTAACATGGGTTGGCACATATTTTTTTGTAGCACTTGTAATCGGTACAACTATTATGCAAGGAGAGTGTGCGTTGCCCATGTTATTCTGTACAACAATAGCTGGTCTCCTACCTGTCTGAACTGACTCGCCTACATTTGGCAGATCAACCAAAATTATATCTCCTCTAGTAACTATATTTTTATTAACTCTTCTTTCTCTTGTTTCTGTGGTTATTACTGGTGTTATGGTGTTAATCATACGACATTCAACTCCTCTCTATTAAACGTTTTGTTGTCTCTATTTGTCTTTTTTGTCGTATTTTCTATATTATAATCTGTACTCGAATAATAGTCAACGTTTATTTGATTACGGATATGTTAATTATCTATGAAACGGGACGTTTTCAAAACTGAAATTACCGATATTAAAATTTAGATTTCCGACTTCTGACTTGCTCAAAATTCTTTTTACTTCAGAACTTATTTTGAATACCTGTGCCTTGTTATTTTTACTCTCGTAATTATCATATCCTATAACTTCTATTGGTACTTTACTGATAAGATGGCTATTTTGCAGACTCCATAAACCTGCAAATGCAAGCCCGTGTACATAATCGTACATGACATATGGTGTACATGAATAATCATATTCATCGTTCTCCGTGTCGCCAAACTGTAAATCTATATATAAATCTTTTAGACCGTCAAGCTGTTCCTCTGAAAGATTACCAAGTGTATAACAATCAATTGGCAGTATTGCTTCATGCTCATTTGTTTTAACTCTGGCAAAATCAATGTAATCAACTTTAAGAAAATTCATTAAATTATAACAATCCAAAGATTGAGGAGCAGGCGGCAAGGGAAGTGAGGGTACAACGTGTGTTCCATCATTTTCTCCAACTATGGTTAGTACAATATCTTTACAATTTATCATAACGGTACTGTTGTTATCTTCAACCGTCATTTCGGACAATTCAGTGAGATAGTCTACATCATCACCTAAGCCCAATGACATTATGTAATCGGCTAATAACAAATCATGTACCCTATCTAGTTCTAAGACAAGCCACTCAGGATCATCAAAATACGGCACTAATTTGTCACTTATGCTTTTTAGTGACTTGTATACAACAGGCTCATGCGACAATTTCAGAGCCGTTCCATAAATGTGGTCTGTATTTATGTTGTTAGTGATGATAAATTTGTTCCATAAATTCTCACGAGCAAATGTCATAAGCTCTTGTAATGTCATTTTTTTCATTTTATACACTCCTTTTATTCAATCTCAAAACGAACATCTGTTCTATAATGTTTATACTATACTACAAAACAAATGCTTTGTCAAGGGATATTTGTCCTTTATTTTGTACAGCAATAATTGCCATACTAATTACCACTATCACAATTCTATCACCATTCAATGTCTAAATCAATGATAAATTATTCCCAAAAATAAATACACGATTTAACAGCGACAATAGTTTCTTCGGAAGTTCCATACAATTCCAATATAAACTTCTTTTCGGGTTGATGGGAATGAAAAAGACTCTCCATTCTCATTTACCCATATCTCATGCGACCCCTTACCTCTGCGTGAGTATGAAAACCCACGCTCGGCAAGTAGCCTTTTAAATTTGTTTATGTTCATTTTGTTTATTGTTCCTTTCTTTTCTAATTTTGCAAGATTTAAAAACAAAACTTGCATTTTATTTACTTTAGAATGTTGCATTACACTTTCTCAACATTCTAATAATTCCACTCTGACCCTTTGGCGTTACCATAGGTGTTAGTCCTATTCTGACTTCGCCATTCTGTATGTATGAGCTTTCTTTAAGCTGAAACCATGGCTGAGTGTCTATATACCTCTGATAAGGCATATTCTTATGACCGTCCATACAGCCTAGCACTTTCTTTTCTCTCAAAAAATTAAATAGCCTTGTTCTGCCTATCTTTATTCCGTTTTTAGTTGCCAACTTTGCCATATCGTTCATTGATATACAATCTTCAGAAGTTTGTATATGACTTGCAAAGTCCACAAGAGGTTTATCCTGCTCTATCTTATTATTAAGCTGTCTGATCGTTGATAGATTGAGCCTGAACAGTTCTCTCGTCTGAGCATCGGCATTCGGTAGATAAGTGTTAATGAATATCTCGTCATTGGCTACATAGCCGCCTGTCTTGCGTATAGTCGGGAGAACTTCTGAAGTGACCCAACGTTTAAATGTTTTAGCCTTTGGTAGCTTACTTCCGAGAATAAGAGAATACAAGCCAGACTCATTAATAACTATAGCTTCACGATTTTGACCTGACAGAACAAAACGTTCCGTCAGCTTATCGTCACCGTCAACGTGGTCTCGAATAGCTTTAGGCGTATTGCTATATCCCAAAATCTCAGCCACATCTTTTCCGACAAACCAAGGCTCTCCGTCCTTAACTATTGTCCTCACTGTTCCAAATTCCTTGTTTGTGAATGTTTTGATTCCGTCCATTTTCTTTGTCCTTTCTGTTCTTAATTTACATTGTTGTTTGAAATTTCCTGCTTGCAAGCATAAAAAATACTCCCACCTCTTTAAAGATAATACTTGACAAAGGCAGAAGTATGTGATAGAATATAGTTATACAATCACCATTTGTCAATTCGCTTTTGTGTGGTTGTTCCTAGATATAGTATATTGTCCCTCCTGCAAGATGTGGCAATATACTATATTTTTTATTCTTGATGTTCATGTTCGGCTACATACTTTTTTAAAAAATCCTCAACCAATTTTTGGATTGTAGTATCATTCTTTATGGTGATGATTTTTAATTTTTTATGAAGCTCGTCATCAATACGAATTGGAACTTGTTTAATAACAAAACACCTTCTTTCTACTATCTTGATTTCATTATATCAAAGTGTCAAGGTGAAGTCAACACTTAAAAATAAAAATCTTTCACAAAATTCTAGCGTATTTTTTGTTGAAATACACAATTTTAGTTTCTGAGATATTACACTTAAACCCTAAATCTTGATTTTCAGCCTAAAATATGCTAAAATTTTTTTATTAAAAGTAATTCTAATTAATCTTAGAAATTGGAGGAAATAAAAAATGAGCAAAATAAAATTAATTCTTATTTCACTCATGACAATATTAGCATTGTCCTCATGTAATAGTAAAACAACAAGTTCCATATCTGACAGTAATTTCACTACCACTACAACAAGTACAACAACCACCACTCCCACAACAACTTCTCATACTTTGACAACAACTAAACCATCAACTACCACAACCACTTCCAAATCATCAACTACTACCACAACGACTACAACCACAACGACAACTACAACTACAACGCATGATTATAGTTCTGAAATAAGTGCTTTAGAGCAAGAAAATAATCGCCTACAGGGTGAAATCTCCACCTATCAGAACGAAATAAACAATGAGCAATCTGATATTTCCATCTATGAAATCTACAAATCAGATGCTGAAGATGATGTTGAGGAGGCTAAAATACAGCTTGAAAACGCTAATAAGAAAATGGTTAAAGTTTATGGTGATGGCGGTTGGACTACAGAAGTTGACTCCGAAGCAGTTTCAAAGGCTCAATCTCACTTAGACGATTGTCAAAGAGTTGTTGACGTGTACAATGAACTTATATCAGAAAGTCAAAGCAATATTGATTATTATAACACTTGTATATCCAATAATCAAAGTTCCATTGAAAATAATAATAGTCTTATAAACGATTATCGTAGCAGATAAACACAGTAAAATAAGAAACTTGCCACAAACTAACGAATGAATTTTACAAAGTTCCACAAAATAGTATTGACAAAATGAGTATAGTATGCTATACTATAAATGATGAAAGATTACTTCAACATTTAGTCTAACAGTGAGGACTCATGTCCTTTACTTATATTAATTCTCGGTGTTTCACTACCGCAAATGTGAGCTTTAATTCTCGGTGTTTCACTACCGCAAATGTGAGCTTTAATTCTCGGTGTTTCACTACCGCAAATGTGAGCTTTAATTCTGCGAGAGGTAGGACTTCAGTTTTACCTCTCGCTTTTATTTATAAGGTGACGAATATGATTAACTTCTATGAAGTAGACAAGAACTACATAAAATATCTTCAACAATATGAACCTAAAATTCCAAACATGGAATACCATACTAACCAAAAATTTGTTTGTGGTATAGTGTTGCGTATAAATCAATATAATTATTACGCACCTATATCTTCCAATAAGAAAAAGCAAAGAACAAATATTTTAATTAAGGATTTAGACGGAACAACCTTATCCTCTATTAAGTTTAGCTTTATGTTTCCTGCAAATTACAATTATTTAAAGAAAATGAATTTTCAAGATATACGAAAACAAGATCCTGCCTATTACAGCCTCCTGTTAAAAGAATACAACTTTTGCAAGTCTAATCAAAATAAAATAGAATCCAGGGCAAAACAAGTTTATAAAATGGGTTGTAATCCAGATCATTATTGTTACAATGTTTGTTGTAAGTTCCACCTTTTGGAACAAAAGTATAGAGACTATAATCAGCAACATACCAATACAAAAGAGGTGTCCTCATGTCCGAAATTAAATCAATAACAGACCAAGAAATATTATCATACTGGGACTCAATTAAATCCGTAAGAGGAGTTGCTATTAAACTCGGTATCTCGTGGCAAAGAGTTATTAAAAGTCTTTCTAGTTTAGGTATTATAGTTAATAATACCCACGCCAAAATCACTCAATACCACAAAGAAGGGAAGTCGGCTAATGAGATTGCCGACATAATGAATATGAACGTTAATGTTGTGAAAGCCTATCTTCCACGCAACAGACCTCAATACAAAGTTAATCAATCTAAAAATGCTCTAGCAGTACAAAGGAGCAAAGAACGTCACAAGAAGCACTAAAGGGACTTTTAAAAGTCCCTTTTTATTTTACATACTTATCCACAACTTCCTTACCCACTTCCATTTTTAGCATTTGTTCTTTTACAAGTCTGCTGTCGCAGCCACTATAATGTTGCTCAGTTATCCTCAGATCAGAATGTCCTAGGCTCTGACAGGCAATACGCAAATCTCTAATAACATCTTCGCTACCTTTTTGAATACAACTAATATACACGGAATGTGTCTGCCTAAAGCTATGAGTGCTGTACTTACCTTCTATGCCGTGTTTGGCGGTTATATTCTTTAGAAATGTTGTAACGGAATTAAGTTCCATGGGAGCTATTCTGAGTAGTCTGCCGTTCCAATCATACTTCTCATTAGTATATATGATTTCTTCTTCTCCGTCCTCATTTAAGAAAATATCCTCAATATATTTTCTTTTACGTTCTCCGCTTTGAAAAATATAATCTTCCATATCAAGTCCATAATGCTTAGTAACAAAACTCAGCATTTTCTTCGCAGTATCACAAAGCCATGCTGTTCTCCATTTGTCCGTCTTGTCCTCTTGCAACGTCAAGTAATCTACAATTTTTCCGTTATTATCGGTTAAGTCCTTGACCCTCAAAGTCATTATATCTCCGTAACGATAGCCTGAGTTACAAGCAAAGATTATAATATTTGCTTTGAAATATTTTTTACTCTGAAACAAATCTTCCAAAATCACATTTAGATCATCAGGTCTGAACCAGCTTGCAGACTTCTGCTTGCTTTCCTCGTGCTTTGTAATAGCATTTCTGTGACCCTTTTTTCGTTTTGGCTGTTTTGCTATCTGTATTCTTGACGGAAGTCTGTCCGATAAATCGAAAATTTTGCAAGTTTGAGCTGTACTAATATTCATTTTTCATTCCTCCTCATATACACAATGTAAATACTATCCCTGCTATCAACATAACGCCTGTAAAGAGTAACCCAAAACCACCATAAACAACGTTTCTTACTATCATTCTAACCTTTCTCTGATGTTCCTCTCTGAGCCTTTGGCGGCGTTTAGCTTTTAGGTATGCTTTCCGTATATTGTACTCCTGTTCTTCCTCTATCTTCCGCAGTTCTTTTTTGCGGTCATTGTCTAGCATTTGAACGAAAAGTAATGTGTTTGTATTTTCATTTTTCATATTTATTCCTCCTATATTTATTCCTGCATAAAGAAATACTCCTATCAATCAATGTGATTAATAGGAGTATTTATATTTATTATATTAGTTTTATACGCACAATCGCTTTCATATCGCAAGTAAACTGTCTATTTCTGCAAGTCTTTTAAGAAGCTTTTCACGCTCCACTTTTAAGCTTTCCATGTCTATATCAGATACGAGTTTAACGCCCTCGTGGTCTTTGATTTTGCTATAAATCGTTTCAGGAACACCTTTTACACGAACGATTGTGTTCTTATCAGCCGCTATTCTAGGACTTTTGACAGAGCCACCCGAAGTGGCAAAGCCACCGTTTATAAGCATTGCATTGTCGGAGAAAATAACCTCTCTGTCACGATAAAGTCTTTTCAGAACAACGATTGAGCCAACTCTGATTTCTCCGTCCTCGTAACCCTCAGTATAAGTGTCGAGGTCAAGATCTACTGTGACAGTGCTAACCGCACCAAGTTCTCCACACTCTCCGTAGTATTCGATGAGCAACGCCTTGACGGCTTCCTTGTTCTCCTCTGGGAAGACCCAGCAAGGGGCGTTCCACTTACCCTGTATCTGCTTTGCCCCTGCGACAAAGCTCTTGTTGTACGGACTGTTGACCTTGATTTTCTCGTTTTCAACTGTAACTATCATGTTATTTACCTCCTATTATATTATATTACTTCTTATTGTCAGGTATCTTAGCCCATATTGCCTCTCGATAAGCCAACTCTTGGCTATAGGTTTCATGCCATTGCTTATCCAATTCTTTTCGTTCCTCAAGCGTAAGACTTCTACCCTCATCAATAGCCTTGTAAAATGCGTCATCATAAATCTTTTGAGCTTTATCAAAAGCTCCTATCGGATTGTATTTTCTGTTAATTTCTCTCCGCTTATTTTCACTATGGTTCACACATAGGTAAATAACAATTAAAATAATGGTAGCTAGTAACATTGCTTATTCCTCCTCGTTTAGTTCATGCTCGTTGTAAATTTCTTCATTATTTCTAATTAATTATACCACAAAATTCCTCATTAGTCAACTAGAATTTTGTCGAAAACGTCCATAAAATCAGACAGTATGGCTATTTTTATTAGCCACGTTTTACACTCGTCATCAGTATAGCCGCTACACTTCATTTGTGCGATATGTAATCTGACACGCTCATTCCGTTCCAATGATCTGATACGTTCCATAAGACGTTTATCAGGGTGCTGTATTACCATGTTATTCTGTTTTTCTGTCATTTAAAATTCCTCCTAATCAAAATTTTCCATAGTTCTAATAATTCCATTTTCCGTATAAATGACTAATTTAATATTATCATTCTCGAAAAAATAATTGGCTGATCTTAATTTGTCCTCAAAATTTAGAGTTCTATATAGTTTCCAGCCTATTTTTTCTAGTGTTATTATTGACTCAGAAATTTTCTTGTTAATGAACCTCATATAATTACTTCCTCAATCTCGTGATTGGCGGAGCAGGCAAAAAAGCACCCCACCAATGCTCCGGCTTTGGCGGGGTGTAATTCTAGTAGTCACATATTAATGGCGATTTTTCCGCAGCAGGAAAATTCAACACATAATCAGCAGGGTCAGCAAATGCTGCCGGTTCGTTCGTGTTGTCAAATTCACGTTCGCACGGGGCTATGAAAACCACCAGAAAATCAAATGTGCTGTCAAAATCACAGTTTTTCCGGATGTTGTGTGCATATTTTTTTAACACCGTCCTTGCGGTGTTTTCATCGTCAAAAATTGCCACAGGTGTGTTGATAAATTTTTTGCGTAAATAATGTCGGTCACGCTGATAGGCGGGGCTATCTGTTCTACAACAGCGGAAAAAATTCCGTATTTCATAATTTTGTACCTCCGTTTTTTTCTAATTATACATCATTGTAGTGGCATTGTCAATGCCGCCTGTTGTGGTGTGAGGCTGAAATAGTATTTATAAAAGTATGGTTTTATTCTGATACATATTCACTACAAATTTTCAATAAAATCGTTAATATCCTTAAATCTTCTTATAATAGGTATATATGGTATATTATCAGCATAGATACGTATCTCTCCTGTTAAAATATCTTGCTCGACACAAAAATCACCAAGACTTTGTTCAGGATAGTTCGGTTTATAAGCTATACAACGATATTTTAGCATTTGATTAAAATACAAATCCTCAGATTTTATATTCTTATTAACGTTCTTTAATTTTGTTACAACACGATTTCTAAATTCTTTTGTACTAATTATATTTGCCATAACATTACACCTCCAAAACATTCAAACAGATAATGCCCTTGTTATCAGCATAAACGTTATCAACGCTCGATACTTCCGCATAATTCATATGCTCCGGAACGTCTCCGTAATCTCCGTCATAAACAATTTTCTCCCCAGCGTCCGACCATATCTGAATGTATTGTGCCTCAGGATCAATGAACATTTCCATAAACTCTTTTACTGTCATAGTTAAATTACCTCCTCATTCTTGATTGCCTTTGCACTGATTATCTTTACGGCTCTGCTTCCGTAGTGGTTCTTGACAGCCTGTATAGCCTCACCACGATTGTTCACGTTGTAAACTCTTGTTCTTTCGTGGAATGGTAAACCTTTGAACATAAACACTACCATATAATCTTTCATCATCACACCTCCTCATCGTCAAGACCATCATCAATAAGGTCATCTATTTCCAACTCAAAGCATAGGTCATTCAAGACCGCTTCTTGAGCGGCTACATAACGATAAACTTCACGCTTTTTAGCGTTCTTTTTATCGTTATTATATTCCCTATCTGCCTGCTCAAGTGCTTCCGCTGTCTCGTTATACATCTTTATTATAATTCCGATCATTTCTTCTCTTGTCATGGTTAATTCCTCCTTGATTATCCCTCAATTAGTCTGATTATATCATTGCCATATACAATAGCCTTGATATACTTTTCATTTTGCAACTGCTTAATAAACTCCGTGATAGGTATTGTATATCCTCTGTTAATTTTCCAGCTATACATATTTATGAGATCTTGTAAAAGGTCATATAAGGTATATCCCATAAAGGGGCATTCTTGCGGTGAATAACTCCGCAAGTCCCTTATAACATTATCGCTCATGCTTATGCGTGTTACTCCGTTGAATTTGTGCGTTATTGTGTTCATGCTTATTTCACTCCATCATTAATACATTAATATCTACATTTTATAATCTGAATCATTCCAGACCTAGCACATGAATTGGCTAATTCATCTTGCTCTTTAGCCTTATTAATATCGGCTTGAAATATCTCAGGATTTTTACTTGCATATTTTTCCACAAAATCATTTTTTCTGAGATTATAGAGAAAATAATAGTTCCCATCAACGGCTACAAGCCTATTGTATAAGCTCATTAAATTGATATTTTTCTCTTTGAGTTTGCGTGAGATTTCAAACAACATTCTAGGTGCCAATGAGTTGTTTATAATGGTGCAACTCCTTATAACTCCGATCGTTTTGCTATTATCACCCTTTACTGTAATTGACGTCTTACCGATTTTTATTTCCTCTCCGTTGATTTTTGTAATTTCCATAAATTTCGACCTCCGTATTAAAATAAATGTTTTATTCGCTTTTAAAGTGTGTTATATGGCACTCTCAACGACTTCATGCGGTCATCTTGAGTATATAGGGCGGTTATATAAGCCGCCCTCAGATCGTAAGATTATATAGCTTTTAAGCGTTATAATATTCTATCTGCTTGTGTAATTCCTCTTGCATGATCTTTATTTGATTTTCCGTCAAGTCCTTGATACTCATATTTAAAGCCGCTAAAGCAGGCTCATAATCACAAGTAATACAAGCCTCATGATTAACTAACTCAGTGCTTATCATTTCTCTAAATACTTCATCGCTTGATTTGATCTTATCAAATTCACCTTGCAAATGCTCAAGGATTTTATTTGCACGCTTCACAATTTCATTGTTCTTTACATAGCAGAAACAAGCCGAACAAAAGTATTTATATATTTTGTTCTTTTCCTCAAATTCCTTTTCCCACTGCTTGCCAATTCCAAAGCAAGACAAGCGGTCAAATTGCATGATCCAATAATTTCGCAAGTAATACGATTTTGTGGTGTAGTCGTCATATGACTTTACAACGCTCATCAACTCGACTTCAGTAAAGAGCTTTTTGTTTAACTCCTTGCAATAGTGATCCTTTAAAGCTGATTTTCCTTGCTCCTTAACTAAATATTTATGGTGTAGCTCATATTCATTAGCATAGTAAATATGCTTTTCGTTCTTGAAAACAAGTGCGGAGTATCCAAAGTAGCCGCCAAAATCAACAAAAAGTATATCATGATCCTTTATGTTGATATAGTCAAGAGCTATTTCAGCAGCCTCATCAAATGTCAATAACTCTATATCATTAATTGCAAGGGCTTTTGTATTTGTCATGTTCTCCATAAAAAATATCCTCCTCTCGTGTGCTAGAACTCCATGAAAATAGGTTTATACTGAATCATATTATTATCTTTATTTCCATTAGCCTTTATAATGCCGTTAACCGCTTGCACAACTCCGTATAACCAGCCGTTTAAATAGTCTATGTTTTCGCAAAACTGCACATAAGAGCCGTTTTTAGCGTCCTCAGCAGACTTGAAAATATACCAGCCTTTACCGTAGTCAGCCTTTTCAATGTGGATATAGCCCATATTGACGAAATAAGCCCTTAAATTATCCTTGATAATTGCAATTTGCTTTGGCGTAAAAACCTTCTTAATGTCCTTTACACTGATGCCAATAGTGTTTGTTATGTTCTCCATGGTTAATTCCTCCTCAAATATGTATCGATTATTTTTACTATGTTGTATGGTGTGTTTATTTTCCTCGTGCGGAAAATACCCACATATACCGCCCTTTATGGGCGGTTAATGCTAGTTATCAAGATCTCTTAATTCGTCCTCAAAGCGTTTATAAAATGCGTTGTATACGTCCATGCCGTCATTATTTGAATAAGGCTGGAAATGTATTTCATAGGCTGATGACCATGTATTTACAAATCTCTCATAAATAGCAGCATAGCCACGCTTGCAAGCGTAAAGAGCATTGTCAATCAAGCAACCCTCCACACATTCGATACATTCAGCGTTATTCTGCTTTAGCCATTTTTCAAGATTGTCCACGATAAAAACGTGAATATTTAAAGCTTGTCTATGTGTTCTTGTCCGTGTGTTTACCATAATAATTGACCTCCTCAAAGTCTTAAAGTTGTATAATGTGTAAATAATGGTTATGGTATCCGCTCCACCTCATGCGCCTTAGCGTGTATATACGTTTCTTTTTTGCGATTAAAATTCTTCGATATATTCGAATTCGTCCGGGTCAAATTCAAATACCTCTTGCATTGCCTGTGGCGTGCCTATGTTATACGCACATTCTTCAGCAGTCTTACAGCCGTCAAGATTGCTGTAACTGGCGTTTCTTGCAACGTCAATTGTTAATTCTTCGTCAAATAGGTTTTCATAAATCATGAATCCCTTGCCGTTTTCGTCCACGAATACAACACAGTTATATGCGTTCGTTTTGCAAAAATATCTTTTCATTTTAAATTTACCTCCATTTTTTTGGCTTGTTTTTGTTTTGCTTGTTTTGTTTTTTTATTGTCTCTTTTCTTTTGTTTTGCACTATTCAACTTTTATGTTACGTTCCAGAATTTTGATTCATCATCATTCTCTTTACTGTATTTTTCATCAACATCATCGATGCTGTAAATGTCAACTTTTCCCCATATCATTATAGTGCAATCATTCTCACTCATGATAGATTCAATGTTGATTTTCTTAAAAACTCCTTCTTCGCCTTCTTCGCTGATGCAATAATGGTTTCCGTCTTTGTACTGAATCCACAGATAATCATCTGTTCGCTGTCCGATTTTATTTGCATATCTGAGACCATCGATAATATCAATAACATCATGCAGTGCTTCTTTTCTGCTCTCCCATATCTCAAATACTTGTCCGCTTTTTGTTTCAAACGATTTCATTTCAAACACCTCTTGACTTTTTGATTTTTTTGTGTTATCTTAAAAATATGGTTGATTAAATTCAGATCGTTGCACTGGATTCAATCGTATTAGCGGTTACATATATAACCGCTAAAAGTTTAGGTAAACTGTTAGCGAGATCCCTTTTTTGATATCCCAGTAATTCGGAAACTGGATTAAAAACATTTTGAGCCTATCGTTTTTAAGATTTTGTCATTTTACATTTGACGTTGTTCAATTCGGTTTTAGCCGATTCAAATGACAAATATTTAATTTTCAAGTTGCAAAAATTTGTTATTGATTATAAATCAATTTAATTTACTAGCTATCACATGACCTTGCAAAGATCAACTAGATTTTTTATTGTGCGTGGATCAACTCTTTTCATTTTAGATTTCCGCTTTTTAGTTTTAGCAGTAAACTTAATTGTATCTGGTAAAGGGTTTTTGCTTTTTGGTTTTTGGTTTATTCTTTTCCTTTACTGTATCTATATTATAACATATTTGTAGCTACATTTCTTGTTTATTTTATGAACATTGTAGCTATATTTTATATTTTTCATTGTGATTTCATACAAATTATGCTTAATTAAAATGTACAACTTACACAAAATCTAAAGGAGATTATTATAAAAATGAATACAAAAAATGAACAGATAATTAACAAAAGAGTTGTCGATTGTAAGGAATTGACAAAAAGATTTAGAATATCAGAAGAAGAATTTAAGATAATTGATGAATATGTTTTAAATCATAAACATAAAGTTAAAAATTTGTCAGATTTATGCAGAAAAGCTATATTTGAATATATTAAAAATCACGACTAACTAAACCACAATATATAGTGGTTAATACAGTATTTATTACTTGCAATAAACAATATATAGTATGCTTGTATTTTGAGCTATAAGGCTGCTAGCAAGCGTTATACACTGTTGTATATATGGGTGATATAACTATACTTGATAGCGGTTAGAATGGATTTTAGAGCATACAATATATAGTGGTATTGTAGCGTATTGTGTGTATGTGTATACTATATATCGTGGTTAATGGCTGATGTGTGCTATATATTATGAACTTGCAAGCGGAGATCTTGCAAGGGATCTTGACGTGTATATGTATGTATATGTATGTATGTGTCCAAATATTTGGACTGTTGTAAACGTTGAATGGCAATTAGTTAATTTGTATAATTTTAAAGGCTAATTTTGTGCAAATTGCTAGTTTAAAATAGGGATTGAGTATTAAATTTTAGGTGTATTTTAGTGAGTGTTTACCACTTTAGCGGTGAATAAGGGGTGAAATAGGGAATTGATAGGGATTGATATGTTAAAATATTCATATAAAATGTTCAAATTTTAAAGATGATGATTAAGGGCGTTCGGTATATCGAATAACATTCACCGATAAATATATTTAGCAAAAATCAAATATTGACAATAAACAAATGTGAAAAAAAGTTCAACTATTGACTTAATCAATAATTGATAAAAGTCAAGTATTATAAAGTCAGTTGAGCCTGAGCAGAGCCAGCAGGAACTATATTAATATTCTATGAATTATGATACAATTATTTATATATGTGATTTTGGCAAAAAAGCATATAAACCACGCATTTAAGCTGTTTTATGGATACGTTAATATACTTAACTAAATAGCTTTGGAGGGGGTAACTTTACATTTATGGGAACATATGGAAAGCAGATTATCCCCTTAGTAGTTCCACTCTATCCACACGCCATAAAGCCAAATCCAAAATCAAAATAGCATTTTTTAAAATTTCTGCACATTCTCCCACTATCCCATCAAAACACTCAATTTTCATTCGGTAACACGTTCGAGTAAACTTCGTATCTACGCCATTTTTTCAACTTTTCCAAACCCAAAAATGTACTTAAATACACCGAAACACACCAAAATTAACTTGTAAACATTATTTCTATACCATAAGAAAACAACCCATCACTCCCCAAAATACACTCTATTAAAGACTATAATAGGTCTTATTTTTTTATCCTAAAATGGCTATAAATCTAGTTTTACACTTAAACAATCACTCATTTAAAATTCAATTATAATTCACTGTCAACTCGTCAAACCACACTTCAAAATAGCACACTATCACCGAAACATCTCAAAACAATAAAAAACTATCAAAATATCATTTATAAAACTCATCAAATAACCTATCGTAAAAACGTGAAAAACGTTTTTATGCCTTGATTTACAAGCAAAAACAACGAATAAGCTATCGTAATTTTACCGAACGCTCAGAAACAAAATGTTCAGACGAAAACAAAATATTTAAACAGTTGCCAGACGATCCATACAAACATTAATGTTTAACTGAAAAAATATCTGTGAAGATTAGCGTGACCGTAGGGAACGATAATCAAGCAGGGAAGTTATATACGAGCGTAGCGAGAATATAACTGACTAGCTGTGCGCAGCACAACAAATCAATATCTCATCATTACAAAACTTCATTGTCATAATAACACAGTATCATAATTCCTATTAATTGTACAATCTCACATAAACTTACAATTTATAATTACAATCAAAATTATAATTATAAATATAACCAATACACTAAAAGTTTACATATAAATTTGCATAAGTATATTGACAACTATTTAATTGTACATTATAATTGTAAATGTACTATTAAACGAGTACGTTTGAGAGTTGCTTACTTAATTTGCTTGCAATTTCAAATTGCAATTTTTAAAATATGATTTCACTTCAATTTATCTCTCAGCTCTATTAGTATACCCTTTCACCATTAAACGAGTACACTTGAAATGATATCATATTTTAAAATCAAATTCAAGAAGTAAATATTGTTTATAAAATTGTAAGTTATAGGAAGTGATATTTAACGTCAGTTAATTGTAGTAAACAATAAATTTTTCTGGGGCGTTTACGCCACAGTAAGGATTCTCTTATTATTAAAGATATCTAGTATTATTCTACTCTACACTTTGACCTACACTTTTGCGTACCTAAATGCAAACTTTTTTGCATTTTGACCTACACTTTTGCGTACCTAAATGCAAAAATGGAGAACTAATAATGAAATAGTGAAAGGTGGTGACAAATCATAACTGACAATTATTTTGCAAAAATACCCAAGAAATATATATACGCTGACTCAGCAGACAACTTTGAAATTTTATTGTATCGCTGTCTTAGTTACCTATATAAAACTAGAACAAGGACGGTAGGTACATCTATAAATGAAATTTTGGAATTGTGCAACTGTTCTCTCTACAGTAAGAGTAGTAGAGAAATTACTCATAGGATAAAAGCACTTTTCAATATTTTTATTGCTAGGTCAGATTTGACTTGGGATAACCAATGTGACTATAAATCATTAAATAATGTCAATGCAAACGCTCATTTAAGATTCAAGGTCAACAAAGCAGTGTTTGATCCTCCAGATAATTTCGTAATATTGTACGACACAGAATGGGACAAACTAATGTCTATTTCAAATAGGCTGTCTAAGTCAATACTTCTTCGTGTTTACCTATACATAAAGTCATGGAACTTTCAGAACACAGAAGCTATAACAGAAAGTGTTTGTGGTTGTTACAAGAAAGAAACAATAATGGCAGAAGAATTGCATATGTCGGTTAGACAGCTAGACAACTATTTAAAAGCATTATGTGACAATGGACTAATAGTCAAACACATTACAGGCTCTTATAAAAAGAATGGTAGGGTCTATAATGCTCCTAACGTTTATGTGCTTGGCTCAGACCTGAACGCACAACAACATATTCAAGAAGCTGTCGATAGACTAAAGTATACCTATAAAGTAGATGAATTTCTACCAATGGTACATAAGAACAAGAAAATTAGAAAGGATTGATAAATGTGATAGATAATAAGATTATAGTTTTTGAAAACGAGGACTTTGGAGAACTTAGAATGGTTGAAATTAACGGAGAAGTTTGGTTTGTAGGCAAGGACGTGGCAATGATATTGGGTTATGGAAATGGAAAAGTTAAAAGTAAGGCTTTAGCTAACGCTATAAAAGATCATGTAGATATTGAAGATAAAAGGTTCTTAAACTATGATGAACTTAAAGCGTACCAAAATGGTGACCTTAAAAATATTAGCCACTATGGAATGACAATTATAAATGAAAGCGGTCTATATTCTCTTGTATTTGGAAGTAAATTGTCAACCGCAAAGAGTTTCAAACACTGGGTAACTTCTGAGGTTCTTCCTTCACTTCGTAAAACTGGCACATATAATACACAGGCTTTTAATACACAGGCTTTTGAAGAATTAAAAGCAGAGGTAACAAATCTCAAAGAAGAATTAGAGAAAAACAAATTGCCCAAGAAAACATATAGTCCATGGTTTGGTCGTATGCACCCCAAATATAAATTAATAGAAGATAGTCTAGGTATTACTAGGGGTGCATTGTACAGAGAAATTCTCAAAGAGCTTGCCAATAGATACGGGCTTGATACATACCAAATAGAACAAGACTACTTGTATGAAAATTGCTTGGATAAATGTTATCCTCTTGACCCATATCAGTGTGTTCCGCAATATCGCAATATGATAGAAGATATTATTAATGAGTATTTAATCAGTAACAGTTTGGCTGATAAAAACGATATTATTGCAACTAAGAAATATCAGACGATATTCTCAAAAACTAATTCTAAGATTGATTCTAATGAGTCTCATTTTAACACAGAGGACGGTGAAAACAATGAATAGAAATCACAAAACAACTTCTTTACAACAACTATTCCCTGAAGATTATACATATGAGGCTCAGGACAAGCCTTTAGACGATAATGAAGAATATTTAAGGTTTCGCAGTGAGTATTGGACTATGCTGGCTGAAACTGACGATACATACGCAGAAGATTATATGTAAGATAAAATAAAGGAGACAACAAAATGAACAATTTGAAACTTGTAGAAACAGACGTATTTAATGAAATCGCAACTTGTGACTTTTGGGGTAACATTAATAATGAGTATCTTGTCACAAGAGAACAGATTGGTAGAGCATTGGGTTATAAAAATCCTACAAATGCAATTAAAAATATTCATTTAAAGCATAAAGAAAGATTAGATAAATTTTCAACTCAGCTCACTTTGGGCTATGTTGAGGGGGATAGGTATGTTGAACGTGAAAGAATACTTTATAACCGCAAAGGCATTATGGAGATTTGCCGTTGGTCTAGGCAACCATTAGCAGATAAGTTCATGGATTGGTGTTGGGTGATTATGGATAAGCTTATCTCCAATAGTTTGAATACCGTAACATTATCAAGAGAAGAATATTCTATGATTGTTAATGCTGCCAATGAAGTGGGTCAGCTTAATAAAGTTAATGAACAGCTTACACGTCAGTTGCAAATCATTTCTGCACAGAACACCACAATGCAAGACAAGCTTTCTCGTATGTGGCAGAAAATAATGCTTATTGTTCCACCTGTACACTATTCTTCTTGGAAAAACAAAATGTCTCAGAAAGTTGTTTCGCTTGCAAAGATCTTAGGTTATACAAATGATGATGACAGAAAATCTATTTATGGCGATATTTACAGTATGATGAGGTCAGACTATGATATTGACCTTGACTCCTACAAAGAAAATTATTTGTTATCGCAAACAGATTATAAAAACGTAGCAATGATAGATGTTATTGATAACGATATAGCTCTTAGAGATATTTTCGAGGAAATTGTTGACCGATACATACAAATAAAATCAGGACTGGAGGTAATTAACAATGCCTAAACTAACAAGACTTACAGACAGTGAGTATGCCAATGGCGTACTCGCAGAAGCCAAAAGAATAAACAATAACGAGACAATCCGTAAACAACCGCCTACAGAACAGCAAGTTAGATTGTGTCTTAGAGTGTTAAGAGATTTTCACATACATATAAACAAGGATAATATTCCTAGATTTAAAAGTGTTCAGGAGCTAGAGCTTTGGCAAAAGAAAATGATACACGATAAATTATATGACAGCAACTAAAACGGAAAGGTAGATTAAAATGACAGAAAATAACAAAACTATGATAACTGTATTCGAGAGCAAAGATTTTGGCAAAGTGAGAACGGCAGATATTGATAACAAGATTTACTTTTGCGGCTCTGATGTAGCTAAGGCGTTGGGGTATTTAAGACCAGCGGACGCAATAACATCTCATTGTAAGGGGGTCTGCGTTTTACCGACCCCTTCGGCTGGAGGTGTACAGAAAACAAAATTCATTTCAGAGGGTGACGTTTATCGTCTTATAGCACATAGTAAACTCCCTTCCGCAGAACGCTTTGAGAGTTGAATATTTGACGAGGTACTTCCAACTATACATAAAACAGGCAGTTATATTATGGAAGGCTCGGAAAAGGACAATGAATTAAAACTATTACAAGCTGCGGTTACTCAGCTTCAGAATATGTTACTTGCATTATCGGCTAAAAAAATACCAAATGCAAAAGCTCTGAACATATGGAAGAAACAAATTGGTACTCCGCTTATAGTGAAGTTACAGGATAATGCTTTACAAACTACAGGTGAGGTTGTCGAGTTTGCAGATATGCTACATAGAGTTTATACTCAGATGACTTTAATGTTTGGATTCTGTACTGCTACGGCTCTTAGTGAATTTACAGACAAGTATAACTGTGATTGCACTACAACACAACCTAGTATTATAAATGCTATTGCGGATAATCATGTATATCAGGCTTGGTTTACTCAGGCTTGTAATCAGCTTATGGTTTGTGTAGGTAATGGGGATAGGTTTACATCTGATGATGGTTGTACTTATAATGCTACACAGTTTACTTTAGAGGATGGCTTTGATTTTATAGTTGCAACACTGGCAGAGGTTATGAATGATAGATCGGCTCATCATGCACACACGCTGTCTATGGTTTATAAGAAGATAAACACCACGAGAGGTTGGCGTAATCAAATGACTAGGAAGAAGGCAAAGACTAAGAAAGATGTAATATTGTCGGATAGAAAACAGTTTGCTAAATTTGTGTTAGTTAGCAACGAAATTATAAAGGAATTGGGAAGGAGTTAAATTTATGAGAACATATACGGTAACAAGCAAAGTAACCGCAGAGGAACGTGAGGTTACAATTAACATTTCGTGCGAGAATGGCGAGTGGGTCGCTAATTTGTATACTTGTATTGAGAAGTATGCCAACAAATGCAAAAAGCAGGGTTGGAAACAGATTGATGAAACAAGGCACACCGATGGTACGTTTATCGGAGCTACATTTATTGCTCCTGCCAAAGCCATTAGTATTAGAAACGCTCACCCAACTAAAAGAGTTATCTCAGAAGAACATAAACAAAAGCTTTTAGCTGCGAGAAACAAAGATTAGTTAAAATTGTACATTAATTATGTTAATTTTACAGCTATATTGTTTTGAGTATAATTTTACTTGTGAAGTATTACTCTTTAAAATTTAACACAATTAATGTATGTTCCTGACGGTAGAACGTAGATTATGATAGATATAAAGATAGGAGATATAAATGCTTACAGCACAAATTAATAATCAACCTATAAATTGTTATGACAATAAGTATGATAGAGATACTTTGAAAAAATGGGCGGACAAAGGAATTTTGCAATGTCCTGTTTGTTATGGAAAGTACGAATATTGTCATGGCAAATTGGTAAGCCCTTATTTTAGACACAAAGACAAAACTAAATGTGAGATAATTTACTCTGAACCCGAAACAGAAGAACATATTCAAGGTAAAATAGCATTATTTAATTGGATTAAGAAACAAAATGGTGTTGTCAAGGCTGTTATGGAGGGTTATATAGAAGAAACAAAACAAAGACCTGACATCATGTTTGAGTTTGGCGGACAGCAGTACGTTATAGAATTTCAGTGTACGCCAATAGCAAGTGAGCAAATAGAACGCCATGAGTTGTATCAAGCTGCTAAAATTAATGACATTTGGATTGGCGGTAAGGAAAAATATTCAACTGGCAGGACACATATTGAGAATATTGCATATGCAATGTTTGACTATCAGAAAAACACTTTGTCTAAAGTTAAAGATCTTTTGAATAAAAACTTGTTACCTTATAATAATTTACCGCTTTGGAATTTTAACGAAATACCTTTAGAGAATGTAATGTTTGACGGAAAATTTACTTTTGTAAATCAAATTATGGAAAAATATGTTGATTTATCAATGAAAAAACACAATGCGGAATTAAAAAAGCAAGAGCAGAGACGACATATTCATAGTTTGGTAGAGGTTTGTAAAGTTATTCCAGAATGGTATGCGCAAGTATGTCATCATTGTAAAATCGACATACTTGAAGGCAAATCATCTTCCCCATATTTGATTATGATGAAGTTTGCAAGCGATATTACTGCTCCTTTCACAATTTTCATCAAAGAAAATTTGATTGATGTGTGTGTAACCGAGATGTATAATCGTAGGATAAAAAATAATTCCACTAATTGCGGAAAGTGCTATTGGCAAAAAGCAACTAAATTTGTAAAAATTGAAACACTTAAATATTCGGACAATCAGCAGTTGGTTTCTGTGATTAAAGAATATTTTTCAAAGCAATTACAAAAGGCAGTAATTAATAAATATATGGGAGGAATAACAAATGGCTAAACAACAAATGTATCAGCAGTTTATTTTTAAGTTGCACAGTTCAAGAATTTTAAAAGCACCTGATAAAAATTTAAAGATCTCTATACAAGAAGCTAGAGATAATAGGGAAATTATTTCTCTTGCTGACGGACAAATTTTACAAATGATTGATGAGATAAATTCATTAGATAGAAAATTTACCGCAGATAGGATAAAGGAAATTAAGAGAGAAATAAAGCTTTTGAAAAAGCAGCCAAAGTCGAGAAATACGAGTGTACAAATTAAGAAATGTTATCAGGACTTAGATAACATTCAATGTAAACTTGACTATGTTGCGATTATAATGAATAATAAGGAAGATATTTTTAAGCTGAGTTACGGATTTAGAATAAACGGAACGTACTATAATAGACTTATAGGCACAACAAATGGTATAAAAAAGAACACAGTTATTTATGCTGCCGCAAAGAACTCACAGCATATAAAATTATGTGAGGAATTAACAAGACGCATGAATAATGGAAGAAACTTAAACAAGGAGCTTGTGCCTGCTAAGTTTGAAGCTTATAAAGCATTAACTTGTTCAGCTTCTGTGCCTGTGACACATCCAAAAGATATTCTTGTGGTAGATGATTTGATTGTAACTTGTAAAGAAAAGGTTATAAAAATAACAGATGAGTTTGATGGAGAGCCTGTACTAACTGAGCCTGACAATCCTGAAATTATAGAAGTAAATGACAGTGACGGTTATGGTTTAATAACGCCCACATTGTCGGAGACATGGGCTAAGGATGTTCTTGAGGACTATATACCTAGTGGGTATTGCATAAGAAATAGCTTTTGTAAGGGTATGGTGTTCACGTTTGACTTTCATAAATTTGCCTATAAATATGGTACATTCAATGAAAATGGTGATTGTATTGTTATTGATGTATGGGGAAATAAACATAATATAAAGAATGTAGACTTAATACTTACAACTTCGATGTTAAAATTGTGGGATAGTTATGACAGTATTGATTCATATTTGGAAAATTGTAAGAAAAACGGATATGGCTTTAGAGTAACAAAAGTGTGTCCCGAAAAACTTGAAAATGAACGCAATATGAATTATCAATTTCTGCAAAGCTATGAATTAACAGATGAGGAAATTCAAGAATTGATAGCCCCTACGGTTAATGAAATAAAAGATGTAATTCACGGAGATATTGACAAGACTATATTGTTTTTAAATGGGGCTACTTCAGATGAGGATTTTAGCTTAAACGAGATTGACAATGTTACCAAGTCAGTTATGATAGAACCAAGCATGGCAAATGACCCATTTGTTATAAATCGTATTAATTATATGATTAAGAAAAAAATTACACAGGCTAAAATTGGTGTACTTAAAGTGCATGGTAATTATGCTGTTATTTCAGGCGATCCATTTGCCTTATGTCAAAAAATATTTGGAGTAAATGTTGAGAATGATGATTATGGATTGCTTAAAGCTGGACAAATGTATTCAAAATATTGGTCTGACTATGGGTCTGATAGGGTTGTTTGTTTCAGAGCGCCAATGAGCTGCCATAATAATATTAGGGTCATGAATGTTACAGTTAATAAAATGATGTCTGAATGGTATAAATACATGACAACTGTTAATATTGTCAACTGTCATGACAGTATGGCAGCAGCGTTGAATGGCTTTGATAAGGATTCTGATGCTTTGATTACAACAGATAATCCGATATTGCTCAAAAACACAAGACCAACTAAGACAATTATGTGTGCTCAAAAAAAGGCAAATAAAGAAATTATTTGTGAGTCCAATTTAATGCAGGCTAATTATAACAGCTTTGGTGAAGAAATTGGTAAAATCACAAATAGAATAACTGCAATGTATGATGTTCAAGCAAAATATCCAAAAGAAAGTAGGGAATATAAAATACTAGATTATCGTATTATGTGCGGTCAGCTTCTCCAACAGAATTTTTATCTAAAAGTTCGCTTGTACGGTAACGTGCTTGAAAAATAATTCATTGAATTGCTGGAAAATCCTAAAGTCTAATATACTACAACGCAAGGTTGAAATACCTAAACGTGAAAGTGACGAAAGTAGAAAAAAATGTTAGAATGACACAAGGTTAAATCCTAAATGTTTTATAATGGATAATCAGCAGCCAAGCTCCGAATAGGAGAAGGTTCAGAGACTAAGTGCTTTACAAGTGATTGGTAAAGCCAGTGGTGAACTCCCAAGCGGAAGAAGATATAGTCCGAACTCTATTGAAAGATAGAGGGTGTATTACACACCAGCGTTGAGTAGCGTCAATATTGTCTGTTATATATAAAGAAAAAATAAAGAATAAGGAGGTGTTTATTGTTGGATTTAACAGGGATGAAATTTGGGAGATTAACTGTTTTATCTTCTGCACAATTTCAAGCAAGTAAAAAGAAAATGTGGAATTGTAAGTGTGAGTGTGGCAATTATGTCACTGTTAGAGGAGCATCTTTAACAGGAGGCATAACAAAATCCTGTGGCTGCTTGCAAAAAGAATTAGCCTCAAAAAAGCATAGTAAGCATAATGGCTATGGTACAAGACTTTACGCTATATGGGACAGTATGAGACAAAGATGTAATAACAAGAACTGTCGGGCTTATCATAATTATGGTGGCAGAGGAATTAAAATATGTGATGAATGGGATGACTTTGCTAATTTTAAAGAGTGGGCAATAATTTCAGGTTATGATAATACAGCAAAGAGAGGTACTTGTACCTTAGATAGAATAAATGTAAATGGAAATTATTCCCCTGAAAATTGCAGATGGAATACGATGAAAGAGCAATCAAATAACAGAAGAAATACGATATATATGACAGTAAATGATGAAACACATTCATTGTCAGAATGGGCTTCGATAACAGGTATTAAGTATGATACCTTGTGGAAAAGGTATAAAAAATACGGATGGAGTCCTGAGCGAGTTGTTTCATAAATAAAATATAACAGACAAAAGCTAAACATAATTGGCAATAGATAAAGCAAAAGGTATTATATCCAAGCCTATGCCTGAGGCGTGGTACAACAGATTTGCATTAAACTACAATGATAATGATAGTGACGAGGAAAGAGTCGCAAAGGAATTTAACAAAACAATCATTGCTGATAAGAAACCATATTTTATGTGTTACATATATCCGCAGGAAATGTCAAAATATAAAAATTATATTGAAAATAATAATGCTCAATGTATAAATTTATTTGGCATGACGATTTCTGAATTAGAGGGTCTTAAAGATAAAACGGAAGATCAGCTAAAGTATTTGGATTGGTATTACAAAAAAATGCCTGTTAGCGTTAATGATTGTACTATGAATCGTATTTGCAGGGCTGTTGAGTTGGCTTTTGAAAATTATAACACGGAAGTCAAATCGTCAGCTAGATTTGATTATAAAGTTATGCAATGCAGGCAAAACGATAAATACTCTGACTATTCCAAATTAAAAAAAATGTACGAGAATTATACAAGGGATATAACTCAATACATGGTATTGTCTAAAAAACAACGTTTTGACAAAGAACAAATTGATAATGACAAGATGATAATGACAGAAAATTATCGTAAGTTATGTTCTGAGATTTGCACAGATGAATTTGTGTTGTGTGATATATTGCTTGATATATGCTATAAAACAGAGAAATCTAAGAAATTTGTATGGGATATTTGCGGTGACACTATTGTTGAAAATCTTTTAAGATTAAATGATTGGCAGATGACTTATTATGTACCCGATGAAACTGGAGATATTGATTATGGTGGAACAAAATATAGAAAAGCCACAAGAAAGGTTGGTGTGTAAATGGATATATTCTTAAATGAAATTGCCGAGGCAGAAAGAATAATTGAAAGTAAAGATTTAGGTGTAAAACCGTCACAATCATTGTTTTTGTTGGCTAAATATTACCGATATGAAATGAAGTATAAAAAATCTAAAATAATTACTGTACTAACTGATTTTATCAAATCGACAGGTATAAATTACAGACCTTCTGATTGGGAGAAAAGCGTTGAAAGACAAGTTGACAGAACACGTAATAACCCGCCAATTAATATTGAGTACATCGGCATAACACAAAATGAACTTGAAGATATAGCAAGGCTTAAAAGCCCACCAGTTGAGAGAATAGCTTTTACGGCATTGTGCCTTGCTAAATATAGAAACATTCTTAACGCAAGGAATAATAATTGGGTTTGTGCTAGTCACAAGATGTTATTTTCTCTGTCTAGTGTTAATAAAACTAAATATGAAAAAGAAATGATGATACATAAGTTGGTTAAAGCAGGAATGTTACAACCAGCATTTGCTGTCGGAAATACAAATCTTAAAGTAAAGTTTATTGATGATAATTCTCCAATAGTGCTAAAAATTACCGACATGAGAGAACTCGGCAAAGAATATATGCTGTATAGAGGTAAAAAATATGTACGTTGCAAAAATTGTGGAAGGCTATTTTATAAGAGATCAAATAGTCAGTTGTACTGTAAAAATTGTAAAGGTTATCAAAAAATTAAAACCAAGGTCTTAACCTGCTGTGATTGTGGTAAAGAGTTTGTGGTTGATAGTCAAAGTCGAAAAATTAGATGTGAAGAATGTTATAAAAAGGAAAGAAGCAGGATAAATAAAAACTATCGAGAAAAGACCAGTTCGTTTTAAATAAAAAATAGCCAAACACCTCGTAAGTGCCCAATAACAAAGGGTTTGCGAGGTGTTTTTATTTTACGGTGTTATTTCTTATTATGGATATAGATAATAAACATACTTATCCATTATATATTATATCACACACAAAGTCAATATTCAATGGGCATTGTGTACAAAATTAAAATTGAAAAGGTGGTTATTTTACACATGATTTTCGTCACAAAGGACGAGGCGGATTATCTTCGTCAGAACATTAAGAACGTTAAGATTTTCAAAACGTGCCGTCTGAAAAACAATGGCTCTAATCGTGGTAAGAGATATTCAGAGGAAACATCTGCGGTTGTTAATCTGCTTGCCAAGTACAGAGCTGATTAAAAAATATCTTACAGTACGTCTGTAAGGGTGGGTATATCCCACTAACTTATTTAGAAAAGGAATTTATTTTTTATGACAGTAATAGAAGACCTTCCAATTTCCATTGTAGATAGCTTGGATAAGAGAAAATATCCTACGCCTGAAGAATACAACTATTGGAAATCAAGAGAAAACAGAACATTTTTTATTGATTACGAGGTAGATGAGTTTTATAACCTCATTGAATTAAGCAAAGTTATTATTCAGATGAACATGGAAGAAAGAGAAATTAAAAATCCAAAGCCAATCTTTATTTTCATTCATAGTTATGGTGGAGATATAGAACAGGCAAATTATTTTTGTGACCTGATACAGAGTAGTCATATTCCTATCGTTACTATTGGAATGGGTGTTGCTATGAGTGCAGGCTTTCTTATTTTTCTTGCTGGCAAGCGTAGATATGCGTTTGAACATTGCCAAATGCTTGTTCACCAAGGCTCTGCTGCTTTTCAGGGTAGTGCTGCTGAAATTGAGGAAGCTCAGAAAAATTATAAGAAACAGCTTGAGGGTATGAAATCATATATCCTTGCAAGGACGGACATTGACGAAAAGACTTTTAACAAAAATAGAAATAAAGATTGGTATTTATCTCGTGATGAGCTTGTGAAATACAAGGTGGTCGATAAGATCGTTACATCGTTTGATGAAATTAATTAGGCGGTGTTGTCATGGGAAAGAAAAATAATAATACAATAACCTCGTATGATAACCCACCTGAGAAAATTGACGGTGATCTGTTTTATAGTCTACAATTAGATAAAGAACAAGAAGAATTTGCTAATGCAATTTGGAACAAGGATAATGATATTATTTTCTGTAACTCCAAAAGTGGAAGTGGCAAAACTACCATTGCCGTTGGTATAGCAAATTTACTTGTGCAGTATCAAATGTTCTCAAAGATTATTTATATTGTTTCGCCTTGTGCAGAAGGTAGGTTGGGCTTTCTACCCGGTGATGTAACTTCAAAGAGTGAGGTTTACTATGAACCACTCTATAATGCACTACAGACACTTGGTATAAATCCATTTACGGCTGTATGTACAAATAGTCTTGTTTCTGAGAAGTATGAAGAAGGTTATATCAAACCTCTTACGGACGTTTACCTTAGAGGCGTCAACTTTAAGGACGCAGTTATTATAATTGACGAGTCTCAGAACGCAACTTTTGACAATCTTAAAAAGACTTTAACAAGAATAGGCGAAAACTGCAAGACAATTTGCATAGGGCATACAGGACAGATTGATTTACCCAATCATAAGGCAAGTGGATTTGAGAAATATCTAAATCATTTTTCGGGAAAAGAACATTGTCAGATTTGCGAGTTGTATACTAATCATAGAGGTTGGGTATCAACTTGGGCTGACGAATTGGAGGATTAAGCAAATGGCTAAAATAACAAAAAAGAACGTTCTGTCGGTACAGGGCATTGTAAACATAGAGAACGGAAAAATAACATTTAGCGTTGAAGATATTGAGGGTGAAATTGCCCTTGCGGAACTTATGTCAGATTTCAACGGTCAGGAAGTAAAGCTGTCTGTAAACCAGACAGACGAAATTGCATAATGGGAGGAATTTAAAATTTCTACATACAAAAGATTTGAAGGTGAGTCTGATGACGAGCTTATATTTAGAGTGTGCAAAGATAAGGAAAAGATAGGCACTTGGAATGATGTCAGGGATATTTTAAACGAATTACTTAACGCTGATTTTGGCGAGTCAACTTATCGTAAGAAATTCCAATGCTTTGAGAAAATGTTCAATGCAAATCAGAAAACTTTTGCAGATACAGAAAACACCCTTAATGAAATTCAAGACCAAATTCGTGAATTAAAGAAAGAGCGATATAAACTTCAAACAGAGAAGTTGGAGAATAATAGGTGGCTTAGAGAAAATGCACGAGATGAATTGATAACTGAAAAAATAGTCAATGCAATTTCTGATATAGACCCTATTATAGTTCCTGATTATTTGTCGGGAGTAAATAATAGCAAATCTGCGATATTGGCATTTACTGATTGTCACTTTGGCATAGAGTTTTGCATAAAAGATCTATTTGGCAATGTAATAAACGAATATTCTCCAGAGATATTTGAACGCAGAATGTGGAGTATGCTCGAAAAAGTTGTTGACATCATTGCTAAAGAGGACTTGGCAGAAATTAATGTTTGGGAACTTGGCGACAGTATATCAGGACTTCTCAGATTAAATTCTCAGCTTATGCACCTTAGATATGGTGTCATAGATTCGGCAATAAAGTATGCTGAATTTCTTGCTAATTGGCTCAATGATCTTTCTCAATATACAAAAGTGAATTTCCAAATGGTTAAGGACAGTAATCATTCACAACTTAGACTTCTCGGACAGCCTAAGAATAGTTTTCCTGATGAAAACATGGCAAAGGTGATTATTGCTTTCATAAGGGAAAGACTTAAATATAATCGAAATGTAAACATAATTGAGAATGAAACAGGCTTTTGTTTCAGCGATGTTGAGGGTTATAACGTGCTTGGTTGTCATGGTGAGGTAAAGGATTTACAGAACTGCACAAGTTCTTTTTCAAGAGCGTACAATACAAACATTGATTACGTTTTGGCAGGTCATGTGCATCACCAAACCTCAAAGGAAAATGCAAAACATTCAGAGGTGCTTACAATACGTTCCATGGTAGGCACTGATGACTATGCTATGTCTTTAGGCAAGACTTCTGACACGGGTGCAAGCCTGTTTATATTTGATAATGAATTTGGCAAGATTGCCAACTATGATATAAAAGTAAAGTAGGTGAATACTATGATGATTAAAAAGAGTTATAACGATTTTGATACTTTCATGCAGGATATTATAGATGTATATCTGGAAAATGAGGGCTTTAGTGTTTTATGTGATTACAAGTTGGCTTGTAAGATTATCAAGAAATTTTTATCATTTGACAATAAAACTAAAATTAATTCCATTTCTCTTGATCCGCCTGAGTGGAACGGATATGGTGGCGAATTTGTTGTTTCAACTTTTGAAAACGAGTTGTTTTGTGAAAGAGCAAGACGTGACGATAAGCCAATAATTGTTGGTGATGAGAGTATTGTTTTCGTTCAGCGAGATTTTGTCGGCAAGGATTTTATTGAAGAAGATTATGTTCCAAAGCTTTATTTTGGTTTTACAATTAACGAATAATTTGTAGTTAAATACAACTCCTTTTATTATATTTTGCAGGATAGCAAGCGTTATCCTGCATATTGTCGGATAGCTCAATCGGTAGAGCAATGCACTGTTAATGCGGAGGTTGTGAGTTCGAGTCTCACTCTGACAGCCAAAACAGAACTCAACACGCCTCTTAAAAATGCGTACCACGTTGAGTCTTTTAAATGAAAAATCTGACGAGATTTTTGCACGGATAGTTGACAAAGTTTTGTTGACTATCCTTAGTTTTAATTACAAAGTAATTCAACCTCACGCACCTCTTAACAATGTGTCCCAGTGAGGGGTATTTTAATGCCGTATAAATGTACAAGAGGGCTAACTTGTAAAAAGGTGGTCGGTGAGGTTTGTTGTTTCCAAAAGACGATTAAAGACAGAAAAACAGCGAGCTATGGAGTTATGGTTTTGAGAATTTTGTATTACTCCAAAAACAAAATTCAAGCCCTTATGGGCGAAATAAAGAAGATTAAGTGTGAGGGCAACACTCTAAAGAAATCCCATTTGAAGAATAAGTGCTAAAAGCAGCACTCTAAAGAAAGCTTGAGATGAGAAGAAAGGAGAGGTTAAATGGCTAAGAAAAGCAAACGTATTCAAGTACATGATGATGAAATACTTTCAAAAATCAATTCTGAAACAATGAAACTATGGAACAAATATAAAATTGATATGTCACTTAGAGAACTCTCCGAAAAGACTATCGCAGGCTATCAAAATGATTTAGAGTCTTGGTGGATATACATATACAAAAATCAGGGCAACCAAAGTATTGTTGATCTGACGGAAGATGATATAACTGAATTTTTATATTTTTGTAAAACTGAGGGTAATAATTCAAGACGTATGAAAAGGCGTATGGCTTCAATTTCAGCTTTTTATAAATTTCTGCGTAAAAAGAAGTTAATTACAGAAAATCCAATGGAATTTATGGATAGACCTAAGAAAGATACAGATGTTATTACTCAGACGTTTCTAACTGTTGAACAGGTACAGGAATTAAGAATTGCCTTGCAAAACTTAGTAGAAAACGCTGACACGCATCATAAGAAACATAGGGCTTTACAATATCAGTGTTATGCTCTATTTTCATTATCTACAATGGCTAGGGTCAATGCGGTTGCGAATACTAAGTGGGAACAAATTGATTTTGACAATAGGGTTGTTAATGATGTAGTTGAAAAAGAAGGTTACGTTGTAACTCTTTATTTTTCGGAAGAAGTTAAAGAACTGCTGTTAGGTTTGTTTGAGTACCGCAAGACAAATAATATTATTGACAATGGCTATGTTTTTGTTTCTTATACAGACGGAAAGTTTGATAAGGTAACTAATGGTACATTAAATTCTTGGTGTCATATTATTGGTGAAATGATTAATGTTCCAACGTTACACGCTCATGATTTTCGCCATTCGGGAGCTACGCTATATAAAAATGCAGGTATGTCACTAGAAGATGTTTCGGCATTGCTTAACCATAGTGGAACTGACGTAACGAGAAAATTTTATATTAGGGTTGATAAAAAGAAAATTAGTCAGAATAAGGATAAATTTGATTTTTGAGCGATTAAGCACTCATAGGGCTATAAAAGGGTACTTTTATTACACAAATATAGAGAGGAAAATAATTATGGATGAAAAAGCAATAGAAATTGTAAGAGATTATATTGGAGAACATCTTGACAAATCAGATACAAAGCCTGATTTTGAAGTTTACACAGTATGGAAGTGCAAGGCATTACAGAACTGGAAATACTTGCTTTCAAGCACTCTTTTTGACGGTATGTATTATGAATTAACATACAATGGCGATAAAAAAGAGTGATATCTTGATGCCTACAAGAAATTTGAGAACAAGGTTGTTAAAGAATAGTAATTAAATAGATACCAAATTAAGCACTCTGATTTAAAATTGGGGTGCTTTTATATTGGCTTGAAAATTAAACAAATAAAAAGGAGGTGGTTTTGGTTATGCCAAGGAAAAAAGTAAAAACCCCTGTAAGTACAAAAATATGTACAGAATGTGGCAAGGAAAAGCCACTGTCACAATTTTATACTACTAGAAATAGTAATATTTCTACTGATGGCAAAACGGTAAATATATGTAAGTCTTGTGTTAAAAAAGGTTCTTATAATTCTGATGGAAGCTTAAATATAGAAGCGTTCCAAAAGAAACTAATGTTAATGGATAAACCATATATACCAGAAGCTCTTGACTCTGCTATGAGTGAAGTAAGAAGATCATTAGAATTGGGCAAGGGTAGAACCGATATTATAGGCTGTTATTTTAAAAATGTGTCAACATTGCCACAGTATACGAAACTATCTTTTTTAGACTCTATGAACTTGTTTAATCAGGGCAAGTCTATTACTGAGGCAGTAACTACAACGGAAAAACGCAATATACTTCCTCGAAACGAAGAAGTATATGTAAATATGGTTGATGATTTCGTTGTTACAAACGATATTACTGACTTATTTGGCGAGGGGTACACAAAATCACAGTACCGAAAAATGAAGAAAAAGTTTGATAAATTGAAAGAAAACTACTCAATTCAAACAAACTTACACGAGGAAGCTTTGGCAACCTATGTTCGTTTCAAAGTGAAAGAGGAAGAAGCTACAGCAGCAGGAGATGTTGGAAGTGCTGACAAATGGAATAGAGCTGCCCAAGATGCTGCCGATAAAGCAAAGTTGACTCCAAAACAATTAACGCAGGCTGATTTGCAAGGTGGAGTAACTTGCATTTCGGAAATATCAAAAGCTTGTGAACAAGCGGTTGATATTGTTGAAATATTACCTAAGTTTAAGTACCAACCTAACGATGCTCCTGATTTTATAATATGGTGCTATATTAACTATGCTAGAAAATTAAAAGGATTACCTAAGTGTGAGTATAAGGAAGTATACCAATTTTATGACGACATGAAGAATGAGTACATTTCTCAGTATGGAGATCCCTATGGTATTTTTACTGATGACACATCGGAAAAAAATAGGAGTTCTGTTGAAACGTTTATAAAACTGCCAAAAGATTATGAGAATGGTGACAAGTAATGAACTGGCAAAGAATAAAAGATTTTGAAAAAAATAGTGATAGTGTATTTGGTAAAAATCTACACAATTATTACACTTTTATAAGTTGGGCTAAGTGGTATCCTGATTTATTACTTGACTTAATGAAACCTGAAACAGGTGGATTAAATCTACATTTAGATCAACGTACATTTTTGCGTTGTGACGTTAGATTTATGAGTATGTATGGAACGTTTAGCCGTGGATATGGCAAATGCGTAAGCGGAGATACTATGTTATTTACCGATGAGGGTATTAAAGAGATTGGTGAATATTTTAATTATCAAAATAACGATGTCGAAACCTATTATCCTACACAGGCAAAGGTTACAAATAGATATGGTAACTTAGAATGTTCAACTTTAGGTCTTTATAATGGCAGAAAAAATACTATAAAACTGACAGATAGTAAAGGTTATTCTATAACAGCCACCCCTAATCATAGAGTGCTTGTTATGAAATTAAATGGAAGTGTAGATTTTGTAAAAACAGAAGATATAAAGATTGGCGATTATTTGGTTATTAATCGTAAAAATAATATCTGGGGTAACAATAATAAAGTTGAATATAAAAATGAAATTGGTGCATATGTAGAAAGCTTATCTCAACAATCACGTTCACATTTGAATATCAGAGCAATGCCAGATGGAATTACACCTCAATTAGCATTGATTTACGGATATTTGATTGGAGACGGTTGTATGACTTCAAAAAATACAATTATCTTTACTAATATAGGTGACGAGATATTAGACAAGTTTAAAAATATTACGCAGAAATATTTTAACGTTGATGTCAAAAAAAGAAGTGGCAATAATTACGATTATGAAATTAATGACACTTATTTAAGAAAATATCTCGAAATTATAGGATTTGATTATAGTAGATCATATGATAAAAAAGTACCTAAATCTATAATGGCAGCTAGTAAAGATGTTGTGTCAGCATTTTTACAAGGCTTATTTGACACAGATGGTACAGTAGATAATAAAATTATATCTTTAACAACAGTGTCGGAAAAGTTGGCAAATCAAGTTCATTTTTTATTACTGAATTTTGGTATTGTTTCTAAACTAAGTATTAAGAAAACAAAAAGTAAATTTGGTAAAGCATATCAAATTTGCATATCGGGGAACGATGTTGGTATTTTTAAATCTGAAATTGGTTTTGGTTTAAAGAAAAAGGCTGATAAACTTGATAAGTTGTGCAATAAAAAACATAACACAAATACGGACATAATACCATATCAGAACGAATTAGTTAAATCTGTGCTTAATGAATTGAATTTGCATTGGAGCGTTTCAAGGGAGTTCAATCATATTATAAGCGGAGAATGTGATTTAACATATTCTAAATTAGATAGGTTAATTGCTCTATTGAACGAAAAGGGAGTTGCAAATAACACCTTAAACGAGTTGTATGCAACTCATTATTTTTATAGTCCTGTTGTTAATATTAAACATACTGTTTCAGATACATATGATTTTCATTTACCTCAAACACATTCATTTGTGAGTAATGGAATTATAAGTCATAACACATTCGATGAGGTACTTGCTATGGTCGTAGTAGCAATGCTGTTCCCGAATATTGAATTGGCTCTTTCTGCACAGACTAAAGAAAATGCGGCAGATTTATTGAAATCAAAGTGGAATGAAATTGTAAAATTATATCCACTTTTAAAGGACGAAATAAGAGAAGCTAGGTTTTCAAAGGGAAATGCTTATATTGAGTTCAAAAATGATGCAACCATAGATGCTATTGCAAATGCTCAAAGCACAAAGGGTCAAAGACGTAGAAGGTTAAAAATAGAGGAATCCGCATTGCTGAATAATGCACTGTTTCAAGATGCCCTTGAGCCTGTAGTTGAAGTTCCAAGACTTACGGTTGGCAGACTTGCGATAGTAGACCCAATGGAACTTAATCAGCAAATTCATTTTTTTACAACGGCAGGATTTAGGGGTTCAGACGAATATCAGCGTAGTATTTCAATGTTAGATGATATGGAAAATCTAAAGGGAAAAATAGTTTTGGGAAGCAACTGGCAACTTCCGTGTTGGTATGGTAGGGGAAGTAATAAAAGCAAAATACTTTCAAAGAAGAAAAATTCTTCTGTGGTAGCTTTTGCCCAAAACTATGAACAAGAATGGGTCGGCTGTGCCGATGGTGCGTTAGTTAATATCAACAAATTAATGAATTGTCGTACTTTAACGGAAGCGGTCTTGCAAAATTCAAATCCAGAACAGGAATATTATATGGGCGTGGATGTAGCAAGAAGCCAAAAAACTTCTAATAACCAATCTTCTATTGCTGTAGTGCGTGTAATTAGAAGTAAGGATAAAGGGAGAATTATTTACATTGATGTGGTGAATATTATTAATATTCCTAACGTACTTAATTTTAATGCCCAAGCTGCTATTATCAAAAAAGTTCAAAAACTTTATATGGCTAAAGTAGTTGTGTTAGATGCTAATGGACTTGGTGTTGGATTGGCTGATGAACTTTTAAAAGACACGATTGACAATTCTACAGGTAAGGATTTGGGCTGTTGGGACACTATTAATGACGATAATGTTCCAGAAGTTCCTAATTCGCCACAAATACTTTACAATATGAAAGCTCAGACTTGGCAAAATGAAATTGTAAGCACTTTTATAGATATGGTGGATAGTGGCAAACTTAGATTGCTGGAAAAAAGACAAGATAATGATTTTACCGATAATGAATGGGATAGTTTTGACGATAAAGTTAGACCTTTTATTGAGACAGATGCTTTTATTGAAGAAGCCGCGAATTTAAAGATGAAACATCTTAATAACGGCAACATTACTATTGAACAAGTTGTAAAAAAAGTAAATAAGGATAGAGTTTCGGCATTGATCTATGTGTTGTGGTACGTTAATAAATATGCCCAAGACATAAATAACGATGAATACGATTATTGTTGTTTATTTAACTAATGTAAGTACAAATGAAAGTGAGGTGAAGCTATGCCTGAGAATATTGCAGAGAATACTGAGAATGTTATTGAAAACAATCAGGATAAAACAGAAAATGTTTCAGAAACTAACTCCATGTCAAATACACAAGAGCGTTCCTATGAGTCAAATGCTTTTTATGAAATGACATCTTTTTTTGAAGATTGTATTGAAGATTTACCTATTAATATTGAGGATATTAAGAAATTTGCTCATAATCCGCAAATACATATAAAAAATATTCGCAAAATTTGTCGGTGGGCGTACTATGAAAATGGCTCTGTTATGACTTCTATCAACTATCTTAAAACCATGTTCACTTTAGATAAGGTGGTTTATTCAAAGTCAAAGACTAAACGCAAGAAGAAATTTGAAAATGCAAGACAGCTAATGCAACAAACTCTTGACACAATAAGATATAAGGAAGTTATTCGAGATAATTTGTTTAACGATATGATTGAGGGAATGGACTTTAAATACTTTGAGATCACAAAGTCCGTATTCGCTGACAAGTATCTTGATGATATTGATACTTTGAACATTGTAGAGATTAATGAATTGGGGATTAAATGTGCCATTATTAATCTGCCTGTTGACTATTGTCGTATAGTTGGCAGAAAGAATGGTTCACCTATTGTTGCTTTTGATTTAAGATACTTTGACGATATGGCAGAAGATGACAAAAGAAGAAAATTACAGGCTTTCCCAAGAGAAATTCGAGAAGCGTATAGTAAACATTCAACTCACAATAATATTAAGCCATGGAAAGTTTTAAATAATGATAATACAATGGTGACAAAAATTAACTGTAAGGCTATTAATCCTTATGGTGTTCCACTAATGATTTGTGCGTTGGACGATGTATTGTACGCAGATTATTTCACTTCTACAAAGCGAAATGTATTAGATCAGTTGAATAATCAAATTATTTATCAAACATTTCCTGAAGCAAAAGACGGACGTTGCACTTTGACGGAAAGCCAGCAGAAAAACCAACATAAGGTAGTTAAAGATGCTATTACTACAAGACAAAATAAATATGGCAAGTCATTTTTCTCGCTTGCCGCAGGTACAAAATTAAATGACATAAAAGTTGACACTTCTATTTTTGATGAAAAGAACGAAAATGCCAATAAATCAAAAGTGCCTGCCGATTTGGGTATTGCTAGTAGTGTCCTTGACGGTAATAGTACAGGAAACTATGCTGTTGCAACACTTAATTTGGAGTTGGTTGCAGGAAACGTATATGATTGGATAAATATGTTTATTATGGAATTGAATAAATGTATTAACGCCAATATTATTAAGGATAAAAAGCTTTATATGGAGTGTGCTATTTTACCTGTTACTTTTGTAAATAGAGATAAACAGGTTAAATATATGACCGACCTTTATGCTAGAGGTAAGGGGTCTTTAACAGCTTGGATTGCAAGCACTGGTTGGGATAGTGATGTATACTTGTCGCTTATGGATTATGAACTGGATAATGATTGGGAAAATAAATATCCAACGCATAAGACGAGTTATACCATGAGTAGTAAAGATAATGACCCAAGTGATGCAGACCACTCAAACGGTGGTAGAACTAAGGTAGCTGAAAAGACAAACGAAAATAGCATAATGAGCGAAAATCTAAATGGAAACGCTCAACCAAAACCTTCAACAACAAACTAAAACCTAAGTTGCGTTTAGTGACTAGGTTTATTTTATGTCAGAAAAGAGGTGAAAGTTAGTGTTTCATTGTGAAATAAGCGAAGCAAAGAGGTCGGACGGTCGCAGACGTGTAAAGTTGGTACTGCACGAAATTCATCAAGACCGTAATCACTATAACAAAAATGGTATTAGTTACAATGAGCAATATGTTAGAGACAACGCAGATAGTATTATTGGTATGCCTATTTGTGCAACATTTTTGGATAGTGAAAAAGATATTCCATACGACCATGGAATGACAGGTCAAGATGGCAATATGCCATTATTTGAAAATTCTGTTCAAGTAGGTTCTGCTGATGGTTGGTCTATTGAAGATATTCAGATTAATGGTGAGAAACATAAAGTTCTTATTGCCGAGGGCTATATTAATCAGCAACGTTATCCACATTTTATTGAATGGCTTGAAAACAAAATTAACGATGGTGATACAATATATGGTTCTGTTGAATTTGTTGGTAAAGGCAAAAATAAAATAGTGTATGACGGAGAGCCTGTCGAAAAAGGTAGAGTACCAAAAGTTTATGACTATAGTGGATATTGCATTTTAACTGTCGAGCCTAGTGACGATAGTGCAATACTGATAGAACTAAATCAAAAGATAAAGGAGGACGAGAAAGTGGACGAAAAGACACTTAATCAGATTATTTCTGCTGTTGAGAATAAGATTACTGAACTCAATACTAAAAATGCAGATTATGAGAGTAAGATTGCTGAAATGAATGAGATTATTTCTACAAAAGATGCCGAGATAGCAACTCTTACAGATGAAAAGGCAACAGCCGAAACAAATGCTTGTCAGAAAGACGAGAAGATTAATGAACTTAACGGACTCGTTGAAACAATGAAAGCAGAATTGAATGAACTTAAAAAGTCTGCAAAGATTGCAGAACTCAATTCAGCTCTTGGAGATTTTTCAGATGACGAAAAGAACATGGCAAAGGATAAGCTTGACAAGTTTAACGCAGATCCTATGGGTTGTGGTATCGAGGTAAACGATATTGTTACAGAAATAAATGCTTGTATCGGTGCTGAGACAAAGAAGAAGGAAAAGGCAATGGCTGTTGAGATTAATTCTCAGAACAATTTTGCCGCTGACATATTTGGTTGCGTAGATACCGACAACGATGACGATAAGAATGATAAACTCGATATTGATAATCTGTTTGTATAAAAAAATATGATTGGAGGAATTTTAAATGATTAAATTTGCAAATATTGGTGATTTCAAGGTAGCACAGAATTTTGGCTATCTCAAGACACCTGTTGTTCTTGAGAACGGCATGGCTGTTACATATGATCTTAAAACAAAGGCTGTTGCTCTGCCAACCGCAACAACTGCAAAGCAGGCTGGTCTTGCAGTTGTAATGAACAGAATTGATAAGCCTGAGACACTTACACCAAATGATTATAGAGTTGAGGTTGGTGAGTTTCCACGCATTTTTACTCTTGCTTCTCTTGCAGGACATCTTTTTGATATGGACGATACAGTTGTAACAACAGCTTATAATACACTCGCAGTAGGTGACAAGCTTGTTGTTGGTACTGATGGCAAGTGGGCTAAGAGTGCTGATGTTTCTGATTATGCAGAGTATCTTGAAGTTGTGGAAAAGACAAGTTTTGGCGGTAACGGACTTAGAGTCGTTGTACACGCTTAATTAATGAATGTAAAATAAAGGACGGTGTTTTAATAATGGTTAATACTTCTTTTGAACTTAATAATCTGAATAAGTCTGAGGTTGCTGTCAAGAACGCAAAGGCTTTCAACGAAGTAGTTGAGATTTGTTCTGCTCTTTTTGCAGGCAAAGATACATCAAAGTACGGTCAGAAGGTAGACGCAGTACGTTCAAGAATTTCAAAGCTTGGTGAGCAGGCACTTGCAGGCGATAGCAGAGCAGTTGCAGAGATTAATACTATTGTAAAGTATATTATACAGCCAAGACTTCTTGAGGCAACGAAGGTATTTAATTTCCTTGGTAACTATCATGAGATTGGCTACGATGAGCAGCCAAAGATTAAGACTTATTCTTATGAGGGTCTTGATGCGAGACTTCAGGCTTCTGGTTCTGATGTAGGTTTTGCAGGTAGAAAGTGGGTAGAGTACCCAATCGTAACTCAGACAATTTCTTCTGGTATGGCTATTGATTATCGTGAGCTTGCTTCTGGTAATTTTGCTGGTACTGTAGCAGAGGAAATGGCGCAGGTACAGACCGACATGAACAACAAGGGTGTTGCTTATGTATTTGACGTTATTAAGTCTGCACTGAAGAATAACACTGAATATGTAAAGTTCTATGGTGAGTATGACTCTGCCCCAACTCAGACACAGGTTGATGGTATGGTAAATAAGGTTAGAAAGCTTGGTAAGGTTGGTATTGCAGGTGACTTCTCACTTATTTCTGGTATCTGCGATTGGAACGGCTATAAGACAGTTGGTTCTACACCAATCCCATTCTTCAATGCTACACAGGTAGATGAGATTGCAAGAACAGGTCTTAATGGTTTCTATAAGGGTTCAGCTCTTATTGAACTTGAGAACCCATATAACTTTACAAAACCACTTGCTGACAAGTCAGGTTTTGACACATACTATAATCCAAATGATCTGTGGTTTATTGCACAGGGAACAAATTCTCCAGTAAATATCTTTAGACGTGGTGGTATTACAACCATGACAGGCAATGATGTTGAGACAGGTACAGTAAAGACACGTTTCGATATGGAGCTTGGTGCTGACGTTGTAAAGGGCAGAGAATTTGAAATTGGTCTGCTTACAAAGCAGGGTTAATTACATAATAATTATTGATGTGGCGAGGGTATAAACTCTTGCCACATTATTATTATATTTGAAAGGAAGATTAAAAATTTGGCAAATGTAAGAAAAAATACAACTACTGCCACAATTAATAACGATATTACAGAAGTAAAGTCTAAAAGGGAAATTCAGCTTACCGATAGAGTATTTTTGGAAAACACTCGTAATTGGGAATTGGGTTTTAGGGCTGTGGAAACACAAAGAGATATTACTATTCCACCAAATGCAAAGAAATTTGCACAGCTTAATGTTGGAGAGGTTATGGCTCAGATACAGGAAGGCAATGGAATGTTTTGTGGTACTGACGGCTTTGGCAATAACGCTTATCTGAAAATTCTTGACGAGGATATAAGAAGATACGTTTTTTCACTTGACGAGAGTGATAATAATGATCCTGTTATTCTTGATATTGACAGCGTAAAGGCACTACTTGGCATTAGCAATAAGGCTGATTTTATGGCTGAACTCTCAAGACTTGTAGTTACTGAAGGTGATAAGAAAATGATTATTCCACTTGCCAAAGAAGTTGGAATTGACAATGTGGCAGTTTATAAGCGTAACGAAATAGAAAATATTTCAGGCTATAAGTTTTAGAAAGGGTGTGGTTAAAATGGCTACTACCTATGAAGATGTGGTCGCTGTTTTTGAGTCCACATTTCTTGAAAGGGTTGCGTTAAGTGACGACCTTGTTTTTCAGTGGTTTAAAATGGCTTGTGGCGAGTTTTCAACTCAAATTAGTCAGCTTTACTTTAATAATGAGAAAAGAATGTTTACTGATATTGACGGAAACGATATTGTTTTGAATCAGATAGTTGTTAATATATTGGGCTATACAATAAAGAGATTTTATTGTGAAAGACAATATAACAAAATTGTCAAACGTAGCAACATAGTTTCTAAGGATTTATCAATAAACAACTCAGAGGGTGACAAAAGACAAGCTAAAGTTGAGATTGATTGGGTGAACTTTAAAATAGTTGACCTTTATGAGCAACTTAAAGACACTGCGTATAATTGAGGTGGTTGAATGAGTAAAGAATGGTACTTAATTCGGCAACCGTATTATACGGAAGGTTCTGAAAAACAAGATTTGTTGTTTGATAGTGAAATGTCATTTAATGACGTTTTAGAGGATAGCGTTATTGAAGATGATATTATTCTGTGCAGTGGAGTGTTTAATGGTGAGAATTTTGAAAATGAATTTGCTACAAAGGGCATAATTCAGAATGAAATACCTGACACGCCAACACAAGCTTGGCAAAGACAGGTTTTGACTTATATTAGTACGATATCTGACTATAAGTATATTAAATACGATAATAAGATTTGGCTAATATTGACCGAGCCTACAAACAACAAGCTGTATGAAAAATCTATTTTGTACTTGTGTAATTACGTTATTAAGTGGCAAGACGAAAACGGCATAGTTCATTATAAGCCGTGTAATATTCAAAATGCTTCACAGTATAATTCGGGTACAAATGAGACAAAAGTAATTACCATTGGTTACGATCAGTTGATGATGTACATTTCGCTTGACGAGGAAACGAAATATTTTCCTCATGATAAGCGTTTTTTCATTGATTATAATGACAAAGAGCCTACACCTTACAGAATTACTAGACCTGATACTGTCAGCTTTTCTTTTGGAAATGGCAGATGTATGCACATTATCTTGTCAGAGAGTCAATACAATCCGCAGACAGATAGAATTGACCTTATGCTATGTGATTACTTTAAGCCCAATAATTCAACCAAACCTGTTGAAATAACTTACAGTGGTAATGCAGAAATTCGTTGTGGTGGTACAGTGAAAACATTTACTGCAAAAACAGATAAGAGTGTTATTTGGTCTTTAAAATTACTTGATAAACAACAAGATTTTGTTACCATGATAGCAAATGAAAATAAGGTAAAGATAAAGTGTTTAAACAACAACGATCTAATTGGTAGCTCTTTTAAATTGGTTTGTATAGTTGATGATGTTTCGTCTGAGTTGTTAGTTAATATAGTGGGAGGTGTGTAAAATGCCAATAAATTCTGTTATATCGGAGTGGAAAAATAAAGCTATTTCTATGATATTATCACAAGATAATATATTAAATTTATTTGAAAAGGACGAGGAAGAACTAGAAAATATTGTGTATTCTAATATATACCCTTTTTTATATATACCTTACACTCAAACCGATGTAGAATTGTATCTTAACATTGAAGTTTCAGTTCCGAAAGTAATATGGGGGGCATTTAAGGGTTATCCACAAATGATAATCCAAATAATTTGTCACCAAGATAAAATGAGACTTAACAAAGCCGGTATTTCCAAAACTAGAATGGATTATGTGTCTGAATTGTTAGGTCAGTTATTTAACAACTCAGATGGTTGGAGTGGCAATAGAATACAACTTATTTCGGACGTACCAGATAATTTGTCACCTGTTTATAAAAGGCGTACCTTAATATTTCAAGGTGAAGAACTTACGATAAATCCATGTGAGGGTAATTAGTTATGGACGAGCTTTCGATTTATCGTAATAAAAAAGAAACATTTATGTTAGGCAAGTTTGAAATTCACAACCCAACTTTGGACGAGATTTCAGACGAGTCAAAACTAGGTGAAAAACAGTTTTGGGTCATTGTGTCTGACATAATTTCAACTCCATATGATAGAAGGCTATATCTTTGGAGCAAGGGTATTGATTTTAACTCAGTAGATAGTTTTGACTTGTTTTGTGATATTGTCGAAAATCATTTGCTAACTGATGTTTCATTTATAATCCGTAATATTGATTTTGGTAAGATGAAACGCTATATTGACACGAATAGCGGTGATATTATTTTATTTGATGTTTATAACAATATTCAAATAGGTAAAGCAGATTATGAACTGCTTACTGAATATTTCAGGAAAATGCTTCATATCGCTGATAACAATATTAAAGACGGAAATGAACACACTCGAAAATGGAGACTACAATATGAATTAGACAAGCTTGAAAGACAATTAGCTAGGGGTGAGTATCAAGAAAAAGAATTTCGCTCTATTTTGTTGCCATATATTTCAACATTAACAAATATTGAAGGGTTTAAATACAACTGGGACACGGTTTGGTCGTTACCTATTAATGTTTTTTATGATTGTCTTTTAAGAAATCAAATCATAAATCAAGCACAGAAGCTTACCACAGGTTTGTATAGCGGTACTATTTATTATAAGGACATTAAGAATAAAGAAGAATTAAATTGTTTCCGTACATGGTAACGAAAACAATAGAAAATAAAGGAGGAAATAATATGTTTAATCCAGACAAATTGCTTTTTAAACAAGCTATTTCAGGTCAGATGTTTTCGCCTACTGACGGAGTGCTGTTTTGGACTCTTGAGGATTTGAAAAACGTAAACATTCAGACCAATGCTACTTCACAGGATAAGACAGATGCAACAGGTGCTGTAATTGCAAAATACTATGACGCTGACACAGCTCAGATTACAGGTAATACATCATTTCTTACGCTGTCACTTCTTGCTGCTCAGTGGGGTACAGAAAAGAACGTTGCAAGTTCTACTAACAAAATTCTCATTCCTAAAAGGGAGAAGATTAAGGTGGGTAGTGATGTGACTAAGATTACTCTTAGTAAAGTTCCTGTAGGTGGAATATCATTCATTTATCTGCTTAATGAAAGGAAGGAACAGGTCGCTTCTTACAAATACGCAGCGGTAAATTCAGAAAAGGAATTTTCACTTGATGCGGCTAAGAAAGAAATTACACTTCCGACAGATACTGCTATCAAGGAAGGAATGACTATTCAGGTATATTATACATATGAGTCTGAAAATGCAGTTGACATTACAAAGAGTACGAATGATATGCCAAAATCAGGTGAATTTTGGCTTGAATCAATCTTTACAGATATTTGTGATAAAAATATTGAATATCATGGTTGGGTTGTCATGGCATCTGCACAGCTTTCTCCTGAGACTCAGATACCGCTTGACAAGACGGGCGACTTCCCATTTACTATTGACTCTTTGAAGGACTATTGTAGTGACGAGGGTCAGCTTCTGAGAGTTGTTATTCCAGAGGATTAATATGGAAAACAATCATGAGTGTGTTATTTGCGGTAATGGATATTATGCGTGTAATAAATGTGATAAAATAAATAGTTGGAGGAGATATGTGGACACACCATCTTGTTATCAATTATATTTAATCATAGAAGAATATATGCACGAAGTCATTTCCAAGGTTGAAGCAAGAAAACTTCTTGCCAATATTGGTATTACTTCCGAAACATTAAAAAAGAAAGATTATAAAGAGTCGGTCTATAATGTTTTGGCTGATATTACAAACCTTAAAAATAGTACAATAAATAAAAAAACTAAATAAAATAGAAAGGGCGGTTATTATGATAAGTATTGACCGCCCTTATTTTTTTATAAAGAGGTAAAAATGACAGATAGAAGTAAATTCAATGTAGATAAAGACAAATCAAAACGTAGTTATAATGGTATTATTTTTGACTCAGTGTTAGAAATGAAATATTATCGTGACGTACTTTGTCCTTTAGTGGAAAGCGGTGGAGTGATTTCGTATGAGTTACAGAAACCATATGAACTGCAACCGAAGTTCGTTCACGATGGCAAAACTGTGCTGCCAATTAAATATGTCGCTGATTTTGTGGTTACTTATAAAAATGGTGTCACTGAAGTTATAGATACAAAAGGTATGCCAGACTCAGTGGCAATACTTAAACGTAAATTGTTTTGGTATTGCTATCCAAACATTACATATAAGTGGATTACTTATGTTAAAAAATTTGGTGGGTGGATTGACTACGACAAATGTAAAAAACTTAGAAATGAAGAAAAGAAACGCAAGAAGATGGAGGAAAGTTGAATGAAAAATAAGCTTAGTTTTGCGGAAATGCAGGCATTTATAAATAATGTAGTCAAGGGTACAGTTGAGTACGGAGCAGGATATGAAGAAATTTTGCGTAAATATTACATTATCACTCTTTACGGAGAACATAAATTTTTATCAGATGATATTGCAGAGATTTATGATAGTGGAGAACTGGATAGGGAATGTAATAATATTGATTGGGAGTCGATTGATGACGCACAGTATAGCATGATTAATGCAGCTATTGACAACGGTATTGATATGAGCGTTAGATATAAGGCGGCTGAAAAGGTTATGAGCATGGCAAACATAGCTGTAACGGAGCTTGTAAACAAGGCAAAAGAAATGATAGAACAGACAAACAATACTATGAAGGATTTTGACACTGGAAGTTTAAATGAGGTACTGAAAACATTGAAAGACAGTAATGACATGGCAAATAAAATTGTAATTTCAAACAATAAGGACGGTGACTAATATGTTCTTTGCAGAACAGAAAATAACACTCGGGGTAGTTCCTAATGCTAGGAATATTCATAGGTTTGTGTATTTTGCACAGGTACGTCCCTCTGTGATTAATCTGACAACAGATAGAACGGTCAATGGTAAATCAATTATAGGTCTTTGTAGCCTTGGTTTAAGAAATGGTGACAAAGTTACGATAGAAACACATAGTAAAGTTTCTCAGAAGCAAGCTGACGAGGATTTAAAGCTTGTTGTAAATTGGTTGTGTGGTGAGGAATAAATGGTTGTAAAAAACCTTAAAGAACTAGAGCGAGAACTAAGAACAAGAATTGATTACGCTCTGCTTACAGATGTTACCGAGGTTGTTACCACTGTTATGCTAGATCATATTGAAAGAGATGTTTACGATAGTTATGTACCACATGAATATGTAAGACGATATGATAATGGTGGCTTAATGGATATTAACAATATTAATTCTTCTATTGAAGGTGACACTTTAGTTGTAGAGAATGATACAATGGCTAATCCATATATTTTTGTTCAGAGCAAAATGGTTAAGTCAGATAATGCAGACCAAGAATTAGCACCTATCATTGAAACTGGTTGGGGGTACGATTTTGGAAATTGGACGTATCATGGTGTTGCTAGACCGTTTATGTATAACACAAAAGAGGATTTAAGGGATAACAAATATCACGTTATGGCTTTAAGACAAGGACTTAAAAGACAAGGAATAGAGGTGAAGTGAAATGGCAGATGATTTAAAAATACGAGTTCCTGTGGAACTTGACACAAGTAAAGTTAAGGACGATATACCTAAATTAAATAATGTACTTGCAAATGATAATAAGGCTCATGCTAAAATCATTGGTGAGTTGGACTTGAATAAAACACAAAAGAAAATTCAATCTCAACTTGCTACAATCAGCAAAAATCTAAAAATAGATATTGGTGGTTTAAATGTAACTTCTATTCAGAGTAGTATAAAGGCTGCTGAAAAACAGGTAACTAGCTCTGTTAAAAATATAAAGCATGAGATACAGAATATTGACACAACTCTTGCAGAAACTTTTAAGGCAGGTTTTAATAAAGACGGACAAATAGATATTGTTAAAACTATTGAAAATGCAAGAAAAGTTTTGAGTCAGTTTGGCAATCCGACATTTTCATGGACTAAAGATAGTTCGGGTGAAGTCACTCAAATTGCGGCAGAAGTTACAAGCTTAACAGGTCAAGTTGAAAAATTGAAATATGCTCTGAACGAAACAAATGGGTCATTTGACTATCTATCGGGTAGCAGTTCTGAAAAGGGTATCTTAAAGCTGATTGCGGATATTGATAAGGCTAAGTCAAAATACACAACACTTCTTTCCGAGTTTAAGTCATCAAATTCGGGTATTGAGACAGGGCTTACTAAGGAAATTGCAGATGTTAACAATGCTATTAACAACCTTGGTAAAGGTGGCTCAGTTGCGGAAGTTGACAGTTTGTTTAACACTCTCAAGACTACTGCAAACGAGATTAAGCAAAATCTTGATACTACTTCAAGTTCGTTTAATAAAGTAACAAATGCTGAAAACACTTTGGCAAAAATGCCTGCCACAATACAAGAAATTTCAAATAACTTTTCTAAGCTGAAAAATCAGCCACAAGAAATTGTGGATTTAATTCAAGGCTTAGACACTCAATTAACTAAGGTAAAAGATACCGAGGAGAATTTTGGACGCAATAAAAAATGGTCTGAGGAATATCGTGAGTTAGTTGTTTCGGTTAAAAAAGCAGAAACAGAAATAAAGAGTTTACAGTTACTTGAAAAATCTGATAATTCTGAGGCACAACAGCAAGCTCATTATTACAATAAGATGTTTGGTGAGATCAAACAGATTAATAAACTTAAAAAGCAACAGGTCAATGCTGGCGAGCAAGAAAATGTTGAGCTAAAAAGACAGATTAAAAATCTTGAGAGCAGAGTTTCTTATGATGAGAAGCAGCTTAAAAAGAAGAAACTGATTACAGAAGAACTTGAAAGACAAAAAAACGAATTAATAAACATTGGTAGGGAAGAGCTTAGATTAGCCAATTCTCGTTCTGCCGATAAATCGTCAGCTACCTCTACTAAAACAGAAAATAATGTAGCTAGACTTACGCAAAATCTCACCACCTTAGAAACAAAGTGGAAAGAGTCGCCTATTTTTAATGGAGAATTTCAAGAAAAGTTTAATGAGTTAAAAACAAGTTTATCTAATGTGGGTGGTGATCCTAAAGCATTAGATGAATATCGTATTAAACTCAATGAGCTAACAAACGAGTTAAAGAGGGCTGATGTAGCTTATAAAGCTAGTTTTTCTAGCAACAAATCACAACAGAGCATAGAAGCCACAAAACAGAACATTAAAAAGTTAATATACACAATTCAGACATGGCAACAGGCTAATACTAAAGCCATGAGCAAGAATACTTTTAATGGCGGTACATATCAGGTTGAAACTGATAATATGATAGCTTCACTCAAAAAGTTGCTTAATGCCAGTGATTTAACTGCGAGCGATTTGAAAGCCAATGTTGATAAAATCAATCGTAGTTTTAGGACAATGAGTTCTGAGGCACAGGCGGCAGGTGTGAATGGTTTAAGCTTTTTCGATAAGATTAAAGAGGACGCTTTAAAGTTTACAAGCTGGATGAGTTTAACTACTGTGATTTCAGGTGTGTCAAGAGAAGCTGTTAAGTTCTATAATAATGTTGTAGACATTGATACAGCTATGACAGAATTGCGTAAGGTTACTGATAACACAAATCAGCAATATGCCGAGTTCTTTGATAATATAGGTCAAAAGGCTAAAGATTTAAAGATTGATTTATCTGATCTTATTTCTCAAACCGCAGAATGGGGCAAACGTGGTTATAGTTTAGATGAAGCTGAAACACTTGCCACAAACTCAGGTATTTATTCAGTTGTTGGTGAAGTAGATAATGCAACAGCAGTACAAGACCTAACAACAGTTATGAAAAGCTATAACATGACAGTTGACGAGTCTATCAATATTGTCGATAAGTTTAACGCAATATCAAACAAGTATGCTGTTTCAGCAAGTGATATTGGTGATATGTTGTCAAGGTCAGTATCTTCACTGAGCGTAGCAGGAAATACACTAGACCAAGCAATAGCAATGGGTACAGCCATTACAGAAATAACTGGAGACGCAGCCGAAGCGGGTAAACGCAAATTGCCCGACTATATAGTAATATATAGCAAGTTAGTAGCTATATCGGTTAAAAGCTAAAGGATAGCCAAGACCGAGCAAAGACTAATATATGTATATAAAGGAAATTTTATTATGAAAAATTATTATAACGTATCGTCATTAAGACTGATGCGTTTTTTATTTGCATTAGGTTTCGATAAAGAGAGTTATATTAACTCAAAAGGCAAAGAAAATTGGAGATTTGAGAATAATGAGAATTTGCAAATTGCTCTAAAATTTTATAGGGACATGAGGAGTAAAAATAGATAGGAGTTGGTTATATGCCAAAAAAATTATATCCGCATATATGTGATTACTGTGGAAAGGAACATTCTATTTCGACAAGCACTTACAATAAGTTAATCAATGGTAAAAGCAAACATTGCTATTGTTCAACCGAATGTAAAGCAAATGCTCAAAGGCGTGGTGATTATGTTATATGTGCTAACTGTGGAAAAAATTTTTATAAAAAACCATCAGAAATAAAGCAGCAAGAAAATTTGTATTGCTGTACAGAGTGTGAATTTGAACATAGAAAGAAAGTCCATAGGGAAGAAAGAACTTGTGAAATATGTGGCAAAACATTTGTAGTAGGGAAAAGATCAAAACAAAGATTTTGTTCCCCTGAGTGTCAGCATGAATGGCAGACACAGAGAGTTGGCGAGAAAAGTTCTCATTTTATACCGAGTTATAGCAAATGCGATTATTGTGGTAAAATGTTTCATATTTCATTGTATAATCAAAAAACATATGCACATCATTTTTGTTCATTAACTTGTAGGCAAAAATGGTACAGTGAAGTATTTTCACAAGACGATAATTGGAAAGAAAAGTCGAGAATTAAAATGTTGGAAACATTGACGTCAGGAAAAATAAGCTTGACAAATTCTTTACCACAAAGACTTGTCGATGAAATGCTAACAGAGACAAATGTTCCTTTTGAAAGAGAAAAAACAATCGACTTTTATTCTGTCGATAATTTTTTACTAGGCTACAATTTAATTATTGAAGTTCAAGGTGATTATTGGCATTATAATCCAACTACTTTTACAACACCTCCTACAAAAATGCAAATAAAAAATCGTGGTAGAGACAAGGCGAAACATAATTTTATTAAACATAAATATGGAATAGAAATTTTATATTTGTGGGAATATGATATTGTTCACAATAAAGAATTATGTGTTGAGTTGATAAAAAAATATATTATAAATCAGGGTAACCTTGAAAACTATCATAGTTTTAATTACAATATTATCGAAAACCAATTATGTATAAAAGACAATATTACTACGGCATAAAATAAATACATATATTAGAATGCGTAACGACTATAACACTTGATATGGTAACATATTAAGTTTCGCTACTCCCCTTAGTTAAAGGGTGAATATATAGTCTGAACTCGTACTATAATCCTATAAAAAGAAATACGAGAGTTAGCCAGAAATGACTAACCGCTACATATTTAATGTAGTCAGTACCAATATAATTGGGAAAGTAACAGATTGAACAGTTTGAAAGTTCTGTCAATGCGACTTCGTGGAGCAAAAACAGAACTTGAAGATGCAGGCGAGTCAACAGAGGGCATGGCAGTATCAACCTCAAAACTGAGGGAAGATATTAAAGCTCTTACTAACGTAAATGGCACAGGTGGCTTTGATATAATGAAGGACTCTCAGAACTTTAAGAGTACCTATGAAATCATGAAAGGTATCGCCAATGTTTGGAATGACCTTACTGATACATCAAAAGCCGCTATCATAGAGAAAATCGCAGGCAAACAAAGAGGCAATACAATTACTGCATTGCTTACAAACATGAGTCAAGCGGATAAAATTGTTAATGACTCAATAGGCTCTGCTGGGTCTGCTATGTCAGAGTATGAAAAATACCTTGACTCTATCCAAGGAAGAGTGCAAGGTTTTCAGACAAGTATCGAAAATTTGTCGGCTACTCTGATTAATGGTGATTTGGTTAAATTCGGTATCACCAGTGGAACACAAATTATTGATGTTCTTGATAATCTAATTAGTAAATTCGGTGTTTTAGAAACACTTATTCCTACCGTTATGGCAGGATTATCATTCAAAAACGTAGGTAAACAATTATTAAAGATGCCAACTTATGCACAGCCACAAACTATATGTGCATAGGTCACACACGTTTTAAAATAAGGTTGCCAAATTGCTGAGAACGGCTAAAGCTTTGCGACTACTTATAGCAATGGCACTATAAGAGTGAGGAAACTCGGAAACAATAGCAAAGATGACATATGCTGAGATAAAAGCCTATTATACTATTATAATAGGTGCTAAGTGTTGTTAAAAATGTCAGGTCAGCAGCCAACCCCTATCGGGAGATACGGACTAGGTTCAGAGAGTAGACGGTAACTATCTTGTGGTAAGATAAAGGTGTACTCCAACTATAGGTAACACCTATAGCGTTTCAAAAAATGAATTATCCCTCATTTATTTAGTTTTGTCCTTTGACAGTGAGGGTGGGATAAAACTGTTACCAATCATTTTGCATAGTGATTTATTTTACACTATTCATTTGCGTATGTCAACACTAAATTTGTTCGTTAATAAAAATTTTACATTTATATTAACACAATGTTTGTTAATGCAACCAATATATGGCTTGACATTAGTTCCTAAAATGGGTATACTAAGTTAAGAACAGTCCTTACAAGTCTAAAATATGATTGTGTGGCATATTTTATAAAAGTGTTATATAATCATATTAAATTATTCACAAAATCTCTTTTAGTATTTTTGTTAAAGAGTAAAGAATAAAATATAATTAAGTAGTTTAGAATAAAATGGAGAGGTGTGATAATATGGAAATGGGTAAGGAACTTAAACTATCATTAAAAGTTGAATATCAAAAAGATACAGATAGTATCGAAATTACAACTAATGGACAATCAAGTGGTATAACTCTTCCATCTAAGATGTTTCTGCCATTTGTACAAACATTACTTCGTGTCGGTTTGGATATGCAAGACAAAAAGGTAGTTGATTTGGGATTGCGAGAGGGGTGATATCATGAGAAACACTAGAGATGTTTATGTTAAAAATGTAAATGTTTGTAGAGAGGATGGTTATAAAACCAGTTTGTTGGATATCTTAAATATTGAGCCATATTATATGGAAATCAAACAGACTCTCGACAATATCTATTGTTGTACTGTTGACAATCTTGACGAGATGTCGAAGTGTATCAAGTGGTTGCAGAATAATAAGTTTAAGAACTTTGTTGTCAAGAAGATTTATGTTAGCCGTATAAGAAGTGAAATCTATGTAATTGCTGATTTTGACGATGGCAAAATAGGTGAAGTTTTGGACGAATATTATGAAGCAACTTTTACTTTTACAACTAATTACAAACAAGACATTGTTTTCATGATTACTTCCGAAAAGAATTTAGTGGAAGCAAATATGCCTAAATTTGAAGAAGTGATTGAGGTGACTCCTAGTGTCTAACTCGCAGGATTATTCTAAAAAAATAAAACATAATGAGTTGTTTGTGCAATGTCTAAAGGACACAGATGTTAAAGAATATGACGATTTTTCGGATTGGATAATAGTCGGTATATTCTATTCGTCACTTCATTATATGAATTTGTTTTTATCCAAGAGATATGATGACATAGATCTTGAAACTGTAAAGAGTCATAAAGATAGAAATATTATCATACAGAAAAAATGTCCGTATCAAATTCATATGGCATATCGCACCTTATATGAGTTAAGTAGAGAGGCGAGATATCAATGTTCAGATGTATCGTCTAAAGTCCGTTTTGTGGAACAGAAATATCAAGAATTAAAGAACTTGTGTTCTGAACAAATGCAACGGAGCGTTTCTAAGAGATAACGTGGACTACATAATGAATAACTATAAAATAAGACCCTAGATTTTCTCTAGGGTCTTTTATGGTGGTTAGCATAAATAATTTTCACTAATTTCCAGCTTGCAATTTTGTGCATATTGTATATTGATTTTTTGCTATTAATGTCATATAATATAGTAAAGAAATGATTCAAGAGATTGAATACTTCAAATGTTTGTCGCTGCTAGATATGCGACTAATAAATAGTCTAGTTCAAATGTTTGTCGCTGCTAGATATGCGACTAATAAATAGTCTAGTTCAAATATAGTCTCGCCTAGAGCGAGACTATTTGTTTTGAGGGACATAAATCAATGGAAGTTGGACATTTTTACTTTTTGGACAATCAATATTATCAAGATTTTAATGACGATAAGCTTATGAGCAACCATGAAATTGTTAATGGTAAAATACATGATCGTCCTTGCTATTGTTGTATAGATACATCTGACAGCAATATTTATTGGGTCATTCCAATATCTTCACAAGTTGAAAAATATCGAAAAATATATAACAAGAAGATTAGCAAGAATGGAAAATGCGATACCATTGATTTTGGAAAAGTGCTTGGTGCAGAGAGAGCGTTTTTAATTCAAAATATGTGTCCTGTTACCGATAAATATATAAAGAATGAGTATCAACATTTGGGTGCGCCAGTAGCCATTGACTATACGACTTATAAAAGAATAGTATCTAAGGCTACAAAGGTGTCTGCTTTGGTACATAATAATAATTCGCATTTGATATTTCCAGATGTGTTGAAAATTGAAGAAGTGCTAAAGTCAAAAAATAAATAGAATACAATGTAAATAAAGCTCCGATATTCTCGGAGCTTTTGTTATATATGAACATACATTGTTTACTTTTGCCCATTTGTACACTTGTGTACACCCGTACTCATTATCTATTCCCTCAAATTAACATTTACGTTAGTCCAATCCTTGCCGTCACGTTCCATAGTGACAGTATAGTACAATCTGCCCTTAACACCAAAACTATTTTCAGCATCTACATATGATGATACGGTGTAGCTATCATCATGATGTGTAATAAAGTTTTTATCATACATTGGATAATCTGCCGTGGCAGGGGCTTTTAACTGTTTGTTTACATAGAATTTAGCCGCTGTGTAGGCTTCTTGGCTGTAGTCTTTGTTATCATCTAAACAAATTGTAATTATTTTGACAATAAAGATTATTATTCCAAGTGCTGTTAATATAAGAACAAAGACAATTTTAAGTGGGAGATGTCCTTGTTCTTGCTGTGTTGTAATATTGTTTTCTTCCATTGTATATCCTCCTTTTTTATTTCAAAACTATAAAATATGATTGTTAGGTCTTTAAATCAATCATTGATGACAATGGGGAAAGAAATATTAGCATATTAGGAAAGACTATTGCTGATTGGAAAAAGGGCAGTTCCGAAAAAATAACTCTAATTCCTGCAAATGAAGTAGCGAATATTCGTCAGTTTAATAATCTTTTAGCACAGGGTAAATCGGTCGCTGAAGCCGAGTCAATAGCTTTAAAGGGTTGCTCTGAAACAACTCTCAATGTTGCTAGAAGTGCTAATGGTGCAGCGGTATCAGAAGAAATACTTTCCGCTTCTTTAAAGGGTGTTGCAACTTCCTCTAAGCTTGCTGCCGCTGGCATGAAGATATTATCAGCTGTTGGTAATATGGCTTTTGGACTAGGATTGTCTATCTTGCTTGATGGTATTATAACACTTTTTGATAATATTGTCAATGGTGCAGATAATGCAAAAGAAAGTTTAGCTCAGTTTACAAGTAGTTTCTCTGACTCTATTGACAAATTAGATGAAGAAAACAAATCAGTAAACGAATTAGTAAATCGTTATGTAACTTTGGTTGCGACAACAGATGACTTGTCAACTGTTAAAGACGATTTGAATACTATTCAGGACAACTTAATTGACAAGTACGGTAATGAAGCTAAGAGCCTTGATTTACTTAATGACAAAATGTCTGAGAATATTAAGAAAATCAAAGAGTGGAAAAAAGAAAAGGCTGAGAGTGAACTTTATCAAGAGTCGGATATTACTGATCCTGATGATAGTGATAGAAAGCTGAGTGTTAAAGAAGCCTATGATTTAGCACAAAAGAAATTAAAAGAGGGAAGCTCTTTTAACAAGGGTCTTTTTACTACTGATTACGGTGGCAAAGGGCAAGCCTATGTATCAGACGGTCTATTCAGTGGCTATAATTCTAATGCTGATATCAACAAGGTCGGCTCTCGTGGTTATGGTGATTGGTACAGTTACAAGAATGACATTGAACCAATTCTCAAAAAGTATAATAACGTTGGTATAAGCACTAATGCTTATAGTAATTTACTTTTCGCAGGTACAATGCAAGAACGTATTGATACCATGCAAAAGGTTTATGATGAATTATCCGAGAAATGGGCAAACATTTCAAAAGACGATAATCGTAACAAGTGGTTGGCTGATTTGCAAAAAGAAATTGCTACCACAACAGAGGAATATGATAAACTTTCTAATGCCGTTGATAAATACAACGAAATTCAGAAAACACTTGAAAACTATAGCACAAGTGAAGAATTTAGCAAAGCATTTGATGAAGCTCAGAAAGCTACTGAAAGTTATAGTCATGCTGTAGCAAATAAAAATATTGATGATATTGATAGGCTTTATGATTTAACTCAGAAATACAAAGATAAGTTAATCAACTTGGCTAATGGTGACGAGGATTTAATTGACTATGTTAATACTTTCTTTGAAACTTTACCTGCAAAATTAACAACAGGTACTTTTGATATTTCTGAGTGGACGGACGATATTGACGAAGTTCAGAATAAAGCAAAATCACTTAAAGATACCTTAACGAGCCTGCAAGACGGAAGTATTTCGGATAGTGATTTGGTTGAATTGTTTAAATCATATCCTGACTTGGCTAAATTCTCAGGCAACACGGAAAAGCTGACAGAAGAAGTTAAGAAACTGATAAGACAAAACCCTAAAGAATTAATAAACAGATTAAAAGAACTATCAAACAGTTTGCCGAATGGCAATGATAAGGCTAATGTAGAAGGTCTTATTTCAAGCCTTGAAAAACTCGGAGAGGTAGCTTCTTCTATTTCTGAAGTTAAGCTGTCTGTAGACGATATTGAGAAAATTTATGAGGAAACATTTGATGATCTTATAGATAAAGCCGAGGACGAGAAAGATATTCTTGAAGAGCAAAAGAATATTCTTGCAGAACAAAAAACTCAACTTGACAATATTATTTCTCAGTATGAAACTGTTGCAAACACAGTGGAGTCTTATATTGACGAGCAGAAATTAGCTATTGAGGACAGATATAATGCTGAAATTGATGCCATTAAAGCCGTTAATGAAGAAAAACAAGATACTATTGACTTACAGGAGAAGTTAAATAATCTTGAAAATGCTAAAAAGAAAAAGGTAAATGTTTATTCTGAGGCTAGTGGTTGGCACTTAGAAACCAATACCGAGGAAGTAAACAAAGCACAACAGGAATATGAACAGGCTAGTGCTGATAAACGTGTATCTGACCTTGAAAAACAGCGTGATAAGGAAACTTCACTATGGGATAAGTATAAACAACAGTGGCAAGACCTTATCAATAGCTCTACCAATGCAGAAAATGAACAGCTTGCTAAAGATATTTTAGGTGTTAATTGGACGGATAAGATAGCACAGCAAGACACGAATATTCTTAATGACTTTGCGAGCAAATATCAATCTTATCGTTCTCAACTTTCAGATCAGGTTGAAAAGGAAATTGAGAGCGTTGAAAAAGAGATAACGGCTAAAAGCAAAGAAATTGAGGCATACAAGAAAGAAAAAGAAGCTTTATCAAAGTATGTTACGGATATTACGAATAAGAACAAAAACTATATAAAACAGTTGACAAACGTTTCTGAAAAAGAAATGCAAACTATGGAAGGTAGGACTAAGTTCTTAGAGGATTGCAAAAAACGTGCTAGGGAAGCTCTTGACTATTCTGATATTTCTGTTGAGGGTGCTAAATCGAATGGTTTATATCTTGTCCAATATGACGGTGAAACTGTTGGAACAGGGCTTGATGAAGCGCAAGCAGAACAGTTAAAATCTGAACTGTACGGCAAAATGGTTTCATCAGAACTCTTGGCTAATCCTATGCTTGGTAAGAATAAGGGTGCATTAACAGCTATTCTTAACGCTTTAAAGAGTAAGTTTAACATTATTAAGCCATATCGTTCAGGTGGTATTGATGATTATACAGGGCTTGCTCAACTTCATGGAAAGCCAAATGCAGTTGAAACTATCTTCAATTCAGAGCAAGGCAGAAAACTGTATAACCTTGTGGCTAATACGGATAACCTTGTCAATTATATTGGAAATAAGATTTATAACGGCATAACAGATTTGGTAAGAACAAAAATGTCCTCGCCAAACAATATTCAAAATAGAAATGACACAAACAATAAAACTATTGTATTCCAGATCGATACTGTCAATACAACAGACGGCACAACATTCTTAGAGCAGATGAACGCTTATCTGCAACAGGCTGATTTGGATAGAATAGTCGGTAAAAATTATTAAATAAACACAAAAGTAATAAAGAGCCATTAATTATTTAGTGGCTCTTATCTTTTGGAAAACAAGAGAGGTGACAAAAATGATTATGACTCCTACATTGGTATTTCCTGATGATGAGGTTGTAAAGATAGATAAACATAAGGACGTAAATGGTGAATATGATCGTGCGCCACATTTCAGTTATCAGTTTAATTGTACAGCAGGTTCGGCTATGCGTTGGGCATTATGCGAGTACACAAACCTTAAAACAGGTGAAGTTAATCACTCTTATTTTCCAAAGGGTGGTGACATAAACACCTTTTACAATGGTGATAAAGTTGGTGTCAATGAGTTGGTTTTCAACGATATTGCTGAGAACGGTCATGATTACCAATATCGATACATTCTTTTTCAAACAGACCCTACAACCATAGCTGACGATACTCAATATGGAGATGGTGTTGGTTTGTATGATATGTATTTCTGCCGTGGAAAAATTCAGAGAGCAGGTTCTTCAACATCATTTTACATAAACAAGGAAATAGGCAATTTGAAAGACGCTTATTATTATGAACGTGCTGACGGTTCAAATTACCTAGTTGGTGGTGCATACATGGAGATAGGCGAGGAACGTAGGTTTATTGAAAAGTATGACTACAAAACAGGCATGGTTACATTGAAATCTGCTTTTACAAATACACCAACAGTAGGCACTGAATTTAGGATATTTACTAATTACTTTATAGATAAACCGCATTATGTAAAATGCAGAAATGACCCTGATTGTATTGTGACGGCTGAAGTAAATGAAAACAATTCTACTAGACCAATACATTGTGAAACAACGTACACTCACCCTAATCATGTCGGCTTGAAATATTATAAGTATTATTTGTATCAGATAATTAATTCAAATGTAGTCTATGACGGAACTATTCAGGACAGCACAAATGACACAACTCAGGTCAATCTTGGTAAAAGTATAGGTGAAAATATAGTAAATAAGTGTATTACTATAGAGGTAGAGCCTAGTGGAACAGAGGGTCACGTTACCGAGGGTATTAATGGTTTTATTTCTAACTATAATACTGCTACTGGAATGGCTATAATTTATTGCCCTGCAAATACTCAGTTTGTAAAAGGTGCAAAATTTACTGTTTATAGTGAAACACAGAAATTAATTGGCGAGAGTCCTGCAATTTATAATTTCAGACTCAACTATGATTTCTATGCTATGCAAGCAGGAAATTCATATTGTGTTGTTAGTGAGATTATGACACTTGACGATAAAATGTATCATTTTAGCAAAAGAGTATCGTTCCAAGGCAACGAGTTAGGTGATTTAGTAAACAACTTTAATTGTCTAATGATTAATAATCGTATAGCAATGCTGTCATGGAATACAACTCTTAGTGGTACTGCAAAGATTTTTAGACGTAATGTGAATGAAGAAGATTATGTTTTTCTTGGTACTACTAATACAAAGAGCTTTTTTGACACAACAGTTGGCAATAAGCAGACTTATGAATATTATGTTTGTTACGGAGATTACAAACCATATAAATCAGAGCAAGTATCGGTAGACAAGGACGGTTGGTTTATATACTCTTTAACCGATTTGGGTACAAAATATAACAAAAAGTATTATGCTATTTCTGAGTGTTGGGAGTTTATAACAGGTATGACCGATAATGATATTACATCAAATATTGGTCTTGCAGTACACACAGGAACAGGTATTAAACCAAAAACAACTAGAACAGTAACAGATTATGAGAGTGGTTCTTTCTCTGCTGATCTTTTAACAATTAATTGCCCTGATGGTCGAATAGTCGATAATATTGACAGGGTAAAAGCATGGATTAGATTTATTAAAGGCAAGAATGATTTTATGTTAAAATCTCATAAGGGCGATGTTTGGATTATAAACATTTCAGATAACCCTACTAGAATTTATGATAGCACAAGTGTATTAGGGCTGACTAATATTAAGTATGATTGGATTGAAGTTGAAGATATAAATGATGTAATAATTATTAGATAGGAGGTAGGAAAGTATTATGGATTATTATAATAAAATAGACAATGCTTATCTTGCCGAGTTACATAAGCCAATGCGAAAAATGTATGTTAAAATGGAAATTTTATCACACTATGAAGGTGCTATTGGCGAAATAACAAGTGACTTATCTTCTACAGATGGTTCAATAACAATTAATAAAGAGCAAGGCTGCCGTAGGTCTTGCTCTTTATCTATTATTGATAGAAGCGGTAAATATATACCTCAAAAAGATAGCTCATTTTGGTACAATCGAAAATTCAAAATCTTCATCGGCTTGCAAGTTGACGAAGATCTTTATTGGTTTCCGCAAGGTGTTTTTATTACAAAGTCAGCAAACTCTAATGGTAGACGATTAAATGTTGAGGGTGTTGATAAATATGGTTTTCTTGATGGAACATTAAATGCTAGAATGTGCCTTGTTGAGTATCAGGCTAGTGTAACTAATTCTAAAAAAGGAACGAATATTGCGACTTTAATTAAGGACACGCTTATGCTTGATTTGGGTAATAATATACCTCTTGACCCTGTTGAGCCGATTATCGACCCTATATTCTATAATGCAACTCTGTATGACGATATTGTAATTGATGAGGGTGGTTATCTTGGTGAGATTTTTGACAAGATTGCCGAAATGTATGGTGCTAATATCTATTACGATGTCAATGGCAGATTGAGAATGGAAAGAGTTTTCAACTATAATTTACCTTCTTGGTATCGTCATTTATCACCACAATTTGAATTGAGTGAAACCGAAATTACAGAAACGGATATTAATTATACTTATAATTATGACGGTGTAAACATTATTACAGTTACAACAGATAATACAAATGGTGAAATTTATTCGTACACAGCTAAAAATGAAAACCCACAATCACCTGTAAACATAAATGCCATTGGTTATAAGGGTTTGGACGGTGGTACTTATTACATACCTCTAGGAGATACAAGTGAGGAAAGCGGAGAGGAAAAGTGTAGGCAACAAGCCGAATATATGTTATTGCAACATACTTGCATGAGTACAGGTATTAGTTATAATCTGCCGATTACTCCACATTTGAATGTTGATAATACCGTTAGGGTTAGCAATGATTATTATAATTTTGACAAACAGTTATTTATCGTAAACTCTATTACAATGCCTTTATCGGCTTCTGAAATGAGTATTGAAGCCACTAATCTGCAATGGCTACCATTTGATACAGATTGTATTTCGATTTACTGTGAAACTTTAAGCGATACAGTGACAATATCTTATAACACGAATGGTGGCAAGGATAAAGACGGCAATACTATCACTTATAAGAGTATCAGCCAAGCCCCTAATAAACAAATCGTTTTACAAGGTGGGGATATGTATAACGAGAATAAATTGTTCGCATGGACGGATAGTCAGGGCAATAAATACAATTATGGTGACGTGTACACTGTACCAAATAATAACGCAACACTGATAGCTCAATGGATAACAGGAAATGAAGTTACAGTTACTAATACATTGTCGGCAGATAGTACGGTAGAATTTCAATCTATGTCACCGTCACGTTGCTTGATACGTTATGATGACAACGAAGTAGCCAGACGTAACACAAACACAATTTCAACATTTAAAAAGAATTATTCTTTGGGTACACACAATACAACTATTGTGTCTGAGAGTGATGATTTAACTAACTTTGACAATGCTTTTGATAAAAGAACAACTACAAAGATAGATTGTTCCAAAGTAAAAGCTACCTACCTCACTTCACCTATGGGAAACGGATTTGAAAATATGACAGACTTTGTTTTCCCTGCTAATCTTTCAAATATTTCGACCAGTAAGGGTGTGTTGTCAGGTTGCAAAAAGCTTACCAAGATTACATTTCCTATAGTATACTGTGATATTTCACACCCTGAATCGTTTCTTGCTAATAGCACATTTGTTAATGGTTTGGAACTATCTTACACCTTGAATTTCACACCAATGGTTTCAGTTGATAAGCAAACAGGTATCGAAGAAATAAAACAAAACGAGATGCTAAAAGGAAGTCATGTTGTTGGAAAATTAAACATCAAAGCGGCAACCACAAATAAGTGTGTAGTGTATGTAAACAAAGAGACGACAAGTTTAATTATTTATCCTGCGACAGTACAGGGAAGATTCTACCTTATGGGTAAAGGTATTGATGGAGATTTATCTGGACTTCAAAGCATACAAATTGGGCGATCTACTAACATTAACGATACCGATGGTTTTGCAAGTAATACATCAGCAAACATAAATCTGAGTTTGGACTTTCAATCGGGTAATTGTACTACCAAAATACCTAAAAACGCTTTTAATGGCTATAGTGGTAATACGATTAATGTTGTAATTTATGGTAATGTGACCGACAGTAATGGTATCACGCTTGAAAGCGGATCGTTTTGCAATATGCCTAATATGGCAAAATTGCCAATGACAAATAGTACAAGTTTAAAAACTATACCTGAGAACTGTATGAATAATTTAACATCATTAACTTCAGCGACTACAGGCTATGTGGTTGACGTCGAGGGTTGTAACGATATGCCTAATCTGACAACTCTAAGAATTGAAAGTTCTTGCGAAATAGTAAACGGATTTAATAACTGCCCTAAATTGAAAAATCTGTCATTCATGAGTGACGGAAAAGTAAAAGAAATTGGTGGTTTAAATAATAACGCTATCACGACATTTTATGTCCCAAATATGGCTTTGTCTGTATCGGGCGTGAATAATTGCTCTGCATTAACAACGGTTGTTATTGGAGCTTCTTTGACTAGCTTTACAGGGTTTAATAATTGTCCTAAGTTAAACAAGTTTACTGTGGATAGTTCTAATACTACTTTCAAAGTCGTTGATAATAACCTCTACCAAGGAAATAAACTTTGCCGTGTTCCAATGAGTAAATCAGATATTGTGGTAACAAATGGTACAACGGAAATCATGAGCAATGCCATTCAGGTTGCTTTTGCAAACAGCATTTCTATTCCAAATGGTTGTATTTTAGCTAACGACTCAATCAAATGTCAAAGCGTAGGTCAAATTATTTTCCATACTTCTTTTAACACAGAAACTGGGAAATATAATAATTTAACTATGACCGATTTTAGTACCCTTGATAATGTACAAGTCGGAACTATTTTCACATATGGAAATGGTATAACAGATACTACAAACGCAAATTGTTTGCCTGTTGTCAAATACTGTATAGAACATGACATTAATTATGTTGATATGAACGAAACAAATACTAACGCTCGTGGAGCTATTGGAATAAGCGGTAATGCAGAATTGGACGGTGATAATTAATGATAAATACTTATACTTGCATACCAAATCAAACTTCATCAGAAACCGTGTTCGCAGACCTTAAAACATTTTTTGAAGATAAGTGGACTTGGAGCAAAATTGAAACAAATTATCCTGACAGTGAGTCCACCGATTATAACACTTTGACATTTTGGATTGATAATACAACGTACTTTAGAATAATGTTTGATCCTGCAAAGTCACGTTATTGGGCTGGGTGTGGTGAATATGATTCTTCCCAAACGTCACCATATGCTGATTATGTCAGCTTCGCCTATAACAAGTTTGATAGTGTTATGTTATATACTACAAGTCGGGGAATGTTAATTTTGTTTAAAAGTGGAAATAATGACTATGTATTAGGCGGGGCTATTGCAAAAATGAGAAAACTGTCCGATGATACAGAGATAACAGGTTTCTTTACCCCTACTTCAAATTCAGGACATCAAGGAAGTAAAATGGCAAGTTTGTATAATATGTTTAGTCAAAGTTTGCACAATGGCGGTACGAACCTTGTACCACAAGTTGATTTTAATATACCATTGAATAGCACAGTTGAGGGTCAATACGCTGCTAAAACTGACGGAATATTCTATGTTTATATGGGGCAAAGTAGTGTGTTTCCTGCTGACGGAACTGTTGTAAAATTCACAATGAATGGTGTTAATTATGTGGGTAACTGCAAAATGGTTTTAGCTGATTATTTGTAAAGGCGGTGTGTAGAATGTCTAAAATGAATAAGCTAATTAAGGAAAGCCAAGACAACAAAAAAACACTTGGTTACACCTACGGAACAGTTAAAAGCTATGACTCTACAAACTGTACAGCAATTGTTTCGCTATTAGAGTATAATGGTGCTGAAAAATCTTTTCTGAATAAATCGGGTGAGATTTTAAGCATGGGAGACAGTGTGTGGATCTATTTCCGTGGTGGCGGTATAAACGCTGGCTACATTGCTATTAGGAATGGTAAACCTATACCTCTAGGAAGTCAAAATTCTAGCGTAGGACGATTTGTTGAATACATTGATAGTGGTGGTAGTAGACACATCTCAGAAAAGTTTAATTATTATGGCGATTCTTATATAACCTCTGATGGAACAGAGCAGATTATTTATCTTGAAAATATTGCTCATGGTGATTATAACCATGTTGAAGGTCAAGCAAATCACTGCTACGACTATAGTTATGACAGCAATAACTATATTGATTTTTCAGAAATGAAAATGCGTATGTTGGTAAACTATGTTCGTAAAAATAGCAGTTTAAATTCCTTAACAGGTTTTAATAACACTAGCGTTGGTGGTTTTTCTAATCACGTCAGCGGTATGTGGAATACGTCTGAATATAGTGTTGCGGTTGATTGTAGCGGTGCAAAAAATACTGTTTCTAATTCTCGTGATACATATATTAATGGCATAAACAATTTGCTAGAGGGTGTAGCTAATAGTATTGTAGTTGGCACATTGAATATTGTTAAGGGCGATAAGACTAAAGATCAAATGGCGACATATAACGCCGTGTTTGGATATCACAATGATGTTCTTAATTATGATGGATGTCTTGTTGCAGGTGTATGGAATCATGCCACGGCAGATAACCAAACCGTTATAGGTATCAATGCAAAATCAACTTATAAAAGCTCGGAAAATGCAAGTATACTATTTAATATAGGAAATGGTCATAATATAGAAGATGGTTCTCTAACTCAAAACTCTGCAATGCAAGTAGATTTTTCGGGCAATGTTTATGCTGGTGGTGCGTACAAAACTATTGGTGCTGACTATGCCGAATATTTTGAATGGCTTGACGGAAATGTTGACAATCAAGATAGGATCGGATTATTCGTTACGCTTGACGGTGATAAAATCAAGCTTGCAACTAAAGACGATTATATACTCGGCGTCATATCAGCTAATCCTTCTGTTGTTGGTAACTCTGCTGAATTAGATTGGTATGATAAGTATAAAACAGATGTTTATGGACGGTTGATTTATGATGAGTCACACAATCCTATAGTCAGTGAAAACTATAACGATACGCTTGAATATGTTCCTCGTGGGGCTAGAAAAGAGTATAGCAAAGTTGGCTTGTTAGGACAGTTAGTAGTTCAAGATGACGGAACGTGCAAGGTCAACGGATATTGTACGGCTAGTGTGAATGGCGTGGCAACCAAGTCAGATAGTGGTTATAGGGTTATCAAACGTATTGATAAAAAACATATAAAAATAATACTTAAATAGAAAGAGGGCTAACAACCCTCTTTTATTATTGGAGGAAAAGTTATGAAAGAGATTATTACTCAGATGATTACAGAGTATTTGCCTGTAATTTTAACAGCGGTTATGACGGCTATTGTCGGTTTTGTAAAATCGAAGTATACAAAAATCGCAAATGACAGCATTAAGAAAGATGTGGCGGCTACAACAGTTAAGTACATAGAACAAATTTATAAAGACGTTCACGGCACAGAAAAGCTTGAAAAAGCTAAAGAAACCATGCTTGCCCTGCTTGATAAAAAGGGCATTAAGATTTCCGATGTAGAGCTTGTTATCTTGCTTGAAAGTGCTGTTAAGGATATGAATTATAAATCACTCACAGATTTTATTGACGAGGTTAAGAATGGTGGCGGTGAGTAAATGAACACAGTTAAGGAAATTGCTACCTACTGTGGAAGCATTACGACCATTTTGGCACTGATAACAATTATTGTTAAGCCAATAAGAAATAGATTTGTAGGGTGGATTTCAAAAACAAGTGGTAAAGATAATCTAAATAAAAAAATAGATAAATTAACAATATTAGTGGAAAGACAGGTAGAACAGAATCAAGGCATGGAAGCTGAGTTACAAAAACAAAGTTTGGCTTTGCAGGCCACGCTGAGAAATTCTATTTTAGCGATTTATAACTCGAGAATGAAAGAAAATAGTATTTCACTGTACGAAAAAGAAAATCTCGCAAGACTATACGAAAGCTATTCATCTATTGGTGGCAATAGTTTTGTACATAACTGTGTAGACGAATTAAATAAACTGCCTGTAAAGGAAGATTAATTGGAAAGGAAGTAATTTTTATGGCAACAACAATAAAAGGTATAGATGTTTCTCATTGGCAGGGTACTAATGTAGATTTTAACAAAGTAAAAAAGGCAGGATATGACTTTGTTATGATAAACGCAGGCTACGGCAAATGTATCGGTCAGAAAGACGAATGTTTTGAAACCAATTACAAAAAGGCAAAATCAGCAGGACTTAAAGTTGGTGCTTATTGGTATTCATATGCTCTAACATCAGCAGATGCCGAATTAGAAGCCAAGGTGTTTCTTGAAGCAATCAAGGGTAAAACTTTTGAAATGCCTATTGCTTTTGATATAGAAGATAGTACACAGTGCGATTTATCGGCTTCTACTATAGGTAGTATAATTAATGCTTTTTGCGGTTATTGTGAAAAGAAAAATTATTATGTAATGCTTTATAGCTATGCTGCTTTTCTTAACAGTAAAGTTCCTAGTGATTGTAAAAACAAATATTGTGTATGGCTTGCCGAATTTGACAAGTCAAAGCCTTCATACGGTGGTAGCTATGGTATGTGGCAGTACACAAGTAAAGGCTCGGTTTCAGGTGTAAATGGAAACTGTGATTGCAATTATGCCTATAAAGATTTTACCGCAATTATAAAGAAAAAGGGTCTTAATGGTTTTAAAAAGCAAAAAACTAATGAACTTCCAACACTTGAAAAGTCTGGTTACAAAAAGGGTGATAAGACCAGTGGTGTTCTTGCTCTAAAAGAAATGCTCATCATAGCTAAGGCAAGAAAACTTCACAACGTCACACTTGACGAGAACGGTATTTTTGGTGACGGCACTGAAAAGGCTGTTAATGCTTTACTGAAAAAGTGGGGTTATAAACAGAATAGTATTGCAGGCGAGAAGTTTATCAAGAAGCTTGCAAGTGCTATTAAATAATACTAATTATTTTTGTTTTTAAAGGGCGAGGTAACACAGCTTCGCCCTTGTTATATTTTATTTATACGAAAGGAAGATGAACTATGGCGTATTGTGCTACAAACGGAAACCTGTATGAAAACGGAAAAGCTTTTGAGCTGAAAGTTGGCATTGGTGCTGATTTTAAAGTACAGGCTTCGGGAACTGGCAGTTTTCAGGTTGTAGGAAAACTGACTCAGAATGGTGCAGAGGAAGTGCTTATGATGGTCGATCTGAGCGACTTCTCAACAGTTGATACGATTACAACAGAAAATGTTTATGCAGGAGATGTTAGTGGTTACTATAGTGTAACTGTTAAAAATGTCAAGGGTGTAAACAAAATTTGGGGAACGATCACATATTAAGGAGGTGGATTTATGGCTACAGATATTATTGCTAGAGGCATGGCGGCTAATGCTAAAAAATCTGTCACCGCATTAGGCAACAAGATTGAAAGTGAAAAGTGGATTGGTACAAAAGCCGAGTGGGAAGCTGTTGATAAATCCACTATAAAAGACGGAACAATCGTATATATCACTGATGATAAAACGGTGATTTTATACGATAAAGCGGAAATGGAAAAGATAGCCGCACAGGTCGCCGCAGACCGCAAAGCCGCTGAAACTGCCGCACAGACAGCACAGTCTGTGGCTGATAGTTTACCTGAAGACTATGTTACGGCAGTTGCAAAGATTGCCAAGAATACAGAAGAGATAGCAAGCGTGAAGTTATCAGATAAGGAATTACAGCGTAGGGTAAATGCACTGTATTCCATCGGTCATGGTATCACACATAGGTTTGAAACGGACAGCGAAACGGCATATCAGAAGACTATTCCTACGGGGGCAAAGCTGATGTCAGTGAAGTCTGTGGGCGGTCATTCTGAGGTCATTGACGGTGAGATTGTCAGCACTGGGGTGACAGAAGTCGTTGAGCAGGGAAAGAATTTGTGGAATATAGACGGCTACACAGCTAGTGATTTAGTTGATTTGAAAGCAGGCTATTGGGGCGTAAGATTGAGCGTAAAACCAAATTCCGCATACTGTGTTTCAGTCATACGAGATACTGCATTATGCGGAACGTATGGAAAATTGATAGGTGCAGATAAACGTGACATTGAATTTTTTGGGCATAAAACGATGAGTGGTATAAACGCCTATACAGGACACCCTATCACATTTCAAACGGCTGATGAGGATTATGTGTATGTTGCGATTAATTCATTCAACGGTTTTGACACATGGAAATCTGATTTTCTAAAATATTTTCCAAGTTTCCAGATTGAAAAATCATCAACCGCCACAGCCTACGCCCCATATCATCGCAACGAATACCATATCCCCGAAGCTATCCGCAATCTGCCTGGATACGGCATTGAGGGGAATGTGACAGACTATGAAACTAAGACCTACACGCAGAACAACATTATTGACGGAACAGAGGTCAAGGCATTAGACACACCTATAATCACCGACATTTCATCGTTAATACCCGATGACTTCCTGCGAAACATGGAAGTCGAAGCAGGCGGTTCAATCACGTTCAAAGGTGGTAATGACAATTACAGAATACCAGTGCCATCAGAGGAAGAGTATATCGTTAAGCTGTCAGAAATAGGAGGTAACGTATGACAGAATTACAAAAAAAGATGATGGAGAAGCTAGGGCTATCCACCGAAGACTTTCAGCCAAAGAAAGCCACAAAGGTTGACGAGCTAGAAGCGCAAGTGCTATACACTGCGCTGATGACCGACACGTTGATTGAGGAGGGCAAGGAAAATGTATAGAAAAGTCAAACGTTTGTACGATTTAGGGCTGTACACCACTGAGCAGGTCAAGGATTTTGCTGACAGGGGGAAGATAACCCCTGAGCAGTACGAGGAAATCACTGGGGAGAAATACGAAAGCGAGGATAATGAGGGTGGTGGAAAGACTAAATGA